TTGTTGGTGGTGCTGATGCTGGTGCTGATGCTGATGCTGATGCTGCTTCTGGTGGTGTTGGTGCTGATGCTGATGCTGATGCTGCTTCTGGTGGTGGTGGTGGTGGTGTTGGTGCTGATGCTGATGCTGATGCTGATGCTGATGCTGCTTCTGGTGGTGGTGGTGCTGCTACAGAAACAGAAGGTTCGTGTACATTTTGCAATGGCCACATATTGGTTAGAAGATCGCCTATAAATGTATAATCACCTGGAAGAGGATTATCATAGTCGACTTGCCCTTTTCTTCTAAAAATAGGATGGTACTCAAACATTTTATATATATAAATTCCAGCCGATATAAAATTATTATACATACCATATTCTGTAATTGTATTATTTGCTGGAATTAAATTTAAAATAATTTTGTAAAAAGATGCATCTGGTGAAATTGTTCCAATCGCTCTATTTGCTCCTGGTACATACTGTCTATAATTATATGTTCCATAATATAATATATATTCTGTATTATCTATATTTAATTTCAATTTTATTTTATAAACAGAGACTATAACAGGTTGTTCTAAATTAGGTGATGCATCATATGGAACCAGAATATGATGATTGCATACGAATGTAGGTTGTTCTATAATAGTAAAAAAATATTTCATATATTCTGAAAATGCTTGTACCATTAAGTTATATAACCTATTTCGATCATCCGTATTACTAATACTTTTATAGGTTAGTGGTTCTAAATCAACTGTAATTCTATTAAATAGATCTGAATTTAATGTACGAATCGTACCTATAATTTCTTTCATTTTTGTAATATATATATTAGTATTTGATCCATATATTTTATCTACATTAAATTGATCAAATATAATATTAGATTGAAAACAATATTTACTATTTGTTCCAGTTGGACAACCAATCATTAATGTTTTGAATACATTATGATCGTAGGGAGGCCTTGACAATACAGCATCCATATTTTCGGACCATAATCTATTATTTATTATTTTACGTCGTTCGACTGGATTATCTAATTCTTCCAACTGTTCGTAATTCTTATCAAAAAAACATTGTAAATCTTGGTGTATTTGTGTTGTTGTTACATAATCAGTACCTTTATCATAACTCTGCCCAATTTTAAATCCAAATCTCCAATTTACATCTGAATTTGATTTATAGGATACATATTCTTTTTCATTACATTTAAATATAATTATCTTTCGATCGGAACTTTTAGTTTTATTTAAAAGTGTAAATGTAAATCCATCAATCATTATAGTATTTGTAGAATCTTTACCAGCAACTGCTGCTGCTGCTGCTAGTACGAACGGGGGAGAAGTACTTGCTGCAGAATACGCCACATTTTTATTTAAAATATCTCGTAAATTTTCTTCAGATCCAATCCATGGATTTTCTGAAAGTATGGTAGCGATTGCCGTTGTAATAGCGGATGGTGTATCTCTTTCACTTGGTGAAGATTGTATATATGCGCATACTTTGTTTATATCTTCTGTAACCTCTAGCGTACGGATAACTAGTTTTCCACTAAATGTGTATTTCTTTTCTTGCGGAGGTCCAAGAACTAAATTTTGAATTTGGCGAATCTCCATACCTCTATTCTATTCTATAGAAACAATAGAGCTATGAACGCAACGACCGGAACCATACCCGGCTCTATGGGAGCCAAACTAGTAGCCACCGGTGTCATTTTATTCCTAGTTGTAGTGCTGATGTTTGCTGTAAACACCAAATACCATTTTTTACCAGCCAAATGGGATCTCTTCAAACGGTTAGGATTAGTAAAGAGTCAGACGGCCACTTTTTGGACAGATTCCAATTCTGTAACGGCGTTATCTCTGACGCAAACGGATCTTCCTGCTAATTTTCCTAGTCGATTTGGGTACACCATTATGTTTGATACAATGATCTTTAATTCACGAGCGCCGATGTCTACTGCATCAGGAGGGTTGCCACCCTATCGACACCTCTTACATCGTGGATCCAATGATCTAGGAACTGCAGGAACTCCAGCTGGATGTGGAGGGGGTGGGAAGGGTTCTGCGGGAAGCGGTCGTACCACAGGGTTGCCACAATTTATGAATCCTGGATTTATTGGAGATCCCACCACCAATGATATTATAGTATTTATTCATACAGATTCGGGAATTGCTTCTGCTCGAATTTCGAATCTTCAACTTGTCACACCTTATCGAATTGGATTGGTCGTCTACCAAGGATTTTTTGAAATTTATCTAGGCTGTAAATTACTCACCACGCAATTATTGAAAGGAACTCCCCTTGCTATCAATCCTTCCGGTGTCTATGCCTTAGCAGGACCCTTTGCTATGAGTGCAAAAATTCAAAATCTACGTCTCTGGAGTACTACTCTACCCGTCCAACAAATTGTAAACGAATGCATGATTCCGATGCAACCCTTTGGAACCGCGCCTCCTTGTACAGCTCTTTCTGTAAATCCCTTTGCAACTCCTACCCCTGCTACTTCTACTGAAACCGATGCATCTGCTGCTGCTACCATTGCTTCTGTTACAAAATGTCCATCTCCCAAATGATTAAAATCCTATAGAATAATTAAATGGAGACTAGTTTTTCAACCATTTTACTAGTTGCAACTATTCTTACAGTAATTGGCGCCTTGGTGTATTATTTTGCATATTATCGAACACAGGATCCTGGCTATTTACTAGATTCAACGTTCTATTCTACTACTGGAAATGAGGATATTGCAAATATATCTATGATGACCCCTGTACAAATTAATAAATATATGGGTGAAAATTTTACACTTAGTTGGTATGTAACAATGACAAATATAGGAGGAGGAATTGCTGGAAAATTTACACCCTTACTTTGGATAGCAGGAGTGGGAGCCTTTGTAGTAGATATGAATACAGGGGCCGTGTCTATGGTCGTTATATCTGCTCCGTATGATACTAATAATCCAGGTCCTTCCATCCAAACGGTGGTACTGGCTCAACCAAAGACAGGCACTTTTTTTGATAAATGGAATCAAGTTACGTTAACAGTTAGTGGAGCTAAAGTATGTGTTTATTTGGATGGAAATATGATAGGAAATTGTATTACTATGCCAAATGTAACACTAGCGGCACCTACAGGTATTTATTTTTTACAGGGACAAGGAATTTCTGCAAGGGTTACTTCCCTTCAAGCCTTTCCCTATGTCATGTCTGCAAGTGATATTTTAAATAATCATACTGCTACATGCGTTTCAGATGGTAGTAACACTCCAATTAATATGCAAGTTCCAAGCATTAGTTGGTCTACTCTTGGAACCAGTATTGTTAATTTCTTTTGCCAGACGGGCCTCTGTCCTTCCGGCACCGCTAGTGAGGTGGGTCTCGGACCCTTTACCCAAATCAATTATGAATATTCTTAGTAGAATGAACACTGCTAGAACGTATTATGCGCAGAACAGTGGGATGGTCAAAACAGGAATTTACATTGTTGTAACTGCTGTCCTTCTGTACTATATTTACGGATGGTACTCCGCTCCTACCACAGATATTATTCTATTAAATGCTAAAGTCCCTGCCAATCAACAAACAGATGCTACCATTAGTACAGGGAAACTTCCGGCGATTCGTATGGGGGGTGCCTACACTCTCAGTATGTGGATGTACATTAACTCGTATGAATATCGTCCAGGAAAGCCTCGCAGTGTATTTACCATTTCTGACGGTCAATTTGCACCTGCGCCCACGTCTACTGGATCCGGTCAGTTTTTAGCGGTAGGAATCTTGTATCCAAATGAACCCAAGATGATGATTCGGTTTGCTACTGCTGGAAATCGTGGCAATGATTACACGAAGATGGATCAATATATGAAATATATGAACGGTGAAGCATACCATGCTAATTCCGATTCAAATCCCATTGAGCTTCCCTCTTGTGATGTAATGGATATTGATTTGCAGCGATGGATTCACCTCACCCTCTCTGTGAATGGGCGTGTAGTGGATGTGTATATGGATGGAAAACTCACCCGCTCCTGCGTCTTGTCCGATCTTCCCCTTGCCAGTCAAGACAAGCCTCAGAGTATTTCATTAGGAGGTCCTCTGGGCTTTAGTGGATACTTTGGAACTACGCAGTTCAGTGGATCCGCTCTTTCTCCGGATAAAATCTATAGTTTGTATCAAGCAGGTCCTTACCCTGGTGTTGATTCAGGGTTTCTTGGATTCTTAGCTAATAAGATCGGTATTAAGCTTCAGTATGGAGGTTCTACTCCTCCTACCCTATCTAGCTAACTAGTAAACTATTATATTACCAGTAAAATTATTCTTTTTCATTAGTAGAATATGGAAACAGCAGGACCTCCCAGTCTGTTATTTCAATTGGCCATTACATTGGTGGCTCTTTTTGTTCTCTACGGTGTACTGACACTTGTGGACAAGAGTATTACTGCCATTGGGTCTGCAGGAAAAGCATCTGCTATATTGATTCAGGATACAACAGGAGACACAAGTATTATTCCCCAAAGTCCGCAGAGTGGAGCTCCTCTCATCTACCCTAGTTCTAATCAGCCAAGTGGCCAGGAATTCTCCTATTCGTGTTTTTTACAAATTAGTGCGGATACCTTTTCCACTTCTACCACCGCTTCTTGTTCTGCAAATGGTAGCGGTGCTCCCAATCCAACCGTTTTAAAACATATTTTTAGCAAAGGAACTGCAAATTCTTTTCCATTAATGGGTCCCGGTCTCTTTTGTCGTGGGGATAAAAATACTCTTCGTATCTACATGAATACTGTAGACAGTTGGAATAATTTTATTGAAGTCGATAACATTCCTGTAGGGGATAAATGGTTTCATTTAGTCATTCAGTTGCAAGGAAAATCAATGGATGTGTTTATTAATGGAAATGTTGTTCAAAAAATAACCTTTCGAACGGTCCCTAAAATTAATTACGGACCTCTCTTTGTATTCAACAACCGACATTTTCCAGATGGATCTAGTAAAGTACAGGCCGATTTTATTGTAGATGGAGCCGCCAAAGGGCTGATCAGTCGGTTGCAATATTTTGCCTATGCCATGAATGCCTCCCAGATTGATAAACTCTACCGTCAGGGACCCAGTTCTACCATTTCAGGAGCTGCAATAACCCAGATTGTTCCTTATATGACCGATACTTGGTGGACAGGTCAGAATCCTGGAAAGTAAAAATTACTGTGTAAATTTGCAAGGAGATTTGCTGCTCCCACGCTCGTTTTGCGCTTTCAAATGCAATTTTAAGTAATAAATGTCATTTTTGTCAATCTATTTATAGTTGAAAAAATCAGAAATTAATTTTATAAACCAATTATTTGTTTTATAAAATGTAGTATTCAATTAAATTGCATATTTCAAACCAGCCATACCGCTACGAAATTCAACAAAGTTATATGTTTCAGCAAAGATAGTCATTTGATATTGGTAAAAAGATCCTGTAGGAATGGATTCAACGTCTAGATCGAGTTGAAAGGTATTGAAACGACTAGTATTAATGGTACCACTGGGTTGGAGGGCGTCACTTCCATTTAGTGCAAAGGAATAGGTATAGACGGGCCAGAGGGATGTTTGGGTTTTCATCCCATTGAGTTCGTAGGGAGTTCCGCCTCCTTGTTGAGTTCTCCAGATTTGATATTCAGAAAAGTAAGGTTCGGTTTGGATTGCAAAAATTTCATTTCCATTTCCCAGGATTCTTGCTTGGGTCATAATTTGTCGTTGCAACCCTGGAAGATAGAGTCCTGATCGTCCCACTCCAGCAGGAACGGTTTGCCCTGTTAGAGGGAGGACATAGGGTCTTGAACCTCCTACAGGATAGATCCAATTGGTGAGATTGGTCCAATCATTGCGAAGAGGAATGGCATCATCCCGACGAATTAACCAGACAATACGGCTTACCAAATTATGAACATCTAATTGATAGAGATCTCTGGATGAAATGGAATCAAAAGAAAAAGGTTGAATTTGACGGACCAGATATTGAAGAGGGGATCCTGCAATGCGTCTTCGTTCTTCATCGGTCAGATAGATATAGGTAGTTTCTAAAGTTGCATTAAGGGGCCACCCATCGGTAGCAGGGGGAGTAGTACCAAAATCAGTTAAGAAGAATCGAAGAGCTCCGCTAGGATCGCTGTAGGTACCCGTCAAATTATTAAGAGTTTGTGGAAGAGTTCCGTAGAGGGTAGGATTCCAGAGAGTGGTATATTGATCTGAGGGGACGTAGGGAAGAGAGAATTGGCCGTAGCGGAGTCGTACACCACTGGGATCCAGGATTGTGTAGAGATCTCGAATAGGGCGAAGGGTAATTTGAATTTCTACTTCGTGGTATTGCAAGGCGATCAGGGGGAGGGCTTCACTGATGGCATCACTGAACCACAGACCGAGAGGAACTCGAAGTTGTCGTCCAGGGAGGGAGGGGGCATTGATTTGTTGGGAGGCGGTGGTCCATTGAACGACATTGGGATATCCGCCGGATGGATCGGCATAGACTCCATTGGCAGGATCAAAGAGTTCGGGGACGTCCCCAATCATCCAACTCCATTTTGCATATTGAGTATTGGTTTGATCTAAGAGGGCTCGAGTAGCGATCCATTCATCTGTAAATTCTTGAATCTTGGAACCGCCGATGGTGACGACCAAGGATTGGATCATACGGACTCCGAGTTGGCGGACCCATTGAAACTCATAGGGAGATTGGTTGGGGGGATAGGGAGGGGCGATGCGTGGATCGTAGCGAGTAACTTGTCCTGATTCATCCAAATAGACTTTACTGAAGATATCAGGGACGGTGACACGGAGTACCATATCTCGAATAAGATCGGCATTTCTAGGGATTTTAGCGGTCAGCTGAATAGGAGCATCCATTTGAAGACTATTAGGACCGGTCAAGGGGACTTGAATAGGTTCTGAACTGAAATGGGTGTGCCGCAAAAAGGCTTTGGCGAAATAGGTCATTTGGGGGTTTCCATTGACGACAACATTTTGGGACCCGTAGGCCACAAGCGGTAAGAGTCCACCTGGCATTCTAATACTACTAAGGACAATTTGCTTTGCAAATTATCCTTATCATATAGGAATGAACAGTAATCTGTTTAAGAATGCGCCTCCTTCTAGCCCCTGGATGCCATTCTTGTATGGGGCAGGAATTCTAGTCGTTGCTGCCCTTTTAACATGGATTCTATGGAGTTTTATGAGAGAGTGGTTACGCTCTAAATTGATAACTATGCCATCTGCTCCTGTGACTCCTTCTGCAGAGTCGTTGCCTACGGGGCAGTGGTGTTTTGTAGGAGAAGATTTAACGGGTCGATGGTGTGTGAAGACACCCGAAGAGGGTCTTTGTCCCCATAAACGAGTCTTTTCAAGTCGTTCTGACTGTGAAATGAAGACAGCCTCTGCTTCCCCTCTTGGAATCAATCAAGACCATGATACTACGATGATCCCTATTGCGGGATTATCAATTGCGTAGTCTTTTTATTACTAAAGTAATAATAGGGATATAATATGAGTTCATTGTTTTCAAGACAGACTCCCGAAGAAAAAGCAGCTGATCGTGCTGATCGAGCTGCTAGTCGTGAAGCTATTAATAATGTCAAAAAAACTATTAGTAATGCACTTACAGAACTTAAAAATGTAAGTGCTAAAGAAGATTATCCAATTATACAAACATTGTTTAAAGATGGACTTGATTGGTTAAAAGCACATCCTGCAACAAACCAAGATGATATTAATGATTATTTTGCAAATAATGTTATTTCAAATCCGCTTTATCAATCGGTGCAAATTCGAAAACAATGGTCAGATGCATTTACCTATTTTCAGTCAGTGACTGATAATCGAATGAACGAGATAAAAGAAAAAAATCCAGAATTACTTGCATCTGCACAAGAATTATTAACTCCCATGGTGGCCTATCGTGACAAACTATTATCATGGTTTAATAATGGACAGAAAAAGTTACTTCCTCAAGATTATGAAGACAAAGCAGTTGAAATTAAAGAAGATGTCGCAGGTGAAAGTGGTAAAGAAGATAAATTTAAAGTTCAAGTATTGTTGTATAATACTAAATTACGTGCAGAAATAATTGAAAAACAGGTAGAAAATAATGAAATTAATATAACACGATTGATTAATAAAATTGTTTATATGACTCTAACATGTATACTAGTTGTACTAGTAGGGTGGGGTGCTTTCTTAGGAGCTTCTTATGCTACCAATTTGAATAGTTATCGATCTTTTAATTTTAGAGTGTTTTATGCTATTTTTGGTGCTTTTTTTTGGATATTTGTAGTTTCCTATGAATTAATTTACAAAAAGTGGTGGAGGGGGGAACCTTTGCATATGCATGGATATATTCCTTTATTTGATGGACCGGTAGAATCGTGGTCATGGATTGGAAAGAATTTATTATTCTTTTTTGAGAAGACGCAGGTGGTGGATATGGAGGGATAATTATTTTCGTAGCAGCATAAAATAAACTAATGCAGAAAGGCCAATTCCAGTGCAGAGTCCAGTGACCATATGGATAGAAATAGAAGACTCTTGAGAAAGGGACTCCATATGATTCATAAAGGCGTCAAAACTAACTTCACGTTTTCCAATATCTAGATTGACTTGATTATGGATAGTCCAGACCCATTCTACCAATGTTTTTTTAGATTCGGTAGCAGGGGGGGTTACTTTGAGATGATGGGCGTAATGGTCACGGCAGATGGGGCAGGGAATTAGAAAGGAGAGAGATCGGTAGAACGAGGAGGCTGCTTCTTGTAGTTCAGAGGTAGGGTTCTCGGGGTAGCCCAAACTAATAATATGCATTGTATTCCACAGAATAGGCCCCCAGATAGAGGGTCGCATACTAATTTGTCTATGTGGATGCATATTCTATAGTATCCACATAGAAAATAGAATGAATGAAGCGCGGGGGAGTCTTAAACTAAAAGAGTTAAAGTAGAATAGGATGGAGTGCATTAATTGTGGAGTAGTAGGTCATTCATTTCGGGAGTGCAGTGCACCAGTAAGTTCATTTGGAATTATTGCAACGCGCATACATACGGATACCATGCAAGTTTTAATGATACGGCGGCGAGATAGTTTAGGGTATGTAGAATTTCTACGGGGGCGGTATTCATTAGCGACGACTGAATTTATACAGAGATTAATTGATCAGATGACGGCGGACGAGCATAGGCGATTATTGACGCAACCGTTTGATGATTTATGGAATAGTTTATGGAATCATCAAAATACGAGACAGTATCGAAATGAGCATGATCATGCAAAAGGATTATTTGAAAGACTAAAAACGATGGGAGATGCTACGGGACGAAAATTGGAACACTATATTGCAGCTTGTCCTACTCATTGGAGGGAGCCTGAATGGGGATTTCCGAAGGGGAGGAGGGGGCATCACGAGACAGAATTTGCATGTGCCTTGCGTGAATTTCAAGAAGAGACAGGGTGGAGGCATTCTCTTCCAGTTTGTAGCACGACTGTAGCCCCTCTAACAGAACTTTATACCGGATCCAATGGTATTTCCTATCGTCAAGTGTATTACATTGGAGTATGTTCAGGAGAGAGTGAGGTGGAGATGGATCCTACAAATCATGTACAACTTCGTGAAGTGAGTGCAGTGCAATGGTGTTCGTTGGATGAAGCAATTGCTAAGATACGAAGTACGAGTCCTGAGAAACGGGCGTTGATGGAAGGGCTACGAGTATAATTACTCGCAATTTTTCTTTACTAGTAGTAGGATGTCTGTAAAAGAGAATGAAACCCCTCTTGTTATGGAGAAGGGGGGGAGTCCGTATGATGAAAAAGCTGTTCAGGTATTTATGAAACAAAGTCCTGAAGAGTTGTATAAAAGGTGGAATAAATGGGATGCTTTCAAACCATTGATTGAACGGGATAGTTTAATTGAAGCTATGAAACGTATGGGATTATATCCAGATAATCCGATAGAAGGAGTCTATCCGGATCCGATGGATCCTTCTTTTGCGGAACGATTATTTGAAAAGAAAGAATTTTCAGATCTTCAGTCTCGTGCTTCCGAAGAGGATGATTTATGTAGTGCAAGTTATCAGAATGAATTTGATAAATCTGCAGTTCGGCAATTTGTTGCACGATTTATGAATCCCACTACTCCTTACACGAGTGCTTTACTGTATCATGGGGTTGGAGTGGGAAAAACATGTACAGCAATAACAGTTGCCGAAAAATTCTTAGATATTCTTCCAGATAAGAAAGTCATTATTTTAGCACCTCCTGCCATTGGTGATAGTTTTTATCGAACTATTTTTAATGCAAACAAATTAGTAAAATTACAAAAGAGGGATCGTGATTTACTAGGTCGTCGGTGGGATTCTCCTCAATGCACTGGTTTAACGTATCTTTCTTTGAGTGATATGTTATATGAAAAAGATACTTCTAAGATTACAAAAGAGGTGGATAAAATAATTAAGAGGCGATATACGATTATGGGATATGGTGTATTTGCAAATTATGTAAAAAAACAAATATTAGGGCGAGTACCAGCTCATTTATCAGAAGAGGAGCGATTTCGGTTAGAGAATGAAGAAATTTATCATACATTTTCAGATCACTTAATTATTGTAGATGAAGTGCATAATTTACGAGACGAGGGGCGAAAGGGTGGAGATGATGTAGACGGGAAAGCCTCCACTGATTTAGCCGAAGGCAAACTTGTCTTATCTGTTTTGGAACGAATTATACCCATTGCGGATGGAATGCGACTCTTACTAATGACTGCCACTCCTATGTACAATATTTCTACTGAAATTATTGGATTACTCAATTTATTAATTTTAAATGATACAAAAGATTTGAGTGCAAAATTAAATTTTGCAGATTTTTTTACAAAGAAGGGAAAAGAATTTGAAATAGTAAAAGGGAGTGATGCAAAACTTACAAAAATTGCACAACGATATATTAGTTATATGCGAGGAGAACATCCTAGTTTATTTCCTCTTCGTTTATCGCCTCCAGCAGTGTTTGATACGGACTATCCTACTATTTCTATGAACAAACGTGCACTTACTATGAATGATACTGTAAAAAATATTTTAAAAACGCTTCCTATTGTACCAACTATTTATACTCTTGACACAACGGCTGGAATAGTGTTACAAAGTTCAATGGAAAAATATCATAAAAGTGCAGATATAATTGAAGGGGAGGAAGGTGAAATAAACAAAACATTATTTAGTGCATTAGTATTGCAGAGTAATATAATTTATCCAGATGGATCTTCTGGAAACGACGGATTTCGGCATTATTTTATGGGGGAGGAGTTTGGAGAGTCGCCGCGACTTCGGCGGTTTCGGTGGGCTCCGCGCAAGGTTGCTTCTCGCGAAGTAGAAACTGCTGATGTAGATTCTGTATTTGGTCCTTCCATGTTACATCAATATGCTCCTAAAATAGCTGCTATAGTAGCCTCTTTAAAAACGTGCAAAGGGGTAGGGTTTGTTTATTCACGAGCCGTGACAGGAGGAGTAATTCCGTTTGGAATTGCATTAGAACGAGCAGGATGGTCACGAGTGTTGGCCAGTGGACGCATAGAACCCTTATTGCACGAGGCGCCTCCTCTTCCTTATGGGCGTCAATGTGCATTATGTGAACACCATGAAGAAGGTCATAAAGAGGATCATGAATTCAGACCGGCCAAGTTTGTACTTTTGGCAGGGGAGGATAAATTTACACCGAGTGTAGATGCTACCGTTCAATATGCACAAACCTTTCCTAAAGAGGATCCGATGGCTCCGTATGGATCTCATGTAAAACTAATTGTTGGATCGGGGGTAGCGCGAGAAGGATTAGATTTTAAATGCATACGAGAGATTCATTTATTAGATCCATGGTGGCATTTGAATCGGATTGAGCAGATTGTAGGTCGCGGTGTTCGGTTCTGTAGTCATTCTGCTCTTCCCAATGAAGAACGAAATTGTACATTGTATTTTCATGTAGCAAAACTTCCATCGGAGTATGAAACACCTGACATGTATGCGTATAGATTAGCGGCTGAAAAATCAATTCAAATTGGTATTATACAACGAGCGTTGAAAGTAGGAGCATTAGATTGTATGAATCATCAATCTGTATTGTTTATTGATCCAAAGAGGACACGAACTATAAAAACATCAAAAGGAACTATAATAAAGGATTATAGTTTAGCGGATAAGCAGTATTCCAGTATTTGTGATTTTATGGATAGTTGTACGTATAAATGTTCTACGGATATAGAATCTTCTACAATTGGATCCGATCGAAGTACCTACAAAGTGGAGGATTTAATGCGGTATTTAGAAGTTCAATTTAACAAAATTAAAATTTATTTTCAATTATATAATGAATTATATATATCTTTAAAGGAGGTTAGAGAACGGTTTTTTAAAGATGTACCGTGGGAATTGGTAGCGCTTGGATTACGAAAGAAATTAAACAATGCTTCTTTTATGATTGAGCAGAAGGATGGTACGCGTGGAACTTTATTACTTCAGAATGGATTTTTAGTATTTCAGCCATTGCATATTACAGATCCCGAAATTCCACTGGCGTTACGACATGGATATGCTTATGGACGTTTATCAACACGAATTATTTCTCCGCTGTTTACAACGGGTGAAAAGACTCTTACATCGGTGGCTGCCTCTGAGGGCGGGACTGAATTTCGTATCACCAAATCTATGGGAGAACGAGCCTTATTGCGTTTAGAAGAATGGCAAAAAGAATTACAGCAGTTGAATCATGCAACTCATGCAATGGATTTAACACGAAAAGTACCTGAGGGAATGCAAGAAGAAATGTATAGACTTCTTCAATGGATGCCGTATCGATTTCGTGATTTTTTACACATTGAGAAAATATTATTACAATTGTACATGGATCGTATCTGGTCCTTGGACGAACGACATGCTGTAATATCAGCAATGACAGAACGTCGAGGAACAGGTACGACTACTCTAACAGATGAATTAATTATTTCTACTTTATCTAATCCAGAAATCTTTGATGTAGATGGAATATATGGATTTACACAAATTACAAAAACGGGAGAAGAACTTCGATATTGTAAAGTGGGGAGTAACCCGGTGGGAATTTGTCCTCCCAGTGTTCTTAGCTTGGTAGAACCCATTCTAGATTCTCCCGTCAATGGGATTGATGGATGTGCCCCTATTTATGGATTTCATGTATTTTATAAAACCGCTCCTCTTTTTAAAATATTAAATACTGAAAAATTAAATGCTCGTAATCGTGTCTTCCATGGATCTAATTGCACAATTACTTCTAACTTAGATCGAATGTTAGAAGATGTCACCACTTTATACAAATATCAAAAAGAATATAATATGGCCTCCTTATTACCTATTTTATTTCAAATACGAAAGACAAAAGAAACAGCAGAACCTTTTACCTATTTAGATCAATTAAAATCTCCCCAGCTATGTATGTATAGTGAAATATTATTACGAGCGTTTCAGGCGGTGGAGACTACCTCTAGACGATGGATTTTATCAATGGTTGATTCAAAACGAGCTGTAGAAGTATCTATGAAGAAGGGAAAGGAAGTTCAAAAAGCAATTTTTCAGAATAGTTTTGCATTTATTCTGTCCTAAAAAAATGAAGAGAAGGAAAGTAGAAGGACGTGTTGCAAACCATGGAGACCATTCTATTAGATGAACGAATTGCATTGACTGCGATGGAACTGAATCTGGTAAAATCGTCTGAAGAAATTCGGTATCAATTGGAACAAAAATTACGTGACAAATATGAAGGAAAGTGCAATACGTCAGGATTTGTACAACCTGGATCGATAAAGCTTCTTGCAAAAAGCATGGGTCTCTTTGAACATGGTCGCTTTACAGGAAATATTCTTTACGATTGTCGTGCAAGTTGCAACATCTATGTTCCGATTGCTAAAACAATTCTAAAGGTAAAAATTATTAGAGAGAACAAGATGGGGGCGTATGCCATTCTTACAAAGGAAGGAGAGGAACAAGCCATACGAATTCTCATTCCACGAGATCTTCATTTAGGAGATGTTGTATTTGATAGTCTTACAGTTGGAATGATTGTATCAATTGAACTTCTACAGAGTCGATTCCAAACGAATGATCCCTATATTAAAGGTCTTGGTAAATTGCATACCGATACACCAACTGAATAAGATAGGGCTATACTATCTTATTTTTTAGTAAGGTAAAATGCTTTACATTTTACCTTACTAAAAAATAAGATATGGCGACATCCGGCCTTTCCATAGAAGAATATAGTCGTAGAAAACAATTTCTACAAGAGATTTCTTCGTTAACAAATGCGGAATTAATTGAAATTGTTCGCATTTTACGTAAACATAAATTTGCGTATAGTGAAAATACAAATGGTGTATTTTTTAATGTAGCCACGGTTCCTCAAGATTTATTTGAAGATTTATGTATTTTTATTCAATTTACAAAAACAAATCGCACCTCCATTGAAGATCGTAATAAGTTATTTACTACGTTAGGAGTAGAACCTCTATCAGATAAAGAAAAAGCAGAAGTTGCTGCTGTTATGGAAGATCACCCTGCTTTGAAAAAAGGAGTTCTTCGATAGGTTTAAAGTTAGTTCAATCAATTCTATATAGATGGTATCCTTTACAGAATTAATTGAACTACTAAAGAAAAATCCTACGCGGACAGAAGGACTTCCTACATGGAATGTTCTAGAACCTGATCGTGTATGGAGGCAGAAGGCTCTTCCTGTTGCTCCTGTTGCTCCTGTTGCTCCTGTTGCAGCTGTTGCTCCTGTTGCAGCTGTTGCTCCTGTTGCTCCTTTTGCTCCTATTGCTCCTATTGCTCCTGTTGCTCCTGTTGCAGCTATTGCTCCTGTTGCTCCTGTTGCAGCTGTTGCTACTATCAAACCTCTAACATGTATTGTACGTCCGTATGGACGTATAGTGGATCCTCTTTGTATAGGAATTGCAGATTTATTGTATGACGGAGCTCCATTTCGAACGGCGAGACAGATTGAAAAGGAGGAAGCGATTCGATTAGAAGCCATGATTCCAATTTTATACAGTGCAGAAGGGGGTCGATCGCGTGGATGGACAAAAAAACTTCTTCAAACTCATTTTCAAGCACGAGCTGCAATGGGGGGTGATTTATTTGATTTGCAAAGAGGTAAACTTGGATTTGATTGGTCTAGTATTTTTACATGCAAGGAAACTTCTGCACTGTTTGATTTCTTTTGTTTAGCCAAAGGAATTCGTTGTATAGTATGGAAGGATTCGTTGCATTTTGGACTTTGGCCAGCCGCGGATCAAGCCACTGTTACCAAAGAACCTTCTTTATTTCATATGCAAGAAGGGCGACTTTGTCACGGCCCTTCCTCTCTTTCTGCACTCTTTGCATGGATCGATGGTACTCCCGGTGCAGGATGGACTCCTGCCCTTTCTTGTCTCTCCATTCTCTCTTCCAAGACGGTAGCCGAACTTGAAAAAGATGCTACTGCAATTGGAATTACGGTAACAGGGAAGAAATCGGAGCAGGTGGTTCAGATTGCTGCTGCAAGGCGAAGACGCACTTGCTCTTCGTAGAAGATTTCAGTATAGATCCTTTCATGAATAAAGTTCAGAGTTTCATCTGAACACTTTGCCAGATGATGTTCAATGGATTTCTTTTGAACTCCTCGCAACTCCTCTAGCAAGAGGTATGGTTGAAGAGATCGATTCTTGCCGTTTGATTCTACAAGAATGTACAGGCGTAAATCCTTCCCAACCATAAGATCAAACTTTTCAAATTCTTTTCGAATGAGGTCTGACAGTTTTTTATACTTTTCTGCAGCTACACAAAACAAAGTTCGAAGCGGAGCATACGGATCTTCCATGGTAGAGTTTGTAAACATATTTCTACAGAATAAAGTTGATACTCAATTTTATTCTGTAATTTATAAAATTGATAGCTTAAGGCTACAAAATACTAAAGAAGAATAGAGAGGATGAGTTTATCCATAACAAAATCCGAACACGAACAGGTCACCCATTTATGGGGGATCTGGGAAGGTGCGGAGGATTTGGAATTGGAAGCTACATTTCCTACCAAAACGTACGTAGATTGGATTCATGTTGTCCAATCATTACGATCATTAGGACTTCGTGACATTCCTGCGCCTTCCAAACTAAATATTAGTTTGAACGAGGGGGTTCGAATTTCAATTGTAGGTGATGCACAAATTCAATTGTATAAAGATACAGGAAAATTGCAACAATATCATGTACTTATTAAACAACCATCTGGAATACCCGATCTATCGTTTCACGAATACGAAGGTGTTAAAATCAAAGTTCGTCGTGAACGAGCAGTAGAAAATGATGATGAACGAGTAAAACGAGCCTTAGCAGGATGGGGAAGTAGTGAAAAAACATTTCGTTATATGAAACGATATTCATTTACGAGTGAAAAGAATCCAGGAATTCAATTTGATGCAACGGTTGTTCAACAAAGTAAACCGGCCAAAACATTGGCAGAATCAGGTCTTATGAAAGCAAAGATTCATTATGAAATGGAAGTAGAAGCCATTCGATCTGTAAGCGGGTCGAAGGGAGTCAGTGGATTTCTGACTGGAATTGCACGAGTTCTTCAAGGACTCCAACAATCCTATGTTCTTTTATCCAAATCTCTATCCGATTCCATTCGAACACAGATTTCATCTACTCTTGGAATGAATGAATTTCCAGGATCTCAACCTGCTACTCTGATGATGGAACATATTGCTACTGAAAAAGTACCTGGAACCCCTAACATTCGGTTTGATGATTATAATGTCACAGACAAAGCCGACGGAGATCGTCGTCTATTATTTGTTGCCGAAGATGGTCGAGTGTATCTTATAGATAAAAATATGAAATTATATGGAACCGATCGAAAAGTAGCCGATGCGGCTATGTGGGCCGGTGTTTTACTAGATGGAGAATGGATTCATCAGAATGCAAAGAAAGAGCCAGTAAGTTATTATTATGCATTTGATATTTACAATGGGCGAAAGGGGGTGGATGTAACCAAACGTCCCTTTTACATCCGCAATGCAGCCGCTGTTACACGTCTTCAGGAAATGCAAGAAGTTATAGCCATTCTTCGTGATGCTGAATTTATTGTAAAAGGGATTCCTCCCTCCAAATCGCTTCAAATTAGTATGAAAACATTTCAACCTACAGTAGATCCTTCTATACCAGGAGGCATCTTTACTGAAGCAAAAAGTGTATTTGACCGTCTTTCTATTTCACCACCCTATCACATTGATGGATTGATCTTTACTCCCAATGCCTCTTCTCTTCCAAAGGGGAAAGGATCGTGGGCAGCTCAACTCAAATGGAAACCTGCTGAAGAAAACACAGTGGACTTTCTCGTGATAATGGAGTCTGAAGATTCTATGAAATTAAATAACGATGCAATAGTACTCTGTAAAACATTGCACCTTTATGTTGGATCGGATGCCAATATTCAATTTCGTGATGTACGAAAAACCGTACTGGAAGAGGAATCTATTGCTCCTCCTACAGACCGAGTGCAATATAAACCAGTTGAATTTATTAGTGATCCTTTTGATCCGTATGCTTCTGTTTGCTATGTACCTGTAGAAGAAGGAAAAATCTATACAAATCGTACTCGAGATGTAATACCGGATCGATCCATTGTTGAAATGGCGTATCATCCTGAGAATCCGATTGGATTCCGATGGGAACCTACACGAGTTCGATGGGACAAAACGGGTCAATTTCAAAGTGGAGAATTCAAACGAACCTTTAACAACGATCGAACCGCCCAATCTATTTGGACTTCTATTCACGAACCTATTACGAAAGAAATGATTTGTACAGGATCTTTATTTCCTAAAAGTGAAATGGCAGATATGGCAAAACTTTATTACAAGGTAGGAGTTTCTAAATTTGATACAAAATTAACAAAAGGATTGCAAAGTTTTCACAATAAATATATTAAAGATAAGATTCTACTTCATTCTACACTTCATTCCTTCAAAGAACCCAAACTATTGGACATGTCCTGTGGAAAAGGAGGAGATTTGCAAAAATGGGTTCGCAACGGAGCGCATTTTGTGCTAGGGTGTGATATTGCTGAAAGTGGATTAATTGATCCACGGGACAGCATATACAAACGTTATATCGAACAAATTCAAGAAAGGGGGGGGCGGGACCGAGTGGCACCGATGGTCTTTGTTCAGGCCGATGCTTCCAAGCTCTATGCCGATGGAACCGCGGGTATGACTCCTGCCGATCGTGCTATACTCCGCTCTCTCTGGGGGCATCCTGAACCTACGGTTCCTTCTATGGTTCGAAAACTTGAAGGAATTGCCTCAAGTGGCTTTCATATCGTATCGTTCATGTTTAGTCTTCATTATATGTTTCGCGATCGTGCAATGTTTGATGGATGGTTAATGAATCTGGGAGCTTCGCTCCAGACAGATGGTTACTTTATTGGATGTTGTTTTGATGGAGATACGATAGCAAAGAAGTTACAGGCTGTTCCAGAGGGGCAAGTTTTAGTAGGAGCTCAAAAAAGTACAACGCTGTGGTCTATTCGAAAACAATACGACGACTCTTACACGGGTGTTCTCCCTGCTACCGATGAAGGATTGGGTCGTGCCATTAGTGTTTATTTTGCCAGTATTGGAGAAGAACACCAAGAATATTTGATGAGCTTTCCTTATTTAGTGAAACGTCTCCGTGAAATTGGATGCGAATTATTGACAGAGGAAGAATATCGTACGATTGGATTACGAAATTCAACCGCTCTGTTTGAAACCTCTCACGAAATGGCTATGGAGCATGGAGAAATATATCCTATGATTCCAGAAATTCAAGAGTATTCTTATTTCCACCGCTGGTTTATCTTTAAACGAAAGACCAATGCGGTAGTAGCCCCTCCTTCCAATCATACATCTCCTGCTCTGGTGATTCGACCTGCTGAAGATGAAGCCCCCGCTCCCATTCTTATGCGAGAAGTGGCTCCTCCTGAAGATCTAATTGAATTGGATGCTATTCCAGAACCTGCTGAACCTCCGAAAGAAGATCTTATTTCTCTTGATGGAGAAGTAGAAACAGTTTCAGGACCCATTCTAAAATTTTATGAAAAGTCGGTTGAAAAGGATGATTTGAAAATTAAAAACAAAGGGTGGGCTAAATATATTTCCTCGGCAGCTCCCTTTGAGTTTCACGATCGTTCCGATTCCTCCCTCACCTACCCCAATCTAGAAGCCGCCATGGCTTCTGAAAAATTTAAACTCTCTACAAAACCCGAATTGGGTCCTTCCCTCTTCTCCAAACTCAATGATCTTTCAGAAATTCGTAAAAAGGTAAAAGAGGTCAAAAAATATGGATTTAACCAAGAAGCCTGGGATGAACAAAAAGAAGATATTCTAGATGAATACATCTTTCAACGCTATCAAGTCGATGAAGAATTTCAGCGCATCTTAGAAGCTGTCAAAGAACAAAAAGTAAGGTTAGTCTTCTACACCGGTCCTACCGCTGCCAATGAGTTGGGCGGTGGCCTGGAGGGAGAAAATCTCTACGGCCGTGCCTTGATGTCCTTAGTCGGTACGACCTATTAAGCATTTAAACTAATAATGCCATATTTTTAATAATATGCCATTATCATCCGAAGGAGCCCTCTCTTGGCAGCGGTTAGCGGTGGTGAATGCGCATCCTCGTGATGCGCGGATTACCTTTGATGAGCCCACGCATAAATATACCATCGATGGGAGCAAATACGATATATCTTGTACCGGATTTGTTCACTCTTTTTTTGGACATTTTGATGCCGATAAAGTCATTGTTAATATGATGAGGGGTCGCAATTGGAATCCCTCTAACAAGTATTGGGGAATGAGTCCAGAGGAGATTAAGGCGTTATGGGCTGCAAATGGAAAAGAAGCCTCTGAAGCCGGTACACGAATGCATCTAGATATTGAACATTATTACAATGCATCTCCTATTGGGAATGTTGCAATAGATGAATGGAGTGTATTAGAAGGGGTTGAATGGGAGTATTTTATGCGCTATGAAACAAAATTTCGGATACCGCGAGGGTATGTACCCTTTCGAACGGAGTGGTTAGTTTTTTACGAGGAGATACGATTAGCAGGATCGATTGATATGGTTTATATGAAACCCGATGGAACAATTGCTATTTATGATTGGAAACGAGCCAAAGATATTAAAATGGAGAATTCATTTCAATCAGGGTTGGAGCCGGTAGAACATTTACCAGATACAAATTATTGGCATTATACTTTACAGTTAAATATTTATGCAAGTATTTTGGAGAAAAAGTATGGGATGAAGGTAACTGAATTAGCGTTAGTTATTTTGCATCCCAATAATACATCGTTTCGAGTGATGATGTTGAATCGATTGGAAGAAGAGGTAGATGCTATTTTTGAAGATCGGTTAAAAAAGGTTACCGCAGGTATTACTCTTCCTCGATAATAGCTTTTGTAGGAGGAGACCACATAGAATCCTTCCAAACAGGAATATATGATTTAATTTGTGCGACGGAATTATTAAGTTTATTCATAGCTTTATATTGTTCCATTGTAAATTGCAACAGAGTATTTGTTTGTTTAATAATTTCAGCAGGGGATGAAGTAAGTAGAGTATTTAAGATATCGCGGAACGCTGCAAGATGCATTTCTACAATTTGTGTACGACTTCGTGCCAAATGTAGTTGTTTTTCTTGTTTTTGCAAAGCAATTTTCCAATCTGTTTCTGTAATATCGTTTATAAGATAACGAACTCGTAGAATACGTTTGGGGCAGTTTACAGGATTTACTTCTGCTATTGTTCGACGAAGACCTCGTAGAATATATTCATAATGTTGTGTTAGAGCGTAACGATCATGAAGAATTATATATAATTTTCGTTCTTCTAGATCAGGATTTGAATAAGTTTGACGATAAAGATGCTGAGTGATGGTAGTATTGTCCATATTGCAAACTAAATCTCCTGCAGGGGGACGAGGAATTGCAATGCCACTTTTTCGCATCCACTCATAATAGTGTGGATTATGGATATGGCCTGTTTCGATCTTACCCGTTTTCCAACTGAAGGGAGTTTTACATTCAGTGCAAAACATTTGATCGCAATTTCTTACAACTGTAAAGTCTGGTAATATAAATCTTTTATTTTTATCAACAGACCAGCCATAATAAGTTCCTTTCCCAATTGATCTAACTGACATATTCGATTGAATACTTGTACGAATGGTAAATCCTCTAAATCTGGATTTAACTGATTCAGCAAGAGATATATATTTATCAACTCGAAGTTCATAAATTGTATTCTGAAGTTTTAGAACCAATGTATGTTTGCTATTCACAATATAAGATATTCCATGAGATTGTGTAACCTCATATAATTCATCTTCTCCTGTTACAGTATGTAGTACAGTGCGTGGTAATGTATCATCTCCTATAAGAATATCTCCTATACAAATATCTTGTGACATTTTTTTAGTTCCATTCCACAGTGGAATGGATGTATCTTTAGCAAAGCACCCTGATATTTTTGAAATGAGGGATGCACAAGTAGGGCAGGGCCTTGTTTCAGCAGCGATTAATTTTACACTCGCTACTTTTTCATCATTGCAAATATGTAGTTCAGTCAGGATAGGATCGTGGCAATCTTTACATACGTTTACATCACAGATTCCACATTTCCATTGGGTGGACAGGAATCCACGACAATCGGTCACAGGACATGCTTTAATAAAAGATCGTTTTATAACAGGTTTTGCTGTATCTGGTGTTTCATATCCATATTGTCGAATTAATTTTTGAAATTGACATGCTTTAGCCGAATTTACTATTTTTCTATATCGTTCATATGTACTAGCAGATTCCAATGATTTATATATTCGTATAGATTTTTGTTGTTTATATAATAGTTGATGTCTTATCTCACAATGAGTTTCTTGAACAGGTTTATATAAATGTAAACAAGTAGGGCAATTTAGCCAATAAGAGGGTGAATTTATATGAGTTTTATGAATAGCACAAATTTCTGCTCTTTTTTCACATAGAATTATTTCAATATCATTTAAGGCTGCATGAATGTTCATGTAATGGATATATTCAATTGAAGATTCTAAGACTTTTTTAGAATCTGCTAATTTTAATTGGTATTTATTAATATATTTTTTTGCAACTTGGTATTGTGCTGCTTCTTCTTGAGTATCAGGGAGACGGATCTTTTCTGAATCTAAGAGGATTTTTTCACGATGGGCTTTAAAAGGCCCTGTACGAAACACTGCTGTACAAATTGTATTGATAAATTCACGATTCCAGACGGCTTTGCAGCCTGGACAATGTATTTCAATTGTTTCTTCAATTAGAAGAGATTTTTGGAGACATTCACGACAGAAACTAGTATTACAAAAGAGGCAAATTGACTCTTTTTTAGTACTTTTATTGCATTTTTCGAGACAGATTGCACAGTCCATTATAATTTATATACACTATATAAATTAGAATGATTTATCAATTTTTATACTTCAATTCGTAGTTGAATATCTTCTGGAAGTTGATCTAGTTCAACGAAATGGATAGCTTCTGCGCCAGAGGGATGAAAGAGGAGAGGGATACGTTCATTATCTAACAAGAGATATTGGAGAGAAGGAGTTCGAATAATATCTTTAAACTCTAACATTCCTGTTCGAGATTCTATTTGTGTGAAAATTATATTTGCATTAATAATAATTGAAAGGTGGGCAAGATCTTCTTCAGACCAAGTAAAATGTTCTGTAGAGTGGGAAGGACGAAGACGTTGCAATTCTTTTTCGAATGCGGCATAGGTGAGTTTAGTTCCTTCAGCGGTCACCAATAATTCTCGAAGGATAGCATCTTGTAATTCAGGAAGTTTTCGGATAATATCAGGAAGTTCGCCAGAACGGGTCCACCCAAGATCTTCCCATGCCACAGGAAGTCCTGATTCAGTGGCAATTTCACGACCTAATTCTTCAGCGCTCACTTCTTCAGGATATCGGTATCCTTGTGTGTAGGTGGTAGGATGACGTACAGTTAATCCCAATTGTTCATAGAGTTCTTTTCTTCCACGGCCATCAAAACTTACAATAAGTGTATCCTCCTCTTTTACAATACCGGTAGGAGGTCTCAGACGTGAAACACGTGTTTCTTTCTTTTGTAAAACTTCATAGGCGGCCCCATTCGTACGCAAAAGTTCATCCACTAGTCTTGCTGTAAGAATTGTAATAGGATCGCGAATGGTTCCATAGGTAGGTGCATGAATTTTACAACGTCCGTCAGACCAGCTGCACATTCCAGAACAGTTCCCTTTTTTTAACAACACGCAATCTTGTCGTAACAAAGGAGGTACCACACGAACACCTTCCGTTGTAATCCATGCTTGAACAATACCATGAAGAAGAATATCCCCCCTTTTACGTAATTCATACAATGGAAGTTTTGATCGAGCTCCTCGTAACAATTCAAGTTGCGTAGCGACCCCCTGTCCCTCACGAATTAACCAATTTGAAAGAGAAATGCGAAGATATTGATAAGCTTCCTCTAATAATTCTTCAGGATTAATTTCTACTTCTTTCATTAATTTCATAGACTCTTCATCCGCTTTTTGTAATAAAATGGAATCTTCTTCTTGATGTAATAAATTTGTAATTTCCTCCACTGGAAGATCTACAGGATACGTCCCTTCTTCAAATGGTTCAATCGGAATTTCTGTATTTTTATTTAAATCTAATTGAACAAATGTTTTTACTCCAGTTGCACTTAGTACATACCGTAGTATAACCGGTTTTAATAATGAAAATATTTTATTTAATTTTGTAAAAAATGCAAATGCTTTGGGATAAGATGGTTTTGGTAACGATGTAATATCATATGCAGAGGGGATATATATATTTATGGTCCCATCATCTACAACAGGAATATAATATAAATCATGCTGGTATTCCACTAGAACTCCTACTACACGATTTGTTCGTTCGCGTAAAATAGATTTAATTGAATATTCTTTTTTATCTTCTAGGACATCTAATAAAATACCTAATCGTACAATATTGTTAGTATCTGGCAGCCATGCATGAATAGGTGGAATGGGTCGTCCGCATCCAACAATGGGTTGTAAATATTGTGAATATAAATTTAATAATTTTTTGCGTGATTCTGCAGAATATTTTGCTACACTTGTTGGATGAATTGCACCACTATATTCTGCATTATTTTCAATATATAGCAATGGTTCAATTATAGATTGCAATTCTAACTGATAAATAGGAACTAGGCATGGATTTCCTTCTCTAGTTCGTTGAGAAATGCCAAAGGGAGGGCACAGGATATCACCTTTTACAATTTTTGAAAGAATATCTCCTTCTTTAGCATAAATTGGGACTATACGCGCTACAACGATACCATCTTTGCTAAAGAGTCCTGGAGTAGAAAGGAGTCCGTCCCAGAGACGAAGTTCTTTCATTTCATGAGGATCTTTCAAATAACGAACAAATCGTGTCCATGCTTTAAAAAAACGAATGACATACGCTCGATCTGCTTTTTCCAATTCCAGTTTGCCCATCCATATCTGAAATTCCAATGCCGTAGAAGGACTTCCTACAGTTCCTGGATCTGGTTCTGCTGGATCATAAAATTCATGAATTAAGGTTCCATAATTAGCGGCTTCAAAGGCTCTTGCAACATCAATCATCCGTGTAACAGTTAACCATTTGAGAATATCTGTAGGAGGCATGATAGAAGTAGTTGAGATTCCTGGTACACCTCTTCCTATTCTTGCTGTAATAAATACCAAATAAGAAAGAAATTGAAGAAAATTTTGACCATTGGTATATCCATCACCATAAATACCAAATCGGATAAAGGCATGAGGATTTGTTTGCATTTTAGGATTTCCTTTTATAACGGTTGTATAAGAATCTACGGATTGTCCTAGAATAGAATCAATAGGAGCAGGAACTACCCCAATGGTACCTGCTGTCAAAACAGTAGCCGATCGTAAAATATAAATAGAAGAACTTTGAATTCGTTTGAAAGCAATTCCTAAATCTTTTATTTTATCTACTTGTTTTGCAGATCCCTCTACATCGGTAAGGGGGTCAGGGTAGACCGGTTCCAATCCTTTGGGAGGATTTGGAATAGGAATGGCTTCTTTTGGAAGTTCCAGCTTATCAGGCGATTTAAAACAACAGGGTAGAATATATTGTTCTGGGTGTTTAATTTTGTTAAAATATCCTACATAAATATTATTATCTTTTCGTTCAATTACATTTTGTTCACCACAAAAAGGGCAACTTGGAATTAATTTCTTTTTTGCACCATTGTTCATAGTATCTCCCTCGTATTCGGACTCTAACACTGGTATTTGATCTGTAGCGCACCATAATTTAGAACAAACATAATAATTGGGAGAACTAGATCCAGCTCTTGCAAAGACCCATAGTTCAGTTCGTTGTTGTTCTTTAATTAATTCATTTACCATAGGAGAGGCGGCCTCTCCTAAAAACGATTCATTGCCAATTAAAGGAACTCCTAACCGCAATCCATGAATTTCCATAGCTTCTTTCTCTTTTTTTGATTTTTTATTATATTTTCTACGTTCATCGGCTGTACTGGATACAAATCGGACCACTTCCGCATTGTAATCTGACAAAGGATACTCTATCATATGAACTCGTCCATTATATTTTTCTTTTACATCTTTATATTTAATGGGGGAAAGGACATAGGGTTGACGATGTTGGGCTCGTTGACAAATAGTGGTATACGCTTTATATTCTTTGGACAAGGACGTAAACTTAAAAAGAGTATCATCTGCTTTTAATAAATAATTAATATAGTTATAATTTTCTTTACGAGCGGCAGGAACTGAATCGGTTGATTCAAATAATCCCGCAAACGCATTTTCATCCTCCTCATCAAATGATAATTTTTTATCAATCAGAACATCTTTTTTAAAATCTTTCTTTTTCTTATCAAGTAATTCCATTTTTTCTCGAACAATAATTAATTTAGAAATTGTAACAAGTCTTTGCAATTCTTTATACGACGAAATATTTTCAAAATTTAAATAAAATTGGGAGGATTGAACTTCAATAAAGAGAGACCCGCCTAATTGATCGGCAGAGGGAGGCCGAACAGTTCCATAAAATTCAATTTCTTCTCGATGACGCAGTACAGATATTTTAAATGCAATTGCTGCTTGTTTTACAGAAATACCAAATTCTTTAATTAGAAGAACACCGGTTTGTTTAGCATCTGTAATTTTATTTGTACGATATAATTCAATAGCTTGTTGCAGTGGATCCTCTTGCGGTAAGGTCTGTCCTACACGAGATCGTATCGTAACACCATTCACTTTTGAATGAGATTCCTCGTATAAAAAAGGTGAATATTGTTTTACACGTTTTTGTAATTCTTTTACATTTACTTCGGTCGCTACATCCAAATTCAATTTATAGACTCCTGAAAATTTAGATAATTGAATTGAATGGGCTGTATCTGCATTCCACCCTACTGAAGTTAGAATAAATGGTAATAATTCAAATGCATCGTGTAAAAGACTTTGACTGATAGGATCATCTCTTCGAAAAGAATCTAATTGCAGTTCTGCAGATCCATCCGACAAAATTAAAAGTGTCCAAGCAAATCCTTTTTGAACTACTCTTGTATTTTGCGATTCAATCGGTGTCTTGATCATAAGAACAGATCCATTCTCTAAAGACGGAATATAAGTTGAAAAAATTCGAAAAACGTGAGGATTTGTAATGAGAGGGACCCCACTCGGCCCTGTTACAGATTTTAACGTAGGAACTCCTGTTTGAGGAAAATATCGAATATAAGGTAAATATTTGGATCCTTTCATACCATGAAATACAATATCCAATCCATCTGATTGAACTGATTTTAAAACAGGTAATCTTGCATGAAACACGGTAAGATGTTTAATTTGGAGAGATTCAATTTCACTAGATAATACAACATCCATACTATCAAGAGTAGATTGACTCACTCGTTGATATTCTTGCAATTTTAAAAAGGTATCATTCATTTCAGGTGTCATACTCACATATAAAGTTTCTTCCACTTGATGAGGATTCTGTAAGAATGGAAAATAGACTTGAAAAAATCCTAAAAAATCTTGTTGGGAAGTGGGATCGGCTACGGCCGCTAAACTTCGTAGCGTCCATAGGTGTAAAGTAGGTTCTTTATGAAATGGGATTTGTTCAAAGGTAAGACCTTTGTAGGATTCAAGAGAAATGATGATACGAGATCCTTCGGGAGTTACAAATCGTCGATCAGGAGAAGGATGTGTGGAAGGATCAGGAAACTCATTAGGAGTTGTAAATCCTTCTGTATATTGAAATTCAATTGGAGTATACGATCCATTCTCTAGCTGAATTGCTAAAAATAAAAACTCTGGTAAATAAGGAAGAGGATCTTTTGCCTTTACAGCAATTCGTTGTTTAATGGAAAGAATAGTTTCAAAAGAAGCCACTTCCAATTCATACGTAGTATTGTCTGAATGATCTACAATATGGAGTTCATTCATGAATGATTCGGTATCAGTCGGAGCTAGGATCTCCATCTACTGTTAAGCAGGAGTTAAATCATCTTTCACTCCTTCCTTATATTTAGGAGAATCTGTAATTTGCACTCCACAATATTCAACTGGGTGTGCTGTAAAATCTTGATACTTGTAAAGATTAAGAGATTCTGCCTGTTGTAACACCCATGCAAAATTATTCCAAAATTCGGGTGTATGTCCAATACTAGAAGTTCCTATATGAGTCATTTCATGCAATCCAACAAAGGTTAAAATATCTTCCCCTACTAATCGTTCCTCCTTGTCTCTCTGTCGTAAACACATATACACCTTCTCCCCCTTGTTCACCGAATAAGAAGTGAAAGAGGCATCGGGTGTACTTTCACTAAATCGTTCTGCAGTTAAATCGCAATTCTTCAGTAAATGCTTTACAAACGGTTTTTCAGAATATTTCTGCTCCAACGCCGTTCGTAATCGAACTAATCGATCCCTCACACGAGCCAACCGATCCGCCGCCTCCTGCTTGTCCTCCATATTTCTCACTAAATATCGTTCATTGTCCACTGTACTTTTTACATAGGCCATCGGATACGCCGACTGTTTATACAACATGGCTCCCAATCCGGCCGCTGCTAACCCTCCTACAAAGATCCATTCCATTATTTCCTTATTTTACATATATAAAATATATAAAATATATAAAATACAGATTGTTTCTATTTTCACTAAGATAATTAAAAGAGTAAAGTACCGGTCGTATAAGGGAATGATCCTAAATTCACTTTCCCGCTATAAATAAACATATTACCCATACCAATCGTGGGCTGCACATTGTTGTGCGCCCTGTCACCACCAGCAGGATTCATCACATGAGAGTGGGTAGGATCATAGAGAGTAATTCCTGTTGAATTCAGATTGGTGGTAAAAGAGTGTGTGTGACTTCCTGCATCATCCGCAGCACCTGTTTGCGTTGTTAGATTATGTATTTGTATAGTAGCAGCAGACCACCCAGCAGCATCTGTTACACCGGTGTGACGGTGCTGAGGGTCGTTCAACGTAATTCCTGTACTCACCATACTCGTAGAATTATTGGTTGCAATTTGCCCACCTCCAGCCACTCCGTGATTGTGGCTTGGCATTTCAGCAATAGATAGCTGATGCACATATTCACCAATCGTGCTACCCAAGGCTACTGTAAAGGAACTGGTGTTGGCATCCGTGCCCCTTCCAACCGCAGCAGGGACGCGTCCTGCCGGGTTCGGCAAATTGAACGTAGAGGTCATGGCAGACCCTCCATAGGAATATCCAATCACATTGTATAAAAAGACATAAGAACTAACTGCAAGAGAACGGCCGTCGCACTGCAACCACCCCATGTGATCCGTCGGAACTACAGAAAACTTGGTATCTCCTACCGTTGGTTTCTGATGCGCCGACAGAGTAAAAATCTGGCGAATGTAGGAACTCATTTTAATAATGGTAAAGAAAAATTTAGGGTAATTCCATATAATTATTCTTTTCTAAAAACCTCTTACACTGATCATCACTGAAATAGTCTATTTTTAACATTTCACAAATTTCTTTCACTACTTCTAAAAATAGAAATGTATTCGGATGAAACACCGTCAACATCAAGGTCTGAGTTCTATATTTATTAAAAATCTCAGATACTTTAATATCTACCTCTTTTTCTAATTCTCTTTTTTGTAATTCCACAATAGATGTATCATAGTTTGCATACTCTAAATAAATAGATGGTAGTTTAATGAATTTTGCTGTTGGAGCTAACTCATGCAAGGTAATTGAATTTGAGAAAGGAGATTTCTCTTTTGCAATTTCTTGATAAAGAATAATCTGACTTTGTTTAATTTGTTCAATAGATTTTTCAAAGTCCATAATTTTATTTTTACATTTGTCACTGTATTGGACGACATGAGGACGAAATTCATCCCCATACAAACACCATGAAATCATGGATTCTGGTAACAATTGTTGAAAATAGAAACACAAACTCAGCATTTGACAATTTCCAATGAAGGTAATGTTCATTTAGAAAGGGGGGAGAGGTTGGGAGGGAGATTGTACCGCTAATTGTTAAATTACGCCATCCCTACATGTGGGGATGGCGTAATTTAATACTACGGTTCTGTTAAGAATTAAATTAAGTCCTGTCCTTCGGACAGGACTTAATTTAATTCTTAACGGTAACTTATTAAACTGTTAAATCGGGACGATAGTTCCCTTTTTCACCAAAAGTTAAAAGAGTATACTTATATCCTTCTTTGATACAAGCTTCTTTCTGTAACAACAGTTTTCCTTGTTTCATACCTTTATCATATGTCCATGTACTTTTTATCTCCACAATATGTTTTTCCTTTGGTATATAGACATCACTAAAATAACGGTGATTCGCTCCTGTTGCATCTGTATACCAAATTTCAGGTTGATAGGCCCTTCCAACACGAAGATCGTCCTCTTTGTACGTTTTCAAAAGGTGATCGAGTCCAAAGGGTTCGTAGCCTTGTACATATACAATTAAACCAGATGGAAAGGTGTAAGGACGATAAGCATATCCTGATTTTTCAATCTTTTCTTGAACCAATATACTTTGCATTGCGTTTTCTGTTCCATATTTTGCTAAGCACGTCTTTTTATATCTATCTTTATATTCAGGTGTACCAGTGTAAGAAATTGATCCAAATTGAGCTAAATTAGTAGCTTTTTTACGAGTATCCATACAAGTTAAATCAGAGCAACGTTGACCGTCTCGAAAATTACCATAAGCAATATTTCCTTCTTTTCCACACAAACATAGAAATTTCATTGGAGTTAAACAATCTTTATAAGTTGTTTCCAATAAGGTACATTTATTATCTTTAAAATATTGGATGACATCTTCTATTTTATGTTTCTTGTTAGCAACATATGTGAGAATTCCTTTGAGAGCAGATTCTTTATTTTCAGGTCGTTGACTAACAAATTCATATCCAAACCGTTCTTTATTTGTAGCTTTTAGTCGATCTAGACGGCAATTATTGCATCGTATTCCTCTTTGAAAATCTGAATATGTTATTGTATGTATATTTTTTGTTCCACATGAACAAATATATTCTAATGGTTTCTTATTTGTAGAATATTCTTTTGAAACAAGAGTGCATTTTTCTTTTTCAAATGCTAGTTTTACAGCTTCAAATGATAGTTTTGGTGGCATTTTATTACATAAATATAGGTTGGAAGCTTTAAGTTTGGAAAATGAGTTTTAAAAGTTTTTTAGAGGGTTAAAAATTCATACTGTAAAGTATAGTTTGAATTTTTAAAAAGTTTGTGTTTTTATAGTATAAACATATTTACTCAAGGGGTCTCCTTTGCAAATCTGGAAAAATATTCGTCTGGTTCCAAGGACTGACAACGATCTGAGGATTGGGGGGATCAGAACGGAGATCGTGGTTCGCATTGCGGAGGGACTGTCCCACGGTGTTGACACCGATCAACGCACCAGCACTGAGGAAGTTCTTACCACTGATATCACCGGATCCCATGGGGTTGACGGCGGCCCACTTGGAGTTAGGATCGCGAGGGAGGAGTTCCTGGGCCTTCAGCTGATTGGTAGGGTAGCAATCGCTGGGAGGTGCACCACCAGGGAAGGGCATGGGGGAGGGGTTGAGATTCATGAAACCTTCTGAGGTAGGAACTGTGGAAGGGGAGGCGGAACCGCCGGAAGGAACTGCAGGAGCGGAAGGAACGGAGGAAAGCATAGAGTTTCCTACCTGTGCACCACTGGTGGAAGGAAGCCCACTGGTGGTATTACCACCAATTACATTTGCTGCCTGTTGCACCGCAGCGGCCAGACCCGCCCCTGTACCCGTGGAGGCCTGACCATTCGTAGGGTTGGCACCAGGAGTCATCTTGTGTTCCTCCTCCTCCTCCTGTGTAGTAAACCCTTCCACTCCCAACAACCGTTTTACAGCAGGAAGTGCTCCTCCCAGTGTAGGATCTACGAGATATAAAACACCTACAGCAATCACAACGACGAGAAGGCCGAGAACGAGTGTTTGTGTTTCCGCCATCTTTACTACCTGTCGAGGGGTTATTTTTTAGTCGGAATCATCGGAGAAGGGTTCCCCGTATTTTTGGAAAAAGGCCTCCTCGGCAACTTCCGCCGCCTCCGTAGCAGTTCGGGCTACGGTCCACAATCGGCGAATCTCTGCAGAAGCCTCTTCACGAACCTTCTCCAAATTTCGCAAATGCACTAATCCGTCGGCGGCTCCTCCAATCTCCTCCACCTCCTCCAACTCCGGATGGAAGAGGTCTAATTCAATGCCTTCAGACAAAGAAGTGGGCACCCATTCGGGTACAATCTGAGACCGGGAAATCCAGACTGCAAGAAGAGCAACCGAATAAGAACCTGTCGGAGGAGGTGAACTCCATCGAAAAGAGGCCCCCGGAAGTGTCCAAGAAGATACCAAAGATCCCAGTTGAGAAAGAGTCGGAAGTGTCGCAAACAATCCTTTCGATCGAAGCAAACTATGAAGCAAGGTAGTTCGGACAGTTTGAAGCGCCACCGTATTACTTGGAAATACTCCCTCAATTGAATACACCGTTTCCAACGGAACTCGAAACCAGACTATGTCTTTTTCCAAATGTCGAACAGGACGTTCAAATTCCATTCTAGTTCCTCTCTCGGTGAAATACATTGAAAAACTCCGCAGGAAATATATAATGAGTACAGCACGAGATCGTTATGCAGAAGCAACCAATGATATAGCCGATCACATCGGAGAAAAATTCTTCCAATTCATTCGTACCCCTAAAATAAAAGAAAAAATACAAAGTGTATTAGATCCTATCGTAAGTAGTATCATACAACGTGTATTTCCTTATATTCTTCTATCTGCAATTCTTTTTCTAATTCTATTTATTCTGAGTATAGCCACCTTTTGGCGTGTTATGTATTCAGCTCATATTGTTTCTACTGTTGTATCAATGGGAGTTTGAAGGAATTCCATTCGTATCTCTGGAAAGTATTTAATCTGATAAAGTTTGAACTCATCAGGTTCAATGGAAGGAGGCGGAGATTTCCACCGTACCAATTTATCCTCGTCTAAGAGAGTTTCTAACGTATCTAGAGTTCCTTCTAAGAGTTCTTTTGCTCGATTCAATGTAGGAAGATCTATTTCTTTTTGACTAAGTCCTATCCAAGCTTCACGAAGAGAAACTATTTTTATAGCACTATACGCCATACGAGGAGATATATACCGTACCCCCTTTGTATAATCAGTTCCCATTAATACACATAAGTTTATAAATTGTACTAATGTAAGCCGTATATCAGATAGAATAGTTGAAAGAGTATAGTCCACCCACTCTCCTTTCTCGTTTGGCATAAGTAGATGCTCTACTCCCCGTGGAATCATATCCATATCAGTGCTAAGAACTGCTGAAATTATTTTTGTTTTTGATAAATAGGCTAACAATGGATCCGCTTCTCCTACTGCATTTACAATTCGAACTCCCATTGTATATAGAAATTTCTTAATTAAATTTCTTTCTATATAACTAACAGTAGGATTTAATCGTTGTAATTGTTGAATTTCATGTTCCACTAATTCTTTATCAGGCCCATCCGTTAATTCTTTAGTGAGAATTTGAAGTTGACTTGATACAATTGCTCGTTCTTCATTTCGTTCTTTTACAACCTCCTTCTTTTCAGAAGGAGGTTTACCATCAAAGAAGAAAATAGGTTCTATTTCCTTTGATCGTAAGAACTCCACTAGCTTTGCAATTGTAGTGACAATACATTGATCCTGTTTTTTTGCATTGTACAGAAAAGGTAATGTATCAATTCCTACTTTAGTTTTTTGAAAGAAACTCCAATTGGGAGGGGTTGGTGGCGATTGAATCTGCAACCACGCTTTTAACCCTCTTACACCCATTGTATTGTAGTATAACTAGTATACAATGTGTTTATATATACTCATCAATTTTAGTCAAAATTATAATTTACTTTTCCTGTAATATCACTATGAGTAATTCGTTGATACCCTAGTTTGTCTGCAAACACATAAAAACCTGGTTCTGATTGCAGTTTGGCCCAATATCGATCGCAACAATAGGTGGAGGGTGAACCACCTTTTTGCATTTCATTTACCCCTGTTTGAAAGCATTCTTGAATGTTCTTTGCTGTTTTAGAATTTAATAGATAGGCAGAACTAGTGGTACAGGGTTGAAAAGATTGTGCGACCAGATCATCCTTTGGCTCAATTCTTCCATATTTTGAATATGCTAAAAAACAAATTTGATATTCATAGTTTCTTTCAAAAAATGTTTGTAATTGCATTTGACATTTTTTTAAATTTGAATGAAATAAAAAATCATCTTCCAAAACTAAACAATGTTTAAAATTGGAATTTAGAAAATGGGTGACGGCTGCTAAATGATTTTGAGTAGCTCCTACATAGGGTCCTTCAGGTCCCTTCTTCGCTTTGTAATGGTAGATTCTATGTAAGGGGGCTTGAGCTCGGCAGAGCTCCACCAAGAGATGCATATATCGATCTTTTCGTTCCTCCAAATTTAAAATATAAATTTGATCCACAGACTCCCAACAAGGGTGGTACTCAATTTGATCATGTTTTACTTGGTTAAAATACAATGGATGTCTGTAACAAATGGTAGAGTAGGGAAGACAGTCAACTGTATGAGGGTATTCACCATAACAGATAATAAATTCATCTTCTTTAGGAATTCTGGAGGGATCAAAGGTTGCAATGATACGTTTCTTTAATTTTTCAATAAGAAAGGATGAATTGCGGATGACGTGTTCATCCACTACACGATGGCGGTATTTGGATAACCAGAATTGAGCTTTCTCAATTTGATTTGTATAGAAATTTGCCATGTAGAATGTTTCCAAAAGAGGATATTGATTTGTAAAGGGAAATGTTTTTGCAATATGTGCAATAAGCATAAATTGATTTTGCGATTTTAACCATTGTACATGGTCTAGTGTAATGTATTGTTTATATGCAAACCCAGGATGAGGAATGTAGACATTACCAATAAAATCAAAATCATCTACTTGATCCACTGGAAGTAAGGTAGGATATTCATGTTGATAGGCCACAACATTTGTATGAAGTAGCATATCATGTTTAATGAGAGGATATAGGACTTCTTGTAAAAACTTTTCATCGGTTCCGTAGGGGGGGAGGGAGGTTTGGGTTTGTTTCCAGGACTCCCACATGGAGTGTAGATTCCAGTCTGGAGGGACACGAATTCCAAAAATACCTCCCATGATTCGATTTTTATGGTAAAAGTGATCACGTACGACATGAGCCATTTTATTGGAGGCTAAAAAAGCTTTGATACAGGCTGCATCGCGTGGAGTGACGCGACTATCCGCATCTCTTACAAAATAAGTTTGATTGGGTTTCCAAGTAAGGATACGTGACATCATAGGAATTTCTGTTAGAATGGGTTCCAATGTTGTATTAGGAAAGGATCGATACTGAGTGAGATAGGATTCGGGTACATCTTTTGCATAATGGAGAATGGTTTGAAAGGAGGGAAATTCCTTTTGAATGCATATTAGATTTTCTACCAATCCTTGGGTATATTTTGGTTGAGTACCATAGATACAGAAACAAAATGTATTCATTTTACTAAAGATGGATAGATGGATTCGTCATTCGCAACCGCATATCACGGGGTGTTTCATGCTTTGCACGGAGGCGTAAAGTATCAAGTTCTTTACCAGCGAGTTCACAGATTTCTAATTGGTTAACTTCAGAACCTAGAAGGAGTAGCAGATTGATATGGGGGGCTAGAGCTGCTTTTAATACATAGTAGGCAAATACGTTGGTAGTTTCTTTCCAAACTCCTGTATGTCTAGCCAAGACTTGCATTGCTTGTTGATCTTGCCATGATCGTTGAATTTTCCAGGTGTGGCCGGTGGTATCGGTGGGGGGGGAATACCAAAGACACCAGAGCCATTCGGCAAAAAGTTCGGTCCAGGCTTCAAAGAGGGTTGGCATTAATTTTGAAGAGGGGGATAATTTCCAACAAGATTGAATAGGGAATTCTGGCCAATCCCATCCCAAGGCGTGGATACATTCATGAAGGAGGACACGTTCCCATTCTTCAGAACGATAGATATAGACTTTTGGGATGGTAGGAACTGCAAATCCACCGTTTACATTTTTAGGATGGAGGGGTTCCTTGGCTTTTGCATTGCGTGGATCGTCTCTCCAAAATAAATAGACTTGAAATCCTGCTGGAGCTCCTAACCAGGTGAGAAGATGAATGGCTTCTTGAGGAACCGCCTTGGGGGCTTCCCCCCAAATTAAAATAGTATATGAATTTCCATCATAGGCGTGAGAAGGTAGAGTGGTAAGAGCGGTGGAGACGGCCCCGCCGTCCCAATCATTTTTACTTGCCGCGGTGGCCACGGCCACCTCGCTTGGATGCAGATGTCGTGGCGGTGGCAAGGGGGGGAGCGATGGCCGCGGAACTTGACGCCATAGTTTCCACATTCCTTACTAAGGTACTTGTTTTTGATGTTTGGAGTGCTTCCACTAATTCTAAAAAAGCAGCTTCTAAGGCCAAGGGAGTTCGATAGGATGTATGAGGTTCGGATCCTGCCAAGACGTGCATCCCTTTCCAAAATTGATCGGGCTCTAACAAACTTGATTGACGGGCTAGAGCTGCTGCAAGTGAATCAATAATTTCAGGACCGTTTTGACAAAATGCTAATACATCGTAGACACGAGCTCGTATCCATAAAATAGTGGCGATGGATCCTTCCTTTTTTGAATTGGCTCCTTTTATCATAGCTTCCACTAATTCGTTGTAATAATCTGAAATGCGTCGTGGATAGGTTGTAGATGCAAACTCTTTCATAGATTTTGCACGTTCCAACCGTCCTTCTAATTTATCATAGGCTTCCACTGTTTGAAAGGGGGGGTCTACTTTGGTACACCAAGTCGGAAAAGATATACGAGGAATCCTTTTTCGTACGAATGCATCATCTAATATAGACAAGGATCCACTGAGTTCTCGTGCTGTAATCCAGATCATACCTGTTCCATTCGCAGGAAGTACATATTGTTGTAGAATGGCTCGTACACGAATGGCTGCTGGTAGAGAAAGAGCATGAGCTCGTCTTAAAATTACTAACTTTCTTCCACCCAATTTCATACTATTTAATACATCTCCTGCATTAAAAAATGTAGTTAATAGTTCACCCATAATTTGTTTATCTTGCATACTTAGATTAGGAATATCAATTTCAAAATGGTGAGCACTTGCTGCCACTGTAACCGTATAATCATCTGCGATGGTGAAGGTACGTGTTTCCAAAATAAGAGGTGTTTTATAGGCTTCTTCAATCCAGGAACGAGCTAGTCTAATTTTTCCACTTCCTGCTGGTCCCACGAGCAACCAAGGAACTGCCAACATAGCCATTTCTTATACAATTGAGTATAAATTTAAGCCCACCCCTCTAATTGCTAAAAAGTATAGATGTAACTCCTAAATTGTATAAAGTGATAGGGAGTGCCACTAAGAATGTAAATATCATTGATACATGAAAGATATTTCCTTGAAGAACTGTATTAAAAAAGTATAAAAGAAGAAACAATGCAGTGGCAAATAATAAATTTATAGTCATAATCCCCCATAAAAGGGGACGATTTTCTACAGTAACTTCTGTAGGAATCACAGTAAAACCAATTATACTAACAAGTATAATTATAAACGTAATAAAAATACTAGTGATTCGATTTGGTATTTTTATGTAGTCCATTCTAACCTACTATAGATATTAAAAATTATAGGTAAAGTCATTTAATGCAAATGAATTAATAGCACCGGATGTAAGAAAGAAAAATGGAATTACAAGAAGATTTGTTAGAAGAAGTAGTACAAGTCGTAGTTCTGAATTTTGATATGCATATAAGAGCGCGAGAAATAAGATTGGTATAAGTGCGCTTAAAACAGCAACTGATACAAAAGCGGGGTATTCCCCCTGTACATCAAATTGTACATCTTGCCGGGCATGTACTTTCCAAGGATTTAGATAGATTGTCCAGAGAGAAACAAGTATCAATAATATATCAAAGAGTAAAATAAAGAGGGGGGCCTGGGTTGGAAAAGCTGTAAACAAATACAACATCATTGTGTACATTAGTAAAGAGGCCCCAATTGAATACGTGAGTATAAGACTCGATGTAGTTCCATAAAGAGGATTTGTAGCAGGTGTTTTTACTCTTGTTAGAAGAAGAGATATACCCCCTAGTATGATTGTGACGACGACTCCTAGTCCATACGCTGCAGTCGATACCGCCATTCTACTAAAATAGAACATTTTTACAAAGTAAAGTGAAAGATTATCGATTTAAAAAGGATGTTACCGAATTAGCCATATTTACAGAATAAGCTTTCATATCATACGGTACAACAATAATAATAAATATAAATGTAAATACTAATATGATTAATATAATTGGTATAAATAAATTGTTGAAATATGAATAATTGAATCCAGTATCAGCCATTCCTCTAACTAAATAAAATGTTTTAACTCTAATAAGAGAACTATGTTATGTGCACCTAAACTTCATAAAAAGCCTGGGGAGTCTTGCTTACCAGAGAAGGTTATAAACCAAATTAAACGATCGTATAAAAAAACAAGAAGGCGATCACGGGGAGGAGGGAGTCTGAATGAATATCAATTAGTAAAAGAAGCACCCATTGATTTATCGGAAAAGAAGAATTTATTACAATTATTTCGACCAGGGAGTCCTGCTGCTTGGAAGAAAAATCCACGCGAATGGCTGGACTCTTACAATATTGAAGATGTACTCAATCAATACGAAGAGGCGCATCCCGAATTTGAATTCATAGGACCTGTGCCTATTGATTTTGCCAAAGAAATAGACGGACAGTGTGTTGTAGATGAATTATGCAAATTAAATCTAGCAGACGCATATGCCAAAGGAACTAGAAAAATTGGAATTGTATTCAACTTAGATGAGCATGATCAACCCGGATCCCATTGGATGTGTGCGTACATTGATGTTCCGGGAGACGGGCACGAAGGAGCCATGTATTATTTTGATTCCTATGGAATGCGGCCACCTACCCGCATTGCTACCTTCATGAAAGAATGTGGTCTTCAAGGCTGTACAACCCTCTTGTACAATGATATTCGTTTTCAACGAAAAGAATCTGAATGCGGTATGTATTGTCTTTACTGCATTTTATGTTTGTTGAAAGGAAAAACATTTGTAGAAGTGTGTGAAAATGCCATCAATGATGATACGATGATTAAATTTCGAAATATGTTGTTTTTAAGTTCAGATTCAAAAGAAGTAATTAAGAATGTGTGTGTGTAAGCCACGGTATAACGTACAATCTTTTTAAAAGAGAACAAATAGAATGAGCAATTCCGGTTCGGACTTTCTAAGCAATGCTAATTACGGACGAGTCGTTGGATTTCTTCGACAGTATTATGCACGGCAAACTGGTGTGACTGCAATTAATGAAAAAACAGATACACGGTTGCAGAAAACGGTGCAGCACTACATGAATGAAGTAGCAAGGGCGCAGGGAACTTCCAAACCTCTACCAGGATTGAATCAAGAAGTTGTACGAGAGACAACGGTTACAATGGATGCTTGGTTGAAGAAGAGTGAAGTAGTTCCCACTGGATTACCTGCTAAAAAAGTTGGAAGTAAAACTCCACAGGAAACGGTTGTAGCGGCGAGTGTTGTACCTGATTTTGCGGATCGTGCCGATGTAAATAGGATTTTTGATACCATGGACAATCGATTCAATACTCTTGCTGCAGAACGAGCGGGTTCTTCTCCCAGTGGCTTTCGTCTTCCTCAAGATACTCTTGAAGTTCAAGAAGATCCGGTTAGTTTAATGCAAAAGATTCAAAAACAACGAGAAGAAGAAGCCATTGCGCTTGGCATTGCAACTCCTGTTGTAACGATTCCCCCCAAACTTGTCATTCGTGAAGAAGCTCCTCCTGTTGTAGTAGATCCTATCGTACCTCCCCAACCCACTCCTCCTCCACCCAGTCTTGGCCTTCGTCAACAAGATTATGTAATTCCTCAAGAACCTGTAGTTAAATACATTGAAAAAGAAACAAATGTTTTTTTAAGTTCATTAGATCGTGATTGGAGTCGTGACAATGGTGAAAATCGTTACAACTTCTCCATCCGATTTAATCCAGGCAATACTCGTCTTGGATACGGTCTCAGTCCCGCTGTGCACCAACGATTTCGAAATATTGTCCGTATTGAATTTGTCAAAGCTATTCTTCCCACCGAAGGCTTAGATGCAGTCGTCCGCAACACCGGTACCTCTGGGGCCCCTACCTACGATACATCCCGTATCTACAACGTCTTTTCCTTTCCCTATGTAGCAGTTCGCATTGCTGAATTGAATACCAATGGTTTTAGCACCAATCCTGATCAGGATAATAATACCTTTGCGATGATTCATTATGATGCTACGTGGGTAGCTGATAACAATAGTAGTAATACGAATCGGTCAGGGTATACGGGTATGATTCCCAAGTTTTTGAAGTGTCAACGGGTGTACGAACCTACTCCTCTTGGCTCTCTTCAGAAACTATCCATACGATTGGAACGTCCTTCTCTGGATCTTCTTTCTCCTTCCAACGATGCACTTGATTTATCTGGTGTCTTTTTGAGTAATGATGTACCAGGGGGTATTACAAACAACAGCATTTATAATATTTCAGGAAACGGCTATATCTTTCTTCAGACGAGTACCTATTTTCTTCAGAGTGCTTTTGGAGAGGATGATCGTATTTATATTCAAAATGTAGTTGCTACCGGTGCTACTACAGCAGCTGCCACTGATTTTACAACCTACACGAATCAATCTGTAGGACATTTAGTAGTTGGGATTGCATCTAACACAGGGGGGACCATTACAGATGGTGCTAATGCACAAGGCTATGCAAATTATGTAATTATTCGATCTAGGTTTTTGGATCCTACCACTGGTTCTGTAGCGCGAGATCCGTTTGGAGGGGCTGGAAATGATACAGCCCTGGGGGATGCATTGAAGACATTGGTGCAACCAAATGCCCGAATCATTAATGCGAACCGTCAGGTGCATATGGTATTCCGAATTATTACGCGTGAAATGGATTCGGCCTCTAACATTCGTCCCGATAATGTGATGTAAGAGTAGGGAATGTTTTTAGTAATCGTATTGGCTATTGTAGCCGTTACGTTAGCTATTCTACTACCAGTAGCACAAAATCGATACACTATGAGTAAATGGTTTGGATCCACAATTGCGACTGAGAGTTTTGATACCGCGGATCCACACTATAATTCATTAGGAGCAACTCAAACTGTAAACTCTTTGAATCGTGTAATTCCTGTCACCGATCCAACTGGATCAAATACGAATGCGCAACTTCAAGCTGCTATGAGCACTCCTACCCCTTCTCCAGGTGGTGGTGGTATTACAGGAACAAAGGTAAGTGTCGTACGCAGTTCAGCAGCTGTACCAGGACGGAATGCTATTGCTGCTCAGGCTGCTTTTTGTGAAAAACAGAGTGGGATTGGAACGTGTGCTATGTTAGACGATCCTGCATTTGCAGGAGTCTGTGGAGTTTGTATTAAGAATGGTACTAAATCACTGGATACCACACCCGGTCAATGGGTAGGAGGGTTGTATATTAACAATGACGATCGATCTATTGCTACTACTATGAAAGCAGATCCTCAGCCGACTGCAGGAGGATGTCCCCCTGGTTATTTCTTTTTGGATCGTGCTTCTTGTGAAAAAGGAGTGAATCGAATGCAATGTGCCGATGCAGGAATTGCCGGTGGATGGAGTGGGCCTTCTGCTCCCCTTATGGATTCTAAATGTGCATCCAGCACCCCTGGTGGCCCTTTTGTCTACGATACCAAAAATAGATCTTTTTTAGCAAATATTCGATTTATTGTACCCAAGGGGACAGGTACAACCACTGTAACTCTATATCGACTAGGATCGGATGGAGGTCGTGGAAAACAAATTGGAGCCATGGAAGTGAATCATAGTAAAGAAGTACTTCTTACCACCTGGGAACCGGTCGTAGAAGGAGATTCATTACAGTTGGAAGTAGTGCAAGAGTTTGCTACTCATACCAAAGGAACACCAGAAGTCTATGCAGTAGGTCGAAATGGATATTCATTTACACAAAATACAGCTGCTACCATGTGTAAATCATTAAATTCAAATCTAGCTACGATTGCACAAATAGAACAGGAGCAAGGATATGGTGCAGATTGGTGCTTTGCAGCACATGTAAGCAACGGTCCTCCCCGCTATCCTACTCAAGTCACGCGAGATGGATGTGGTTCCAAAGGAACGAATGTATATGGAACTGAATCTGATCTACGAGGGGCCACTTGTTTTGGAATTAAACCCTCTGTTAACGATGATTATAGTAGTACCAATACGACTGTAATGCCCTTTGCAGACAAACCCTCCCCACGAGAGTCTCGTGTTGGACGCATTCAACGTGGAGTTCGCGGCTTCTTAGCTCAATGGGAAAATACCTACGATCAAACCAATGCTTATAAAACAGCTATTCCTTTTGAAAAGACTCTAACATCTGATAGTAAACGATTAGGAAGTTTTTCTAGTAGTGGATTGATTGCTGCTCCTCGTGCTGCAGACTTTCCTAAATTTTTATCCAATCAATATTGGATTTGGTCAGGAAATCGTCAAACGGCTATCTTTCGTTGCAAAGTTCCTGCTACCTTCTTACCTCCTGTTTATGCAGAAGATGCAGCTGCAGTAGCTGGAAAGCCGTTACTATCGCAGCGAAGTTCTCTTACTGCAGGAAAAGTATCTCCTTGCACGACTCCTCCCTATTCTGCAACTTGTTTGATTAGTTTATTTACGGCGGCAGGAGGGGATGGAGCTAAAGGAACTCTTTCTCCCACAATTGGAGGAGCAGCTGCTATTCAAGAATTGCAGAGAGGATCTGAAGATGCTATATCAAATTATGTAAGTGAATTAGTTGGGATTGCTACAAGTGGAGTACTTCCTGGTGGATCTCTTGCTTCACGTGCTGTAGTAAATCAAGCAGCAATGAAACTATTTGGTTTTGAGATAGCATCTCCTTGTGAAGAAATTGTAGCAGGATCGGATGGATCTGTTGGATTACTTCCCAAAGAAGCGCCGATTTCACCAGAATGCATGGATTTTTTATATCGCAATGCTGGAAAAGAAGGATTTGAAGGAAGTGTCAAATCAACGATTCCTGCTACGTATGTTTCCATTGGAGATCGGTACAGCGGTATTCGGAAAGGGGAATACGGTGTTACAAAAAGGCAATTAACTGCAACACCTTTTCAAACTTGCACACCCAGAGGAACTATTGCTCCCTTGAAGGGGGGACAGGTAGATTCGAAGGCAGTTCAGAAAATTACATCTTCTACGGATGGATCAATCGAAGGAATTCAAGGATTTTTTAATCGTATTTTTCAATTGGCAAACACGGATGGATCTCAGGATACATTGGCAGCTTGTTTTGGGATTACACTAGCTCCTCCTCCCAACTGGATTGAAATTGCTAGTCTTGGAAAATGGATCTTGGATCCTGGTCCAAACAATCGACTCACCATAATTGCAGTAGGAGATGATAACAGTGTGATTGGAATAAGTCCGTTTGCTCCTTCGATATGGGCAAGTACCGTACTGACGGGAGTCTACAAGATGATTCCAGGAACACTTATACAAATTGATGCAAAAAGTTCCACGCTGTGTGTAGGAATTGGTGCGGACAATAACGTATACCAGCGAGGCACCAATGGTTGGTTCCGTATTGGAATGAGAGCAAAATGGGTAAGCATTGGATCCGATGGAACGATTATTTGTGTAAATAATGAGAATGGAAGATTATGGCGATACCTAGGAAGGGTGGATGCATGGGAAAACATTCCAGGAAATGGAATCGCTCAAATTAGTGTAGGAAATAGAAATATAATGTGGTGCGTTGATGTAAAAGATCAGATATTTAAATGGAATGGTAGCATATGGGAGTTGATTCCAGGCGCTCTAACACAGGTTGTTGTATCTAGTAAAGGAAAAGTAGCTGGAGTAAATCGTCAAGGGAATATATGGGGTTATTCTACTCGCCTATCTGATTGGAAACGAATCCCAGGGGGAGCTACCAATATTAGTATTAGTGAATCGTATATGGCGATTACCAATTCACAATCTTTGATCTATTATTTGAAGATATAGACTTTTATAGATCCTTTAATAGGGAATGAAGTATTGGATAGGAGTTTTATTGATTGCTTTCTTGCTATTGATACTTCTAACATCTGCTCCTGTTGTAGAACGATTTTCAACTATTGCGCGAACTAATTTTGTAGCAACGCAACAAGCAATGCCTTCTTTGAATACTGTGTATATTAATCCCGGTTTGGCCACAAATGCAGTCAATCAAGCCATGAATACCTCTGATGGATCCGTAGTAGATTATACAAAAAAGTTTCAAGAGGATCCGATGATTCAATTTCGATCCAAGGATGAACAGACGTGTCGATTAGCCCGGCATCCTCGCCAACTGAATCGTGCTTTGACCGCCAAAACTGGATGTGGGTGGTGGTTTGTTCCTGATGGACTCAGTCTAGGAACGCTTGGAACGATTGCAGGTCCTGCTGATCGTCAAATTCCGTTCAGATATCCTACTGGTACTTGGTATTGGAATTTAGAGGATGCTGCTCGTATGGAAGATATTAAACTTTGTAAACGAATTACACTCTGTGAAGCAGTGACATCCGAGTGTGGGTGGTGTGAGTCGCAGGGTCATGCGGTTCCAGTCAATTCGGATGGAAGTGTAAAATATCCTACCGATGATACTGGTTCTTGTAGTACTCGACCTTTTACAGGAGGAAGCTGTCCCTCTCCTATTGCACCACCTTCTGTGCCCATTCTGGATACCAATGGAAATGTGGTAGGGGAGACGACTCCTCCAGCCCCTGTTAGTATTTGTGCACCTCGCAATGGAAAACTAACACGAGAATGTTTACTGGCCTTAGCTTCCGCGCGTGGTTGCACTCCTACTGGAACTCTCTATCAAATGATAGCGCGTGGATCCTCTCCTACAGAATCTGATCGTGTAGCCATGGATATTCTCTCGAAAGCCAATGTGGTGACTCTTACCCCCGATCTCTATGGGAATGGAAGTCTATCAATTAGTACTGCATTAACAGCTTATACTAGTTTGACAAATGCAATGGTGAGTGGAAAATCCAAACAGATTCAACAGGCGGCACGGTATTTAGCCATAGGAGGGGAAGAGATCAATCTTTGCGATGTAGGAGAGGATGCGTTGGGACCTTTTTCTCCCGAATGTTTGGGCCGTGCCTTCCGTGAAGCTGGTTGCCAACCCTCTGGTGCCAAGTATCCTCATGATAATTCTGCGGTTGCAGGGCAACCATGGGGCAGCGTTAAAAACTCCTACCGAACCTTGGCTGGATCTATGTATTCCACCGATGCGTTTGCACAGGCAGATGCAGTAAAGGATTGCATTGGCACCTCGTTGGATCTTTTTACAAGAGTCTAATGTTGGTACCATTTACATTTCTTTTCTATAATTAGAAATGACATCTACTTACAATATGTCACATATCCGAACGGATAAAGACCGTGTGGAACTATTTCATGCAATGGTGAATAAAATAAATAAAACGATTCAAACAGCGAATCGAACAGATTATATTGTCTTACATATTATTAAACATCTTAATAAAGAGAATATCATTTATGATGGTATTTATTACAATTTTGAAAAGTTTATTAAAAAAGTGGAGCAAGATACGCGAAAAGGATTTATTTTTAAAACAACAACAATTCGCAATAGTGATCAGTTAAAGACACTCTTAGTAAAAATATTTGCAACAATCCAAAAAATTATTGGTAAAAAAGAAATCACAAAGGAACTAGAACGATTTCTAGAAACGGAACATGGATACGATATCTGTAACAAACTATCCGTTAATTTATTTAACTTTCTTATCAATTATCATTATTACGATGGGTTTGACACCCTTCTGTTTTTGGATACAATTTATCCCGAATTGGCACAAGAAATTCAGCGTAAGAAAATTGCAGATCCTCCACAGATTTTAAATGCGATACGAGAAGAACGTAGTAAACCAGCTCCTTACCGTCGTCCCGAGCCCCCTGCTCCTGCTCCTGCTCCTGCTCAAACAGGAGGTCGTCGCCGTAGTACTCGTAGTAGTACTACATATCCTTTTCAACGAAAACGAAATCGTACTCGTCGTAATAAGTAAAAACAATCTTCTATAGTAGAATATGGGGTTTCAAACTCCTCAAGATATTGTCGATTCATTCCATGAAATGACAACATCTATTTTAAATACAATTGAACTAGCAAAAAAAGGAAAAAGACTTGAATTAAATATGATATTTGAATTAGAACAAAAAGCTCTATTCTATAATGATACCTATTTGTCATTTTCTGATCTTATAACTGCTCTTAAAAAAGATACTCATTCTATAAAATCATATTTTCCATTTTTTAGTAGTTCTTCTAAAATTACATCGCAAAAAGACTTGAAACCGCAATTAAAAACAATATTAAATTCAATTAAATCTATAATTCCAAAAATAGTAAAAGAATATGGAAATGTACTTGATTATATAAAAACTAATAAACAATTTGATATTTCTCCTTCTTCTGTAATCAATATGTTTCATGTATTAATTAATTATGCAAGAGATACACATATGTTTAATACAATTGAACTGATTGATGGTGTATGGCCTGATTTAAGACAAAAGATTATTACAAGAAGTATAGATGTTGCAAATTATTTAAATAGTCCATCTCCTTTACGAAATACTCGACGAAATATTCTTAGGAATATTCCTAGGAATATTCCAAAACCTATCATTTCTCAAAATGATACTCAAAAAGTGTATCCCTTTGGAGCTTCTTCTACTCGAAAACGTAGAAGGATATAAAGAAAGTAGTATATATCTTATAAAATGCTTATAGTTACATTTGCGGCTTTTAATTATTTAAATACTGTATGGAACCAACCTAACAAGCAATCTATTGATGATCGAATGGATCAATACGTAAAAAATTTTTGTATAACGCTATGTATTTCAGCAGTTATTCCTTTTACAATCTGTTATGACATTGGTCATAAAATTGGAAAAGAGTATTGTAGATCTGAAGAAGTAGTGGCTGCAGAACCTGTAGCACCCCTTCGACGAAGTGCTCGATTGGCGGAAAAGAGAGCTAAACAGCTTTAATGGAAGATTCTTGAATTGCGATATCTTTTTCCAGGAGGGGATGAAACAGATATTTCATACTTTTTGTCATAGTGGTAGGATGATCTTTATCTTGAGGAAACCAGTAACAAGCTTGAGTAAATCCATTTTCTTTTTTATTTAATTCGCAATCGATTGCAGAGGCTTTCATGACATCTAACAGGGATGTATTGAGGTGTTCTTTTGATTCTGCAATTTTTAAAATAGTTTGATCTGTGGTAAGGGATTTATCTTTAATTTTAAAGGTTTGGATAACGGTTCCTTTGTCTAATTGTTCTTTACTAAATTTCATAATATAGAAATAGGTATCTACTACGCGATCTTCAGGGGGGAGATCGGCATGAGAGCAGATACGAATAGCACGACCTTTTACTTGATCGGTGCGCACTTTGTTCCAGTAAGGTTCCATTATATGGACTTGCCGAACATTACTTAATGAGATTCCTTCTGCACCAGATTGAGTAATTAGAAAGACTTTTACAATGGCTCCATCACGATTATGATCTTGTCCTACCAAGGCTTTTACTTCTTCTGCCAGGGAAGATGGTACTTTAGACCATTCTGCATTAAAAATAGCTTTTAAAATATCTCGTTTCTCTTTGTTTACATTTCCAGTATATTGGATGTAGCGAGGACGTTTTCCACCTATTTTAGTAGATTCTTTGAGATGCCATGTTCCTTTTCCATCTGTTTCAATATCCATCGAACCATAATTTTGTTGCTGTTCTAAGGCCATTGTAAATAATGTAACGCCCTCTAACGTCTTGAATTGAGTATAGATCAAGACGGGGCCAGGGGAGGGAAGAAGTGTATCCAGTATTTTTTGATATTTGGGACTATAAAGTTCTAATTTTCCTTTTGCGAAATAAATATCTTTCTTTTCCTTAAATGTAGTAATAGCAGTTTGAATTTTATCTTCATAGGTAGTTTCTTCTTCTGGCTCGGTTTCTTCCTCTGGTTCTGCTTCTGCAGATTCTACATCTACTAATTTTTTTGCATGAGTGGGACGGGGTCGAGTCATATCTTCTGGAAATGCAAAATTACAAACGGCTCGACTAAAGATTTTAAAAGTAGCACTTACTTTTTTAGTAATTAAAGAATACATTTGAGATCCTCCTACTGCTGAGGAAAACTGCCTTCCTTCTTGATCTATTTCCTGTTTACGAATTTCTGTATAAGCTCCCAATTGTAAATTACTCATATCTAATTCAAAAATTGTATCAGGATTTGCTTTTGCCATCATATTAGGATCTTCACCTTTGTAATAAGAAATAAGTCCTGATAATCGAGACATGAGAACAAATTTACGAGTTTGTTTCACTTCTAATTTAATAGGATCTATAAAAAGTTCTTGAAACTGTTCTGGTAGGTCAGGTAATCGCGTCGTGCAAGTAAATACAGGGGGACCCAAGGAGGGAAGATCCTTTTTTAATCGTTCAAACAAGGCTGGTAAATCTCGTTCTCGGCTAATTTCCTCCTCCTCTCCTGCCAAGGTTTCCTCTCGTACAAGTCCTTCTGGTACTTTCTTAAATCCACTTGAAATAGGAGTTACATTAATTTCAGCAGCTCCTCCTTCCTGGCCGGATACAACTTCAACAAAATCAATCTCTGGATGCGCTTCTAACACTCGAATTGCATTGTCTTTTTCAGAAATGGGAATTGAGGTTTTAATAATTCGTATATCTCCTCCTAATAAATTTGCTAAAATGCCTACCTCTTGAGGAAAATTAATAATAGGGGTTGCCGATAAAGCAATGATCTTGGCTCCCACTGCATTTCCTATCATTCGATACAATAGATAAGCAGGACTATATTTTTTAGGAACTTTACAATACGCAGGGATATAATTAGCTGCAGCTTTGGGATAGGAATGAGATTCTGGTTTTTTAGGATCATTATATATATTTTCCAAATTACTATTATTTATCATACGAATCATATTATGGACTTCATCAATAATCACCGTAGCACCATCAAACATACGAGGCGTAGTACAGGCCCATTCTCGCACCGTTTCACTTCGCAATCCATTGTAATTTATAAATTGAAATCGTTCTTCAATATGTTCTTCAATTTGATTTCTAATTTCATCCTGATCGGATCCTGATAACGTCTCAAAATTAGAGGGTTTGTCTGGAATGGGAACCCACGCTCCTTTTCTCCGTTCAATCAACATACGAGATAATTTAATTACATTTAACAAAAAGGCTACTTCTGGTGTAATTTCTTTAGTAGAAGGAACTGCTATAAATTCCCAAAAATTGTTGGTTCTGAAAAGAAAAGGTCCGCATTTTTGAATTTCTGAAATATAGTTGGGACGCAAAGAAGCAGGTGTCATAATAATAACTGGACCCGTTGACATCAGAGCTTCCATGGCTGCAATAGAAGTGCAACTCTTTCCACTTCCTAACCCATGATTGACTAAGATTCCACGAAAGGGAGAGGCTCGTTGCATGTAATCTCGAATTAACTGTTGATACTTGAAGGCCTTCTGTTCCCCTTTGGATGCGGACTTGATGGCTTCACAGGCCTTGGGATCAAATTCTTTGGGACGCTCTTTCAAATAATAGGACCGAAAGGTCTGCAACATAAAATTGGCAAACGCACGACGAGTCGTGGGAACCGTGGTTGTAAGTTTTACACCCACTGTGTCCTTTTCAATCTCCTTTTTAATTTTTGATTCTAATTCCACCAAATCCGTGGAAGGGGCAGTTGTACTTATAGTAGGAATAATTGGTGCTGGTTCAGGTGTTACAGTATTGTTTGCATTGGTCGCTTTCTTGGTTTTCTTCGCTTCTGGTGCTACCTTCGCTTCTGGTGCTTCCTTTGCTACCTTTGCTTCATTCGTTTCTGGTGCTTCCTTCGCTTCTGGTGCTACCTTCGCTTCTGGTGCTACCTTCGCTTCTGGTGCTTCCTTTGCTACCTTTGCTTCATTCGTTTCTGGTGCTTCCTTCGCTTCTGGTGCTTCTGGTGCTTCTGCCTTGACTTCTTGTCCAATGGGTTGTACTGCCGTATAGGTCTCTAACATATTGGCTAGTTCTGGTGGATCGGGTGCTACAATCATCTTATCCCGTGCAAGAGGTGCCTTGAATCTAGGCGGCGGCATTCTAATTATGGGGAGGATAATTTGCTTCGCAAATTATCCTCCCCATAATTAGAATCTGAGTTTGTTACTTGCGACGTAGTCGCAAGTAACAAACGGCATTCTAAAAAGGATAGATAAAACTGGCTATAAAGTACTCTACATAACAATCTATAAACTATTCCTCCACCTCTAACATCTGTAATGCTAATCGTGACGCTTCCTGTTCTGCCACTCGTTTGTTACGAGACGTAGCAGTTACCAATACGCTTCCATCTGGATTCAATACCCCCATGGTAAAGGTACGATCGTGCAAGGGTCCTACAATTGCAACTTCTTTGTACTTAGGCGGTTGATGAAATCTAGATTGATACAATCGCAATAGCTGATCTTTAAAATTATTATCCTCTGCAATCAACGATGTAAAATCAATTTCCTTTTCAAATAAAGTAATCAACCAAGTTTGCACCTTTTTAAAAGCAATTCCTGCATCCTTCTTCACAGCATCCAAATAAATAGCCCCTACCCACGCCTCTAACATGGATCCTAATATCCTTAAATTCTTTCGTCCATTGCACATCTGTTCTACATGTCGACTCAATACAATCCATTTTCCAAATCCTATGAGTGTAGCTAATTCACCTAATGATTTATTGTTTACTAAACGAGTTCGTAACCGTGTCAAAAACCCTTCATCCGCTTCTGGATATCGTTCATGAAGATACAAAGCTATTACACATCCTAAGAGGGAATCTCCTACAAATTCAATCGCTTCATTGTCCGCTGTACAAAGAGGCATACATCCCTCCGGTCGTGGTACGACTACAACCACCTCTTCTGTAGAACTCAAAGGCCCTTCTGGACGATCTACATAACTTCGATGAATACAGGCCTGACGAAATAAATCCATACTAGCCGGTTTTTCTTTGAGTCCATACGTGGTCAATATACGTGTAATCTCGCCATCGGGTATAACCCGATTGGCGAGATTCCAGGGATTGTACGAACGTTCTGTCGGTGTCGTCATCTCTACCTATTCTATATTTAATTTCTTTATGCGTATAAATATGATTTATGAAATATACACTCTTAGAGGGGGACATGCAGGAATGCAAAATCAAGGATAGATACTATCCATATTATAGCAATGGTACTTCGGGTTGTACTCCCCCTCTACTTCCTACGGACCCATAAATAAAATGATATGCAACTTTGCATTTAGTTCTTTTCTTTGCTTGGTATCCAATCAGTGAAAAGCGGTAAAGTAGTAATAAAATAAAATTCAGAGTAAGAAATGTCGCCTTTGTCCTGGTATTATATGTGGAGTCCCAAATTTGAAGTCTTTCATCGAATTATTCAATCCACCTTTACGGACAAGGACGTGCAGCTCCATCCGATCTATCTCGATCAATCCCACTTTGATAAAGAACTCTACAAGGCCAAGGGGCAACATCATTGGTCCGGCTGTGTTCTGAAACTTGATCTATTACTGGAACGTCTACGTCTTACAGAACACAAAGGACAGTACATTGTCTTTAGTGATGCAGATATTTATGCAAGGCCTGGTATTGCTGACAAGTTGAATGAATCCATCAAAGAAGGAAACAATATGTACTTTCTTCAAGAAACATTTACCGATCCTCGTGCAAACATTGGTTTGATTCTTTTGAAATGTACAGAGGAGGTTTGCAAATTTTGGGAAGGAGTTCGTGAAGAAGTTCTCCGAGACGGAAGTCATGATCAACTCGTTACCAATCAGCATCTTGTAAAAACATCCCTTTCTTGGAAACTATTGGATCAATCTTGTCTCAACTCTAACATGGTGAATCATTCCAATAAAGATACGTTTTTATATTGTCAAATGCTTTGCTCCTGTCGTTGCTATGAACCTGATATGGCCGAAAAATTGTTTGGATATCTCCACTACTTTTCACTAGAACCCTATCTCGCCTTTATTCCACCTGTAATTCAGGCATTTTTAGCAAAGATGCACGAAGTATTTAAACTTCCCGTCCCCTCTTACATTATATATCGGTTCGGATGAAGGTCTTGATCAGCGACTACCATGCCGGTTGCCAACTGTGGCAACAGGCTCTCCTTACCGAGCTCGGCCATACCGCTGTCATTAATAGTTTTTCGGGTCATCAATTTCTGATTGAAGACGCTAAAAAGCAAGATCTCACCCCCCTTTCAAAACAAATTATTCGAGCTGAGAACATTCAACCCGTGTTGGAGTCGGTAGGAGAGTTTGATACCGTCGTCGTCAGCTTCCCTCCCAAAGCCATTGATCTCTACAAGAATACAGCATTCAAGAAACCAAAGATTTTGAATTGCGGCCATCGTCTTCATATTCATACTCGCCACGATCCCACTTTTGTAAAAGACTTGATGGAACGTGTAGAGAAAAAAGAAATTCTTCTCTGCTCCATGTCCAACTATGATACTGAATATATTAAACATTATACTGGAATTACACCGATTCAACTAGAGGTGGCCTGTTTTCATCTTCCTCGCGACTTGGTTTACAAACCAACTCGCAAAGAGATTCTTATTTCGCCCGTTCATGCTACCTCTGTTCTTCCCTTTGCCTCCGTGGCGCAAATGAATGAACTGGCGAAAGGAGAGTTTAAATTTAGCAGTGTCAAAGACATTTATCCCAAATATACTTATTATGATCTAATGAATCATCCGGCTACCGTTCTCTTTCCCTATTCCGTCTTTTCCATTTCTATGATTGAACTCTACGAATCAAATATTCCTATGTTTGTTCCTACCATTCGTCTTCTCATGGAAACTGGGTTGATGAATGATGTAAGTATTTTTCCATTGTATGGACCGTTGGAAGAGATGGAACGGATTGATATTCCTCACCCAGACTCTCCTCATCGCTACAGTCCTAACTCCCTCAAACAGGAGGATAAAGAGTATTGGCTCCAATATGCCTATTTTAATACAAAAGAAAATGTTATTTATTGGGATTCACCGGCTGATCTTTTTGCAAAATTGAAAAGTATAAATCTTCAAGTGGTAAGTGATCGAATGAAGATTGAAAATGATCGTCACCATGCGACGCAGTTAGAGAATTGGAAGATTGTTCTTGCAATCTTAGGCAAATAACTTCTGATACGCCTTCAGGGCTTGATAGGATTGTTCAGGAACAAAGTGTTGAATGGCTTCTGGATCCGTAGCCAACGCTTTAATAAGTTTAGAATTATTCAGATAGCCTGGAACTTCTTTTGAAAAATCTACCAAATAATCATGTTCATTCCGTTCCTGCACCACCGTAGCCTTGTCATAGACTACGGTGTGACCCTTTGCCTGAGCATAATACGATCCCCAAATATCATCCATACGTCCCACCAATGGAAACAAAAAATAGTCTTTCATGGCCTCCCGTGTAAAAAATGTATTCTGACTGTTGAAAGGGCTGATGACCGATCCACAAAATGGAAAACATCTATCATCAAATTTACAAATAGGAGCAACTGTGAGACGAGAGATTGCATCCACATCTGGATCCCCATCCCAAAAGTTAGCTTGAATGGTTGGCTTTGCAATGACAGTTTCAGAAGTAATGGAATTCTTTTTGAGAATCATGTCCAACGGGTAGCCACGATGCCACAACTCTTTGTGATTGGTGGCGGAGAGGGGGTCGAAGACGGAAACCTCGGTCGGAGTATGGCACACAATGGGCTGCGGATCTCCTAGGAGAAGATTGGATCCCCATCCTGCCTTCGGAACATTATCATCATCTACACTGGCAATGATGGTGGCTCCCCTACGGTAGGCCTCACTGTAGCCAATGTTTCTTCGCTGGATGCAATTCCAACCCAAGAGATCACTTAGTTCTTTATAGTGTGTCTCTTGGTACTCGGGATCCAAATAGATCAGATTGGACATAGAACGGTAGGAGTCGTGAGGAGTTTTCTTATCACCGACCACGATCAGCTGCCAACCGGATAGATCGGCAAAAAGTTTAACCGCTTTACTGGGTTCAAAAATAGTCGTTGTCACAATAAAGTTCATTTATGGTAGCAACGATGATTTTTAAAGAATGAGAACGCTGTTCAAAAGCACGTGTATCCAGCATGGTAGGGTGGTGGTGTAAGAGCAACCACGCAGCCTCCAAGACACAGCGCCACTCCAAAGAGAAGGACGCCAAGACCCAAGAATGGGTAAATGTACGCCCAAAGAGTGGTCAGTACCCATCCACAGGCCGTGAAGGGAGACAGTGCGAATGCAAGGAGGACGGTCCACAGTGTGGACCCCATCCATACACAAAGTGTGAATAGAAAGTTAATTACGTCAAGGACGAAAGGAACCGGCTGGGGGAGTTTCATCAGCATGGTAATTATAGATGCAAACATATTGATTAAAATGATAAATAGTATTTTTTGCAGAGGATATATTCTATATTGTAAAAAAAGGTAATCAATTTTATAAATCAGAAAAAACATCCAGAGCATTTCGAATAGCAGCATCCATATTAAAATATTTATAATTGGCTAACCTTCCAACAAAATGTATCTCTGCTCCCTCCTTGGTTTTATTGTGTTCTTTGGCCAACTCTTGGTACATTTCGTAGATTCTTTGATTTTCAGGAGTCGGTACAGGATAATACGGCTCTCCTACATCGGTTGTCTTCTCGTGAACCAATACAGTATAGGGAGAAGATTGATGTAAGAAATGTTTATATTCTACTGTACGGGTGTAAGGATTGGAAGGAGAGGGATCATTCACTACACTATTCGGTAGAATCGTTCCTTCACATTGTTTATATTCTTTTACAAATTCAATCGATCGATATTCCAGTTTTGGAAGTCCTTTAAAATACGAATCAATGGGTCCTGTATAAAATAAAAACTTTGATGGTGTATGAAGAGAAGGATCGTAAGAGGTGTTGAGATGGATTGTAATATTTGGATGCGTTAACATGGCCTCTACAAACTTTGTATATCCATCTTGAGGAAGGGCTTGGTATTTATCATCAAAGTAACGATCATCAAAATTGGATCGTACAGGAATTCTAGCGAGAACGGAAGGATCTAATTCTCTTGGATGTTTATTCCATTGTTTAATAGTGTAGGGAAGGAATAGTTTTTCATAAAGATCTTTCCCCACTCTGGAGAGAGCCATTTCTTCACTGTTACTGGGACATCCCATGACGGGAGGAGGAACTTGATTCAATTTCAACCACTCTACCATCTCCTCCTCTGATTTCAGATTGGCATTGCAAAGTTGATTGACAGTCGTAGCATTCACCGGAATAGGAACATAAGTAGTGTTATCAATCTTGGCAACGACTTTGTGATCCCATCGAATCCATTTTGCAAATTTCTGAATGTAAGCCCAGACTTCTTCATCATTTGTATGAAACAAATGAGCTCCGTATAAATTTATACGAATACCGGTGACTTCATCTTCATAATCGTAGACATTTCCTCCTACATGGTTTCGCTGGTCAATGACGGTGACTTTGTAGCCTTTGTTGGCATATCGTTCGGCCAAGGTGGCTCCACTGAGACCGGCTCCTACAATCAAAACATCCATTTCTGTTTATAGATGTTTTGATTCTACTGAAAAAACGAAAAGTGAGTTAGTCCGAACAATCGTATTGATTATACAACCATCCTTTGTGAGGTGGATCATCTTCCATATATTTTTTAGTTACTAAATATAGTAAACAACTGTAGATAACTCCTGCTGTTACCAAACCAAATACAACAGGAAGATCCATTAATTTACTTGTTAAATGGATATAAACTTTATATCAATTTTTAATCTGCAAAGGGTGTTAAAACCTTCCATGATTCCTCTGCCAACGATGCCCACTCATCATAATACATATAAATAGCAGACACAAGGGCGGTTGGTAAAACAACTTTATCTTTTTGAATATCCTCTAATAAATCACCTACCAGTTTGTACCGTTTGGAAAGAAGTTCAGGATCTTTTTTATCGTTTTTTGGACTATAATCATCTGGATTCCATCTTATGAAATAGACGGGAAGACCTCCAAAGGATTGGCCAATGTTGATCATTCGCGTCTGTTCGCAAACACAAGCTCTGTCTCGGTGCTGGTGTTCGTCGCATTCTAAAATTACAATCTTATCACCAAAATCAAAGATGCGATCAGGACGTTCTTTTCCGCAAATTCCTTCATCAATTATAGTATCGGTAGAACTTCCCTTCAAACCTCTAACATCCAGAGAATCCATCAGTGCATTTTGTTTTGCAAGTCTGGCGGTTGCAAAAGAAGTTGGATCGCAGTGTTCACATTTATTCTCTTTGTTGAGAATGTAAAGAAGGGTACAACTACTGCAAGGGCGTTCGACTAAATTTTCATCTTCATCTGTTTTATGAATTTCACAATGGCGTGGAACCCAATTGATTCCATAGATGGCTAGATCTTTACATTTTTTACATTTAGAATTTGATTTGCGAATCATACCGGCTTCACGGTGTTTGGCGCAGTGGGAGCGGGGATGACCTGGTTTGCCGTAATGAACTCTGCTAGGACAATCTGTATATTCGCATCGTTTTAATTTTACATTTATCATATCAGATGTCTTATGTTTAGCACAAAACCGTCCTTTACCACCTGGTAAATCAAAACTTGGTGTTATTATACAATCTTTGTATATACATTTTATTGAAGAAATATGTATCATTCCTTCTAATTTATGTTTTGTACAAAATTTACCTTTTTCTCCAACTATATCATAATTTGCTCTTAACTCACACCCAGTGTAATTACAATAAGTATGCGATACATCTACCATGTCATAAGTTTTATGTTTTGTACAATAATACGGTTTTTTACCTTTTATATTATATGTTGGACGTATATTACATCCTTCAAATTTACATTGATCGTGTCTAATATCTACCATATCTGAAGACTTATGTTCAAAACAAAACTTAGCTTTTCCTCCAGGTATATTAAACCCTGGCTGTTTATTACAACCCGTATATTCGCATATTTTATTTTTGACATTAATCATCTCTGGAGTTTTATGTGTTACACAATACATACCTTTCAGACCTTTAATATTAAAGGATGGTGTAATAATTTTACAATCTTTGTATACACACCTCTTATTTTTTAAATCAGTCATTTCTTCAGTTTTATGAATTTTACAATATCGTTTAAGTTCTCCTTTTATACCAAATATTGGCGTAATACTATCACAATCCTCATAATCACATCTTCTTGATAAAACATCAACCATTTCGGCGGTTTTATGTTTTACACAATAAGATGGGTTTTCTCCTTTCATCCCATAAGATGCACCTTTGGTGCATTCTTTGCATATTCTACCCATTTTATTTATTGAAAAGAATATAAACTTTATATCAATTTTAAAAAAATAATTAATTTACTCATCTGAATCATTGATAACTTCTATATCTTCTAAACAAATATCTGATTGTTTAAAGAGGATCATGTAAGGCATAAAAAATGATATAAACTTAAATCATAATAATATATTCAAAAGAGTAGCAATGGCTACCTATCATGAACTGATGGGTTTTAAAAACTTACCCAATGGGCATTGGTTGAAAATAGATGCAGAAGGACAGTTGATAAATCAGATACGATTTACTACTATGCTTGGTAAAAAACTAGGTTTTACTAAGTCTGAAGACTGGTATAGTATATCACAAAAACTTATAAAAGACTTTGGAGGCGATGGATTGATTACAAAATATTACCATCGTTCTCCTATTCAGTTTGTAAAGGCTATGTTTCCAGACTATACGTTTAGAGACTGGTTATTCATAACATCGCCCTGGGGATATTGGAACAATCTAGACAATGTCAAAGCTTATGTTGAATGGTTGTATCACGAAAAAAAATTCAGTTCTGTAGATGATTGGTATTCTATAAGAACAAAGGATTTTCTTGATAATAAGGGGAACGGACTATTAGACGCATATGACAACACAATCCTAAACATTCTCAAGGTAGTTTATCCAACTGTTGAATGGTTTCCCTGGTTATTCTATAATACTGTAGGTAATACCTGGAAAGACTTTGAAAATCATTGTCGATATGTAAAGTGGCTGGAAGCAAAATTAGGTATATCCGATCCAAGTGGTTGGTATAATTATGACACAAGAATTGTTAATTTGAATCATGGAAATGGTCTGATTGCGAATTATTACCAGGGTGTATTATTTCGTTTATTGAAAGCTGTTTATCCAGACTACAATTTCAAAATGTATAAGTTCAAAAAAACACCAGATGGATACTGGGCGGATGCAGTAAATATAAAAAACTATCTTGCGGATTTATTCGAGCATCTTCGATATTCAAAAACGCACGATTGGTATAATGTAACTAGAGAGGATTTCCTGAAATTCTATGGGGGTGGTTTAATTGATAGAAAATCCTGCTATAAACTAATAATGGAAAATATAGAATATGATTGGGATGAATCTGAATTTATAAAGGCTGGTTATTCACAAAAAGCAATATCATTCTTTGATAGACTCTCAACTGCAATTTCAATTGGAATTAGACACAAACTAAATGGAGGGGAATATAAGATTTCTGGAACTTCCTATTCGGCAGATGGATATATAGAAAACTATAATAGTAGAAAAATCATATTGGAATATGATGGCTGTTGTTTCCACGGTTGTCCTGTTTGCTATCCAGATGGTTCAATTATAACACACTTTAATCCAGAAAAAACATATCAGGATTGCCTTGATTATACCAAAAAAAGGAAGTCTGAAATACAGGCATTAGGTTATGTTGTCCTAAATATCTGGGGATGTGAAGATACACCAACACTTAGTTTGAATAAATGGTTTGAAAGTCAGATATCAACTTATCATGTGTCTCCAATAGTTGTATCTAAAGCAGAAAGAGAGGTATTTGTTGTTCCTCAAAGAAATCGTATTGAACACCGTTGTGAAATATGTAATTTTACAGCGTTCAGAGAATCAAATCTAAAAAAACACTTAAAAACGAAATGGCATATTGAAAAAGCTAATAAACAAAAAGCAGAAACTCCTGTAAAAAGCAAAATAAAGAGTTGTAATCTGTGCGAATATCAAACAGAATACAAATCCAATCTTAATAGACACATTAAATCCAAACACTCATCAAATACAATTTCTCATATATTAGTATCTATTTAAAATATATTTTTAAACTTAATACCAATCTCGAGTTGGCAATGAAGGAGCAAACTGTCTTTCAACGGATGGCATCCAACGATTAAAATCGGAGTATCTGAAGAATGATTTGTCACCATCTGTAACACCTTGTTTTGCAAAGTAAGGATCATTGGTTCCATGATCAAAGATTTGCATTGAGGGATTTTGAGGGATCCATCCTGCGCGAACAGCCGAATTAATGGATGTCCCTTGGTCCGCATCCGCCCATGTTTCTCTCCTTGGTGTAGGACGTAATTCTGTAATTGCCCAGTTATTATCTCCTGTCTTTTCTACAACTGGTTCATATGCATCATTTGATCCAAATAACTTTTTAACAAGTTTTGCTATAAGGCTTGTTTCTTCCTCTTCCACATTCTTTTCTACTTTCGGTGGCGCATAGGAGTTTAACATGCGTCGTTCATTCTGTTCCCGTTGATCCAAGTCAGGTGGCATCAAGCCGTCGCCCATCATATTTTTGAAAAACACACCGCTCTTTGCCTCGCGGTACACGTTATCCAATCGTCCAGCAACGAAGACATCTTCTTGTGCTGCTTTGGCTTCCGAGTTAAACGGTAACTGCGCCCAATCCATTTTGTATTTATTTGTCAAATCATTGATAACAGCGGTGGACATGGCCCCATGGCGAGAGTTTCGTTCATTTTCATACACATTGGTACGATCGTAGTCCTCGACACTATTGATGGGAGTTGTATCCCATGGCCGATCTACGTCGGATTGGGTCACCACTCTTGTAGCATTTTGTTGATTGACGCCACTGGGGCCAATGGCACCGACTCCTAGCCCCCCTAACACGCCTTCCACGGGGGATCGGTATTCTTTGACTTGGGGAGGGATGCAGAGTTTTCCAGTCGAATACTGATCTGCCAAAGCACTGGTATATTCTGATAAATTTTCAAAGGTATGATCTCCCGGTAGGACATGGATCTTCCCATCCGATCCTCGTTTTGCATCGGTGAAACAACCGGGCACTTGTTCTGATGCAAATGATTCCGTCGTAGTTGATTGAATCATAATAAATACACCTGAAACAGTAATTGCTAAAACTAATACTAAAAAGAATAGGATCCATAAATAATTTTCAGATACAATTCTACGAGCCGTTGCACTTACTATAAAAATTCCTATTACAAAAATAAGAATTACAGTAAATATAGTTCCAAAATTGTTATTGGAATCCATCCCTCTGTTCTTATTCGTTCCTTTTTTTCAAAGACCTGAGTAAGGATGCCTCGACAAACTCGAAAATCAAAACGAACGTTAGATGTTCGTTCCGAGAAGGAAGTGGAGAAACTGAACTCTTTACTGACTCAGGCCCCTTTTACTCTTGTATTAATATACGCCGATTGGTGCCCTCATTGTCACGAATACCTTCCTACCTGGGATGAATTCGCAAATCTACCGGGACGAAATGCAAATATGGCAAAAGTTCATTTTGATATGCAAGAAAAGATTCCAAATATTGCAAATGCTAAAATTAATGGATATCCTTCCGTCATTAAGGTTTTACCCAATGGAACCATTGAAGAATACAAGAGTGAATCTGGTGAATCTACCAATGCTCTCCCCAATATGCGAGATAAGAATGAAATGATGAAAAATTTAAATATTAAACCCGTTCGTTCGAATAACTTATTTGGAAAGAATCGATCGAATAAACTACGCCAAAATTGGAATTTACTCGGTACTACTACAACTAATATGGAAAAGGAAGTTGTGGAAGCTATTGTAGCAGATGAGACTGCTGCAACTGCTGCGGAGAAGGAGGTTGCTGCGGAGAAGGAGGTTGCTGCGGAGAAGGAGGTTGCAGAAGAGAAGGAGGTTGCTGCGGAGAAGGAGGTTGCAATGGAAGCGATCAAAGAAGGAGCCAAAAAGAAAAATAAAACTAAAAACATTAACGTTCATCCAGGAGTGTTAACATCGCAAGATGTATTTGAAACGGAGAATGAATTAATTAAACAGAGAGGAGGGCGTCGGAAAAAGATTCAATCTTTTTTAACAGGTGGAAGTTTATTAGCCGATCTTCGTAAACTCGGAAATTATCTTAAAAAATGAAGATATTATATAAATAGAAAGAACTTGTATAAAAATGGAATTCGAATGTTTGGATTCTTTTGGCCGTGATATTCTCTTAGAAAAGGATGATGAATCTGAAACTGGATCTTGGGATGAAGAGAGTTCTCCTTATACCAAAGATGGTCCCAATGAAACGGATGCTCGACGAGAGTATCAAATCCTACTCTTTGGTTCTACTACCAAGGGGAAATCTATTTGTGTTCAAGTGGAGGGATATCGTCCATCTTTCTTAGTAGAACTTCCGAGTGAGATACCTCCTAGTAAGATTAAATTATTCTCATCCTGGATGTTAGAGTCTGTACATCCTTCCGCTGCTTCGCAAGTGACTTTCACTCACGAACGGCATAAAACTCTTTGGGATTATAATGGAGAAGCTCTTTCAAATTTTATTCGAATTGATTTTCCGTCCATCTCTTTATGGAGACGATGCATTGATTTATTTTGGGTAAAACCTAGTAAAACCGTTGGACGAATGTCCGTTCCTATGGAACTTTCTCCTTACAAACTCTTTGGAGTAGCAGGGCCCAAAATAACATTAAAATTATATGAAGCAAATGTAGATCCTCTTTTACGATTCTTTCACGAGCGAGATATTTCTCCTGCGGGATGGATGACTCTCACTGATTATAATTTTGCTGAGAGTAGTGAAGCTACAACATCACTATTTGTTACATGTAATTGGAAAAAAGTCACACCTCTTACACGTGATCTCCATGCTCCTCTATTGATTGCATCGTGGGATATTGAGTGTATGAGTGCCCACGGTGATTTCCCTTTGCCGCAAAAAACATGGAGAAAACCTGCTCGTGAACTTCTTGAACAAAAGATTTCTACCTACGAAGGAGTTTGTGAAGCTATTACTTCAACATTTCTTACAGAAAAACCATTGAGTTCAATTCATTTAAAAAATAAACCGGCAACTCCTCCTACCACCGCATTGATAGATTCACTTCTTTCAGGAACAAAAAAAGAGATTACTGCTGCATTAAAATCTAAAGATGTGGATGCCTTAGAGGAGACTCTAACATGTAGTATGCCTAGTATAGCTGGGGATCAAATCATTCAAATTGGTGTAGTTCTCTATCGTCAAGGAGTACCTGTTAAAAAACATATATGGGTGTTGGGAGGATGTGATCGTGATACAGTCCGTCCCCCAGGAATAGAAGTTCCCATTGATGTCTATGTCTTCTCTGAAGAAGCTGCTCTCATTCGATCCTTTAGTAAATGGATTAGTACAACTGATCCAGATGTTATGATTGGTTACAATATATTTGGTTTTGACGAACGATTTCTATGGTATCGTGCCAAAGAATTAGGAATTGAATCCTGTTTAAAATCGTGGAGTCGATTAACCTCCACCAAAGCAGCTTTAGAAAAGAAAGAACTTTCTTCTGCTGCAATGGGAGATAATACCATGTATATCTTAAAATCTACCGGTCGCCTTCAGATTGACCTCTTACATCATATTCGAAAGAATCATTCCTTAGATTCCTATACTCTTGATAACGTTTCTGCTACATTTGTAAGTGGAGCCGTAGTAGGATTGTTGAAAGAAGAGAAAAAGGATGAATTTCGATTTGCTACCAAGTCCACCAAAGGAACGGTAGTTGGCCGATTTATTACCCTCTTAGATGAGGAGAATGATCGTGTCGTTGATCGCTGTGAAGTGATAGGGGTAGAATCCAAAGCTCTTGTAGTTCGTATAGAAGATGGTAAAACAGTTCTAGAAGAACATGGAGCTGCTGCAGTTCGATGGGCGCAGGTAAAAGACGATATTACTCCCCAACAAATCTTTGACTCCCACCGAGGAACCGACAAAGATCGTGCTATGATTGCTAAATATTGTTTGCAGGATTCTGATCTTGTCATGGAATTATTTAATAAGTTAGATGTTTTGAACAATGCCTTTGCGATGGCGAATGTCTGTTCCGTTCCAGTAGGATATATCTTTACACGCGGACAGGGCATCAAAATAGAATCCTTGATCTTCAAATATGCTAGAAGTGAGGATAAATTGATGCATGTATTGCCCTCCGCTTCCCGCGGGGGCGACGACTCTGACGATCCTTCCTACGAAGGAGCGATTGTGTTAGAGCCCAAAACAGGTATTTACATTGATCAACCCGTCACCGCTCTAGACTTCTCTTCACTATATCCTTCCACTATTATTAGTGAAAACATTAGTCACGATACTTTAATTTCATTAAAAGAAACAAAAGGAGGGGTGACACGAATTATAGGAGGCTCTGACAAATTTGATAATTTACCAGGAGCCAAGTATGTAGATATTGAATTTGATTTATTGGTACCGGATCCTGCCAGTTCCTTGAAACATCCACCGAAGGTGAAGATGGGAACACGGGTGGCACGGTACATTCAAGTTCCTGTGAAAGGGCGTGACACGATTGGCAACGAAGGGATGATTCCCAAAATTCTCAAAATGTTACTGTCTTCGCGCAAAGCGGCCCGAAAAGAGGCCGAAAAAGAGCCAGATGAATTCAAACGGGCTCTGTTGGATGCCAAACAATTGGCTTACAAGCTAACTGCCAATTCATTGTACGGACAATTGGGTTCAAATACCTTTAAAGTTCGGCGGCAAGAATTGGCGGCTTCTACGACGGCCTATGGTCGTCGACAGTTGATGTTTGCAAAAGATTGCATTGAGAGGGTGTATGGTGCTGAGGTAACTGCTGTAGGATGTAAAACTGCTGGAAAAGATCCACGCTGCTGTGCAGAATATGTGTACGGTGATTCGATCACTGGCGACACGCCAGTACTAGTTCGCCATCAAGAAAAGATTATTACTTTACCCATTCAAGAACTTGAATTGTTAGAGTCTGGAACCTGGATTGTATATGGCGACAAAGAAGCCTATGAATTGACAGAGTGTGAAAGTTGGACTGAAACGGGGTGGACTCGCATTCATCGAATCATTCGCCATCGAGTTTCAAAAGCTCTTTATAGAGTGTACACTCAAGAAGGACATATTGATGTTACAGAGGATCATTCACTTCTTACATCAAAGGGTGATATGATTACACCCGAACAAATTTTGATTGCATTAAAATATGATATAGATATTCATTTGCTTTCTACAAAATTTAAAGATGGAGATATTGTCAAAGGAGTTGTTTTAATGGATCCCTTTGAAAAACCAATTGTGTACGATCTTACAACGGAGAATCATCACTTTCAGGCCGGTCCTGAAGGACTGATTGTTCACAATACAGATTCTGTCTTCATCTCTTTCAACCCCAAGGATCCGATTACAGGAGAGTTATTGCATGGAGCTGCGGCCTTAGCTGCTGCAAAATCTCTTACGGAAGAGGCTGGAAAACTGGTCACGGGATGTTTAAGGGCGCCGCATGACTTTGAATTTGATAAAATCTTTCGCACCTTTTGTCTTCTGAGCAAAAAGAGATATGTAGGGGACATGAGTGAAGGTGATTTGGATGATTTTCACCGCAAGGCGATGGGGATTGTAATGAAGCGTCGTGACAATGCTCCCATAGTAAAATACATTTATGGAGGGGCGATTGATCGCATTTTGGATCCATTGCAAGGAATTCGTACGGCGTTTACTTTTGTGCAGGAGACTGCCAAAGCGTTATTGGAGGAGAAACTTTCTATGACGAAATTGACCATTACAAAATCTTTAAAATCAGAATACAAATTGGTACCGGCGCACAAGATGTTGGCGAATCGAATTGCAGAACGAGATCCAGGGAATGCGCCTTCTACGACGGAGCGGATTCCCTTTGTTTATATTCTTCCGTCTCCTGGGGAGACTCCTTCCAAGTTACAGGGAGATAGAATTGAGACGCCCTCTTACATTAAAGAAAATAAACTAAAGATTGATTATCCCTTTTATATAACGAATCAGATTGCAAAACCAGTAGCTCAAGTATTTGGGTTGGAGGTGGAGAAGTTGCCTGGTGTGACCAAGGCCGCCTTGGCGGCCACGGTCAAAGCCAAAGATCCTGTAGCGGCGCGAGAAGCGTTGGCTGAATCATTATTATTTGGAAAACTTTTATTGGATGCGTCGCGACTTCCTGAAACTATGGAACGTCGTGGACAAAAATCCATTCTAAGTTTCTTAAAATAGATTCTTATAAAATTGATACAATTTTTTAAATACCATTGTATATTTATAATACACCATGGTATTCTTTACAGAAACTATTCTTATAATTCTCTGTATAGGAGTTCTGCTCTTTCTTTTGACTCTAACATCGTATTCCTGTCGAGTGAATGTGACTGGAGAAAAGAAGTATATTCCTGCAACATATGGAATTGATTATGTTACAATAGCAATCAAAAACTATTTCTCACCGCCCCCTCCTACTCTTGTTACAACCGAGAAGGAGTTTGAAACCTACAAACAGACAATTGAAATGGAAGGAGTACGTCATCGAAAGGAGGGAGGAGCTATTTCACCTCAGGTTGAATCAAATGACAAGTTTAAGTTTCTCTAATGCAAGAAGGGAGACATTTTTTTATCGCTAAAAATTGCTAGGATAGGTGGGGCTTTGCCCCACCTATCCAACGGAATTATTAGATGGATAATAAGAGGGAAAGCAAAGCTTCCCCTCTTATTATCGCTAAAAATTGCTTCAAACCACCATCCCGTTTCACGGGATGGTGGTTTCTAAGGAATTGTTTGACATTAATCTTAGTCGGCGGTGCAAAGCACCGCCAACTAAGATTATCGCTAAAAATTGATGCCTTAAAGCTCTTTTAACATTATACTCTATATACAATGTCTCACACTATGGAAAAAGTTGGTATTGAAAATATTGGAAACACGTGTTTTATGAATGCGATGTTACAGACCATGATTCATACACCTATCTTTTGGAAAAAATTCTGGAAGCCGTTTATTCATTATGAAAAGGGGGGGGAAGCGATTGCCAAAAAATTATATCATATATTTACCATGATATTAATTACAAAACCCCATGCAACTCGATTTGGAGGTGAAAGACGATCTATTCTACCGAATGAATTTATAGATGCGTTTGAAAACTCTGTACGAGGACATCGAAACATTCAGTACCGACGTGGGATTCAATTATGTTCTGCGGAAGTATCGCGTTACATATTGGATACGCTGCATACATATCTTGCATCGCGTGTTACGATGGAAATTCTACCTGGAACGGGCGATTCTGCAATTATTGCACGACAGACACATTCTTTAGAAGCGTATATAAAACAATATACGAAAGGATATTCAGATATTGCTGATAAATTTCATGGACAAACTCAAATTATTACGATTTGTACAAATTGCAAAACAGTGAGTACAGAAAACTATGAATCGTGGGAGATGCTCCCACTCGCCATTCCAGGATCTGCTACACACGGCTCTACGGCTCCCTCTCTTCTTGATTGCATTAAAGATCAATTTAATGATGAGCTTATAGATGATTACTGGTGTGAAAAATGTAAATTGCGAGATAAAATTCGTGAAGTATGTGTAAAAACACATGCTCCCCGCAATGGCATTTGTTGCAGAGACTGTTACAAATTATCAACGGCTATTAAACGCAATCGAATTTCACGATTTCCTGAATACATTAGTATTGAATTGAAACGTTACATGAGGGATCCTATGACGGAATCTACTAATAAAGTAAGTGGAGGAATTCTATGGGATTTAGATAATTTGAATCTCGAATCCTTTGCTGCGTTCCATGAATCACCTTTCAAAACAAATCGGCCACGCTATAAGACATATGCTATCATTGAACATGCGGGACGAACTCCCACGAGTGGACATTATTATACTCGTATTCGTCGTGGAGATAAATGGTTTGAATTTAATGATGAGATGACAAGTGAAGAAATTCCTCTGGAATATGTAATTACTAATAATTCTTATATTATACATGCTACATCGGATTCAACCTATGATTCTTTCTTTACAACTGAATTTCCTGCTTACAAACGTTCTCCTGCTGCAATAGCAGCTGCTGCTGCTGTAGATGCAGCGACTGCAGCAGCAACGGCAGTGGATGCAGCTGCAAAAGCAGCAGCTGCTGTTCGTGCTCCGAACGGTACCTATTCTATTACAATGAGGAGTCGGTTTGGTCTTACACAAATTCTTTACAATCATGGTGAAACAACCTCAGTTGCAGCAGCGGCAGCTGATGCGGCCGCCTCTGCTGCTACAGCAGCAGCAGCTGCTGCAGCAGAGGGTCCTGCGTATGCTCCTGCTGCTGCTTACGCTGCAGAGGCTGCTGCATCGGCGGCGACTGCTGCAAAGGCGGCAGCCGCCGTCGCTGCAGCTGCTGCTGCAGCTGCTACGGTTGCTACGGTTGCTACGGTTGCTACGGTTGCTACGGTTGCTACGGTTGCTACGGTTGCTACGGTAGTTGAAGAGAAGGAAACTGATTCGAAGGTCACTGATTAAAAGCGATGCTCCATACAGGAGATGAATTCAGTGGCAACCAATGTAAGAAATGTTGCAAATTTTACAATTGCGAATGTTCGCAATTCAGTAGCACCTGAACAAAGAACTTCTTCTTTTTATTATATTTTAATTATTTCAATGTTTCTTGTACTTGGATTGATTACTTATTTTTATTCTTCAATTAAAGTTTTTTTAGAGAACCTGGTTTATAGTGTAAAGCACCTGTTATTTCCTACACCTGTAGTTTCTCCCGACGAACACCCCAAGCCGATCTCTCCAGAGGATCGGCCATCCGGTCAACCAGGGGCGATTCCTGCCGATCCTTTGACTCAAGTGGGCGCGCAGATTCCAAAACGGGAAGAAGTATTTCATATTAGTAAAAATATTTATACTTATTCGGATGCTGCTGCAGTTTGTAGGGCGTTTAGAGCGGATTTAGCGACGGAAGCGCAGGTGAACGATGCGTACAAGAAGGGGGCGGATTGGTGCAGTTATGGATGGATCAAAGGACAACAGGCCGTGTATCCTACTCAGCAATCTACGTATGATTCGTTACAGAAGGGACCGGTACAACACCGTGATTCTTGTGGAAAAGTGGGGTTGAATGGAGGGTATTTTGATAATCCCGATTTACGATTTGGTGTCACGTGTTATGGAATGAAACCCGATTCTTCTGCGACCAACTCTCTTACCCATAGTGAATTGGAATTGCCCCCTTCTACGGAAGAGATTGAATTTGAAAAGAGGGTGCAGAAGTTTCGTGAACAGTTGGATACGACTACAGTAGATCCTTGGAATCGTTCTATATGGAGTTCATCTTAAACAATTCTTCCCACTTATCTATAAAATGGAATATACAGGAGCTGGAGTATTATTTACAAATCGACGCGTCGCCTTGTCTGGATATCATCCACAGAAGGCATGTCTTTCCGGCCTTGGAGGAAAACGAGAAGCGTTTGATCGAACGCCTCAGGAAACTGCGTTTCGAGAGGTGTTAGAAGAATTATTTGGTCTATCGGCCGTCCCTCGTTCTATAGTGGAAGAACTCTGTGGAGTTTTTTCATGTCCTGAAACAATCTTAGGATATTCAAGTTATATTGTGTATGTTTATACATTTAAAGATCTTCAACAACTCTTACATCTGTGTAAGAGTGCTGGATTGGTGAGTCCCTTGTATTCGTCCTTTCCCGAAACAGTGGAAGAACTTCTTCTTCAACGAAGTGGTGGAGGAAGTGAAATTTCTCATTTATCGTTGGTTCCAATTGTAAAAGTGGCTCCGGTACTGGAACCACTTTTTCAACGCGATTTAGAAAAGGTCTGCATAGAATAGAAATGGGAATCAGTGGTTCAACTCCTTCAACGAATTCAACGACTCCTTCTATATTTGGAAATCCATTTGCTGCTGCATCGGCTGCTGCACCGGCTGCTAGTAGACGTAATGCTGCCAACAATGCTGCCAACCCTGGCAACAATGCTGCCAACCCTGTCAACAATCGTCGCATCAATAATCCTGCAGCACCTGCAGCACTTGCTACCAATAATGCAGCACCTGCAGCACCTGCAGCACCGATTGAAGGTGTCAGCAGTCGCATGAATGGTGGAAAACGACGAAGGACGCGGCGGAAATCCTATCGGAAGAGGCGTTAGTCTTCATTCCATTCATTTTCTTCATAGGGGATCCATTCATCATTATTATCTCGTACGACATATCCAAATTGTTCCAAGAGTTCGAAGGTAGGATGAATAACGTCAGGAAGAAAACAACCAATTACTTCTCTCCAATTTCTAACATCATGTTCCCATGCATCAACTGGAATGGGTGAAAATAAAGAATCGGTTATATCATTTGAGAAAAGATCTTCAAGAATTAAATTCCAATAGTCTTCATATTCTTCTTTCCAGTCCCTTGGACGGTAAAAAGAATAATTATGTAGAAGAATTCGTCTACGGCCCAATAGATAATCTTTTCGCAATGCGCAAGTAGCTGAACACAAGAACTTCCATATCCGATCTTTTGGCATAATTAATTGCAATTGTTGATGCGATGTATAATGAATAAATCTATTAAAAATATGGGTGACAGAATCAATCGCTCCTGATTCGTGAAACCATCTTGTAATTTGTTTATAAAGGTGACTTGAAGTCGGATTACTCATTGAGGTAGGAAAGGAGAGGTTTGCAGAGATCGGAGTTTTTTATAAAAAGAGGATTCCGCGATTATTCTTTTTTAGGAATTGTTTTCTTCAAATATTCTACACTTTTTACAGTTCTTGCTTTTTGAAGAAATTCTACCATCGCATCGGTCTGATCTGGTAGTTTTTTACTTGCAAAATAAGAATGCAATTGTTTTTCTAAAAAACTCCAGGAGAGTTGTTCGGATTCTGACTTTATACTTCGCGTGAGAGTAGCTCCATGAATTTCCATGGATACATTCGGAAGATTCATCCCATCCAACAAAGTCATTGTCTTCTTCTCATACTCGGATCGTTTCGTTCGAGCATTCATCACTTGTTTGTTCAAAGTTTCGGCCAAGTTATCAAAATGAACCCAGTGGCGAACGGCTTCGGATAGATCCGCAGAAGGTTTTGCCATTTCTAAAGGGTTTCGGTTCTGTTCCATTCTATACAACGTAAAAAAGCCAGTATCAACTTGATACTGGCTTTTTAAAGTTTTTACGGTCTCGGTCGGTTTCGATCCAACTACTTTTTTGTTAACAGCAAAAAACTCTACCTAATGAGCTACGAGACCATGATATTTTTTATTTTTTAATTATTTTAATTATTTTAATTATTTTAATTATTTTATTTTATTTTATTTTATTTTTAATTATTTCTACCACGCATTTACGCGGTGGGCGATAATCTCTGCAAAGCGAAGATTTTTTACGCCGTCGGCAATAATCTCCGCAAAGCGGAGATTATTGCCAATGGCGATGAAGAATACCGAAGGTATTCTTCTACGCCGTCGGCGTAGGGGTCTTGAGGTAGTGCACCTTGAGGGAGCGCTGGAGGTTGAGGATCGTGACCTTGTCGGCCTCCGTAACACCAAGGAGGGCGCGGAGGGCGCTGTCCGTGTTGATGTTCTGACCGGCCATGAGACCCTTCTCACGAGCATAGCCAATGACGGCGCGGGTAACCTCACTGCGAGAGAACTGGGTGCCCTTGGGCTTCCCCAGAAATACGCAGAGCGCATCCGTGACGTTGTTGAGCTTCGTGAAGACATAGGGCTTGTTGGAGGCAGGGGCACCGTCAGCACCGACCGTCGCCTTGCGGCCACGGCGCTTGTTGAGCTTCTTGGCGGCGCGAACCACCTCACGCTCCTGCTTCTTGTGCTCCGACTGAATCTCCTTCAGGAGAGTCACAGCAGCGGCAATCTTCTCGCCCATGGCCTTGTGGGCCGTGAGGAGAGAAGCACCATCCTCTACAGCAGCTTCCGTAGAAGCGGGGGCAGGGGCGGCAACCGGAGCAGGTGCGGCAACCGGTGCAGGAACTACTACAGGAGCAGGAACTGCAACCGGAGCAGGAGCGGCAACAGGGGCGGTCTTCTTCGTAGCAGTCGTCTTCTTGGCAGGAGCAGTTGAGGAGGACATTTCTCTTATGACTCTTCCGTTGGTTATTTCCGGGAGATTCAAACGCACGTCGGGGGTATGATAGTATAAGGATTCGTTTCTTTATACCCTTTTTATCATTTTTTTAAGAGCAAACTGAACCTCTCCACTAGTAGAAAAGTTTTTTAAAAGGTAAGCACATGAATTGGAGAAATCCTCCTCCATTATAGAATGGCGGATCCTATAATGGAATGTAAGAACATCCGCTCTAAACGTTATCCTACAGTCAAGTGTAAGAGTCCAGCCACACATGGAGAATTTTGTGGACGGCATTTTAGAAATCCCACACGATGGAAGCCTAGTCGTGGATCTTTGCGTCGCATTTGTAGTCCGTTTACGACAGAAACTCGGGAGGCCGGTACAGTCATTGCAACAGCATTAAAATTTCGTTGGAGGGTGCGTTGTCTGTTACGGCAAGGCCCGGCTCGATTTGATCGATCCCTTTCCAACAATACCACCGATTTAGTCAGTTGTGAAGAAATTACATCTTTAAAAGGTCCTTCTTTCTTTTCGTATCAGGATCCAACTGATTTACACATCTATGCATTTGATATTCGATCTATTCATAGTTTATTGCATCATGCAAAAGTGGAAGCTGCAGAACCTTTGAATCCGTATACACGAGCTATTATACCTGTTAGAGTCGTGACCACTTGTCAACGGCATGTAGATTGGTGTAAAACGCATGGAGTTGCGGTCGAATGGACTCCTCTTACTCCTCCTACGCCAGAACAACAATGGAAGATGAAAATAGTTGAATTATTTCATCAGTTAAATGAATTACACTATTATAGTAGTCCTGAATGGTTTTTGAGTATGGAGGAAGGAGATCATCGATTATTTTATAGAGAACTGTATGACATTTGGACCTATCGAGCCTTTCTAACATCGGTTCAGAAGAATACGATTGTGCCTGGATATCAACGAACTTTATTTCAACGAACTCCTTTGCATATTCCCGATACGTTAGAGGGACTCCAACGTCTGAATCGATCTGTGATTCGACAATTAATCAGTTCTGCTGAAGATGTGCAAGATCGTATCTTGGGTGCTATGTATGTGATTTCAGCCTTTACAATAGTAAATGAAGAAGCCCGTGCAGCGTATCCTTGGTTGTATGAAAGTGTAAGGGAGGAAGCACCGGTGCCCCCTGTAGCACCGCATCGCCCCTTTCGTTTTTTATCCGCTCTTTTGGATACTCTGTTTGGTCGTGATGTTCCTCCCTTGGCATTGCCACCACCGGCTTGAGGGGGTTGTGAAGAGTTGTGGATATAGTTTCGATAAGAAATGCTACACTCCCCGCGCTTTGCGCGGGGAGTGTAGGATTTCCTATCGTGGATCCAAGAGAGTAAAAGAAGAGGCTTTGCCTCTTCTTTTACTCTCTCGGATTTTCGATAAAAAATGATTCGGTCTAAACCTTTTAATCCTTACTTTTATAAAAGACTACACAAGATGCCACCGACTCCTGTACTTATCAAGGCCGCTGACTACAAGAATGACCAGCTGAAGTTCAATACTGGACCCAGCAAACAGAATCCCAAGGAAAAGCGTGTCTACGTAAATTACGGTGCTGGAAACAGTGCTCTTCAGATTCAATTTCCTTCCACGGCCGTCACATTTAATGCAAGTTATTTCAAGGGCAACCTGGAGTCAACTCCCAGTGTTGTCCTCTCTCTCGATGCATCAGATCCCAAGATGGGGCCTGTGATTGAGATGCTGAATCAGATAGATGAGAAGGCACTCGATTTCATTCATGCCAATGCTGGACCTCTAATGGGAAAGGCTGGAAAGTCCAAGGAATTTCTACGTGATCTCATGAAGAAGACGGTTCGTTACAGCACGGACAAGGCCACAGGTGACGTAAAGCCCTATCCTCCTACGATTAGTCTCAAGCTATACAAGGATGTAACTCTAAAGAATCTTGATAAGTCTATTATTACATCCGACCCTGTAGACGTTCTGCGTCGCGGGGCGGTGGTGACTGCAATTATTCAGCCCACGGGAGTTTCTCTCCTGAACGGAACGATTTCAGTCCAGTACAAACTAGCAGCTGCACGTATTGATGTACCTGCAAACAGTTCTGCCGGTGCCGACTTTGATTTCGATGATGCTCCTGTAGCAGTTGCTGTAGCTGCTGTAGCTGCTGTAGCTGCTGTAGCTGCTGTGGGAGGAGCCGGTGGACCCCCCCCTGCTGCGGAGGTAGAGGAGGACGAGGAGGAAGAAATTGTAGCGGCGACTCCTGTTGTTGCTACTGCAGCAGTTGCTGCAGAGGAGGAGGAAGAAGAGGAGGAGGAAGTTATTCCCCAGCCTCCGCCTCCGGCCAAGAAGAAGGTCGTAGCTACCAAGAAGGCAGCTGCCGGTAAGTAAATAATTTAATAAATTACAAAAGGGATAGTCAAAATGACTCTCCCTTTTTTTATTTTGCTAATATAGAAATGAACTATTTTGACACTCCTGCTCCTTGGGCGTATTCCTGGTGCTACTACTTTTTAGCGGCTGCGGCCATCCCGGTAATCTCCGCAATTCTTCTTGTCGTGAACGGAGCTGGTAAACTCGGACTCACCGCTTTGCTCCTCTTCCTCTTTGCCGCGTTGATTCAGTCGGCTACTTTCCTCACGATGTTTTGGATGTGCCGTAGTTCCCTCAAACCTCATGCTTAATTAAAGTTTATTGTATAAACTAAGATTAATAGAATCAGCGACATACATTTCCACCAGGATTTCCACGTTCCGGAATGTTGCAGCAGAGCCCTGCTCCAATCTTTGCATCTACACCGACTGTGGAGGAAGGGCCATATCCTTGTCCCCCTGTCGCAATGCCCTGTTCCTGGATAAACTTACTGGTAGTAGGGCTACCACTGTAGCCCGTGCTGACACGCCACCCATACAATGCCTTTTGTTTACGCTTCAGCGAGGTGAGACTGGCGTCACGATTGGATACACTCATCTTCTATCTAGGTAGGAGGTTTTGATCCTTCGTAGCGAAGGATCACGCAGTCAGGAGGATTTATCACGGGAACCGGATTGGGCAGAGAGGGCATAGGAGGGGGAGGGGCTACATACGTGGATCGATACTGAGCAAATCGATCCAGATTGGCTTGATAGACCGCAGCTGCTGTTCGTTTAGCAGTTGTAACACTCGCAGGAGTGGTTCTAACCTCTGTATAAACAGGTGCAGTCTGTTGCCGAATAGGAACAATTCCTCCCACCCAGGGAGCACAGGGAAGACCCGTGGGAGCCGGTCCAAACGCAATAGGACAGAGTTCCGACTGTACACGAGAGGATTCCGGAGGAGCCGATGCTGCACTTCTAACAGGTTTACAACAAGGCGATGAAATACGGAGAGATGATTTTAAAATACAACCGGGAGACTTCATCTACTGATTGTAGGATTTGAAGTTTTAATTTTAACAGTAAAGATAGGGATGGATGAATATAGAATTGATACAAAAGAATTATGGTATTATATTTTGTATCCAATCATATTTGTAGCAAGTATCGGAACTTTGTTTGGAGTGGAAACACTCGTTGCACAATGTATTCAATACTTTGCCCCTTCTACAACGACTGGTATTGTACACGGTCTTTCAATTGGACTTGTACTAGGAATTATACCAGTCACTCTAGCATTGTATAAAATGGCTATGGGAAGTAAAGAAAATCCATATGTAACATTTCAATTTATAGGACTTATTATACTAGCTACTGTACTTTATATTGCCGTAGCAAATTTAAATAGTTTTTTCTATCCTGTATATCAATCTATTGGAGGAGCAACCTCCGCTCTTACAGCCGAAGAATCAATTGTACTAAAAATGACTATAAAAATACCCAATGATAAACAAGCGGTTGCCAATGCAACCGCTGTGGTGAAAGCTGCTCAAGCTGTAGTAGATACAGATCTAGCTGCTTTATCAAAGAATGTTCCTAACAATAGCAATCCTAGCTATTCAGATTATGCTTTAGCCATGAATTATCAAACTCTTTTGGGTGCGGCTCGACTTTCAGGAAGTCAATTAACTACAAAAGGAGTTGTCATTCCAGCCAATTCGTTTACATATACGGCTATCATGGGTCTAGTAAATGCCGCTGCTGCTAAAGTTGCTACACCTAGTGGTGCAGATGTGCAAAAAGCTTTTACGGATATTTTAGCACTTGTTAGAGCACAAGTAACTCAAGAAGTAGCACAAGGTGTTCTTGAGGGTGATCAAGCTGCTCTAGATGCTGCAAAGATAGCTGTACCATCCGATAGAGACGCTTTAAATCTTGCAAATAGACGAAGTGATTTATATGAACCTGTCACCGAAGGATTTATAGATGGATCAGAGGTAGATCAAACCGTAAAGAATGTGCAACAAACCACTCAAGCGTTGCAAAAATCATTAGATACATTGAGTACTGCAACAGATGATACTTGTTCTGTAATGAAGGGAATTGAAAAACGATTTTTAGATAATACAACTGCACCTGATGGAGAAGGAGAGATTTCTCCAGCAGAGGCCAAAGAGTTAAAAGCGCAAAAACTACCAGGTGCACAAAAACAATGGAAACAAAAGAAACAAGATTGGTCCGATACGCATGGACAAGTATCTATGGTAGAATGTTTTACGGATGGATCCTTGAGTGAATTGGTAGGGGCCAATCAACAATTAAGTGATCTATTAGCGAGTGCACCGGTGCAACGGGTCGTAGCACAGGTAAAACAGCTTCAAACATCCGCTTCATTTTCTCAATCCTATATTGATCAGTTAGTAGCAAACTTGAATGGCGAATCTTTTGAAAATCCGGATCCTACTCCTGAAGATACAATTGCTGCATCCACCAAATTAATTGCACAGGCAAACGATGTTCAAGCAAGTATCCGTACGATACTTGATTCAACTAAAATTCTTAAGAAAAATTATGTAGCGATTGATGCAAAATCAAATGACCCTAACACAGTGAATAATCTGGCAGGAACTAAAGTTTAATCTACTTCTTCCTGTCCCGCCCAGAGTTCTACCGCCGTATCTCCTTCTGGAAGTTCTAATCCTACAAAACAATATCCTCCTGTTCCATGAACAATTGTATATCCTGCAGCCGTGATGGGATATTGCATTCGTCTAGGCATCATAAATGTTTTAAACATAGCTTCTGGAATATACTTGACAAGCCATGCACGAATCCAGGCATAGATAGGAGCTAATTTAGTTCGAAACAACGGATTGGATGATTTTAGTTTGAATGCAGCCACAGGAATCCAATCCTCTAAAATTTTTTGTTTTTCTTCATGATTTACCCTTATTGTATAGACAGGATCATTGATATTTAATAAGCGAATCCACATTAGCATACACTCTTCATCTAAGGGTCGACTTTGAAGAAGGGCGTCCCATGCTTCACGAATTCGAGCATTCACTGCAGGATAAGGAAGAAATTCCTTTCGAATTCCCCATCCATCCCGTATCCATCGCTGAATCATCTTTTGAATAAATTCTACATTTGAATCCAACATCACTCCTTTGGATCGTAAGCAACGATCAATCCATAGTCGCCACGATTCTGGTTTTGAAAATCTAAATAATGTATGTAAACTGTAAATTTCAGAATTTCCCATTACAGTCTCTTCAATATCTAAAAGGGCTAGACGAACCGAATCCATTCGTTCAGAATGAAACACAGTCGGAACTCCTTTGGTTCGAAATACATTTAGTAGGTCATCTAATTCTTTTTCAGAGGAATGAATCCAATTATCTTTTGATCTCATATGAGCTGTCGCCCACCATTCTATAATGGAGGCGACCATCTTAGTGGTAGAAGGATGTTGGAAGGTCCAGGTCGCTGATGTAATTCTTCGTGAAATAATAAAATCTGGAAATTCATACGTTCCAATCAATGAATCCCACTTCATTCCCACCGTTATATCTGTAAGAAGTTTTACTCCATACCGATATTGTGTAGCATCGTGCTTAGGAGATAATATCCATCCTACAATATCAGGCGCCTTTCCTCCTGTTGCAACTGTTTCTAAAACGGATGCTACAGTATTCAAGGACTCAAACAATTGTCGTTGGTGTTCTGATAAATGAGTGTCTTCAATAGATAATGTAGTTCGAAGAGAATGTTTTACACCCAAAGTGATCCGTCGTGTCTCCGTTTCAATTGTTTTTTGAATTAACATTCTGTAAGACGCCACTTCTTTTTCCTGCAATGCAATATCATAGGCAGGATAGGTAATTGTAGGATCTCCATTGGCTCCAATTAATTCTGTATGAAAAGAGGTTGGAACTGGAATTGCTTCAATCACCACCTCCTTCACTCCTACAATAGTTCTATAATACTCATAGACTGTATCTATATCTGAATACATAATAGATCGAATCGCCACCATTCCATCCTCCAACGAATCCAGTGTTAAACTACACACAAGAAGAGTCGCGTCCATTTTTAAGAATATCTTTTACTATAAATTTAAGCCTACTTAGTAGAATAAATATGCCTACTCCCATCTGCAAACTAAAACGGGTCAATCCTTCTCCAACTTCTAGACCTTCTACCACTGTTTCTAAAACGTTGGAAGAAGATACTAAAAAATTACTAGAAGCAAGAATCAAGCAAGATCAACGGTATTTTCCTACTTTACCGTTACCGTCCCATCCCCGTATCCCAGGGGCTTCACAGGAATAGGCGGGGGAACTCGTTCAATCGTGTATCGAGACGCAAATCCTTCTACAACAGGAGGACTTCCCGATTTAATCATAAAACTATAGGTTCCAAAAATACCATTTTTTGGATCTACTCCAGAATCTTTCTTCCATAGATTCAATGCACAGAATTGAATTCCTGCATTTTGAGCTCCTTTCCAATCCCAACTATTGGATTCACTCGTATCAGTATCTTCTGGAAGAGGAGCACATGCCATTAGATTTGTTGTACAAGTAGTATCCAAGGTTAATAATTGATTTTTTGTTAGACTATGTACTTCACCTGGAGTTCCAATTGTCTTTCGTTGAAATGGACTATTGGCGGGAGCAACTGGATTATTTACCCAGTTTGCAAAGGATGTACCCGCTCCTGTTTGATCCGATAAAATAATTATTTTTCTACGAAGTACATCCGCATTAATCGGAGTTGAAGGAAGAGGATTGTTTGTAGGAAGATAATAATTATCTGGAAGTCGATATTGTTGGAGGGTTGCATAAAGTGCAGTAGCTGTCCCTGTTAATGTATTGTTCGTTAGATAAGAAGTTCCACGAAATCTCAAAAAAAGGAACATGGGATCCTGATTTCCAGAATTTGCAGAATCCTCAAATGCCCATTTACGAACTTCAATCAATGCATCTGTAAGTTTCATCGTATAATACGCGGATCCAAATATTTCGGTTGAACTATCATTTTGACGAACTGATAAAATAGGTCCTCTAGTAGCACCTTTTGATATATCCGGCCAAATATCAAATACAATACATCTGGCTCCTGCCTGAATAGCATACTGAATGGCCTCTTTGCAAAAAGCAGCTTTGTTTACAGGAGAAAAGTATCCTCCTAAATTGGCGGTCATCACATAAAAATTGGTAAGAGCCAACTGGTTGTTAGGAAGATTTCCAATTTTATTAAGTAATAAATAATCAATCAATCCTTTTCGATTTGGCATCTGTGTGGGATAGTTGACTGCATCGGTCGTTCCTTTTTTAATAAGCGCTAATAGATTCGACTCCGAAGGTTGTTCTCGAACAATTTTTAAACCTATAATAACTCCAATAATAACTAAACAAAATAATACAACTAGAATAATTCCTATGATTGGAAAGGAGGGTATTCCCCCCAATAGTTTATTCATTCTACAAAGGGTATGGTTTCTACGAAGAGCGCAACGAATGAACAATGGCTAACTTTTCAAGACTCGAAAGATGAGGGGGGGCTACAGAAGTAGATCGTCCCAATTCATGACTGAGAGCTAACCGTGGAGCATCCACTGCATAGCGTCGGGCCTCCTCCGCAATCGCTGTATACGTTTCATCAATCGTTTGAATAGCGGATTGAACTGCAGGTGTACTAGAATTAATGGTAATGCCGGAGGTTGCTGTTAGAATTAAAGAACTTCTACGGGTGGCAGCATCTGAGATAGCCAGAGCCATAGAGGCTAGAAGATCGCGACGACCTTTTCCCCCTAGCTTCGTCCACAACGACTCTAACAATCCTGCTAAGGTATCTACCAGTTCACTAATACTTCCTGCTACTCCTCCTGATCCTCTTAACTCTAATGCTAATTCACGAAACAAAGTGACTAAAAACCAGACGAGACTCTTTTTAGCTTTTGCGGGAAGAGAAGCACCCCCCCGTTCTTTTACAGTTGGACATTCCGCTTGACTGTCCAAGGTGACGGCCCATACAATCCAGAACAAGATTCTAGGAATATTGTTAGAGCGGAGAGAAGCTTCTAATTCATTTCCAATTGTTTTTACATCGGGAGCATCCTGGCCTGGAATCCAAATCCGTCGTGTAATATTTTGTTCACCACTCCCCCCACTGCGAAGTCTTGCGCGAGTCGCTTCCGCTTCGCGCAAACAATCCGCCGACGTAGGAAGAGCTGGAAGAGGATTTTTAGGAGTATAGACCAACCAGGCGACCGCTTCCGCAATTCCAGCACGAATAGCGGGAGTATTGCGGACCGTGCGTATATCTCCGCCGGATCGAACCCAAAACGTTCTCAGTGTTTCAGAAATTCGTTTCCAAGCCTGAGGCCAATCGGGAGCACTCTTCGCCCCTACATGCAACGCCCACGCATGAAGAAGAGTCGCTTCTACTCGTCCTAATCCTGTAGGAGTGCAAACTAATTCAGCCGCCCACCGCTGCGCTCTGGGCAAATCCGCATTCGCAATCGCTCTGGCTAAGGCTGCACAAACATCGCTCCATCCGTAGCCACACAAGGTCACTTTGGGAGTGGAATCTTTTTTGGGAGCTACTGCCATTATCTTAACTATAGGAAATAAAATGCTTTGCAGTATATTTCCTCATTTAAAAAAATTGATTTCCATTTTTACATTTAGTAAAATAGTAATAAACGTTAGTATGGAATTGATTTTGCCGCTCATAGTCTGGCAGACAGCGAACGCGGTTCAAAATGAACTCGCCGCAAAGGCCAAGGCCAAGCTTGACTGTGCAAAAATAGCACTGTTCTTTGCCGAACATCACCTGTTCGGTCCCCTCAGCTTCATTGACACGTTCCAACGGTCCTCTACCGACGAGGAGATCCTGGAGATTGTGCATCGCAAAGCCAAAAAGCTGAGTGAGCCTGACAAAGGTAAACTCTTCAACGAGATTGCGCGTCGCATAGAGAAAGCCAACAAAATGGCTACCTACTTGGACAGCAACCCGTCAGAGGAGGACAAGACAGCCTTCCTCAAAAAGATGCTCGAGGAGGAACTCGAGATCGAGGCCCGTGTCACAAAGACGAAGGGGGTCATCTTCATTCCGTCTACCTCCGCGCCCTCCGCGCCCTCCGCGTCGCCTCCTGTCTTGACCAAGAGCGCAGGGGGCAGAAAGTGTGCCACCTGTGGGGGCCCTCACGTGGGCGCCCACTGCCCCCTGCTCAAGGGGGCTGCACTTCCTACCGCTGTTGCTGTTGCGGCTCCTGCTCCCGCCGCCACGGTGAAAGCAGATGCTGCGTGGCAGACGGTTGCTGCCTCTCGCACGGCTGCTCCTCGCGTTGCTGCTGCTCCTCGTACGGCTGTTGCTGCCCCTAGCAGTGCTGCTGCTTCTCGCCTTCCTGCCCCTGCAGTAGGCGGAGCGGGGGCTTCTTGCGCTTTCAGCAGTCCTGCCTTTCCCTCCTATCTGGGACACGTGTGTACGACGGTTGCGGCAAAAATGAACTTTCCTCCCTTGGGGGCCAAACCTCCCAAGAAGTAAAAAAATGAGTAAAAAATTCAGTCTAGACTGGATTTTTAAAATCCTTCAAATACGATGACGGCATTCGAACAATCCAAGCAATATGCAGAAAATGCTGATTATTTTAAACAATTGTTAGAAGCCAGTCGAGATCACATTCGACCTGCTTATGCTGCTAAATTTGAAGCAATTGCCATTGCTTCTTTGGCAGCGGCAGAAGCGTACGCCAAGTTGGCAAAGGCCTCTCCTTCAGAGGAGGCAGCAGCTCGACTAGCAGCCAATCAATGCGCAATGGAGGTAGAGAAGGCCAAAGCTGCTTTTGCTGAAATTGTGTAAAGATTTTTTCCACTCTAACAGAAGGGAATGCTCGATTCAGTACAAATTATTCTTGTTGTACTTTGTTCTATTTTTATTGCCAACTATATATATTTACGTTGGAGTAGTGCAGCCAAGCGTAAAACATCTATAGAGATGACGGAAGCTTTTGAAAATCAGGAGGATGTGAGTACTGCCATTTATGGTATTGATCATATTTACGATGATTTTTATGCCAAGGTGTACGATCAGGTAGTAGATGGTAAAGTTCGTCAGGAGGTGGAAACGCATTTTACATTAGACTGGGCCAAGAGCTACCGTCCCGAAGCAAAAACGATTCAAATCTTGGATGTTGGATGTGGGACGGGGGGTCACGTCGATCTCTTCCGAACTCAAGGAGTGGGGAAAGTAGTGGGAATTGATCTTTCCGATTCCATGATTCGACAGGGACGCCTCAATCACCCCAAGGCGGATCTTCGGGTAGGAAATGCAGAGGTAGCCACCACTTTTGCCGCAGGTGAATTTAATCTTATCACAATGTATTATTTTACTTATTATTATTTGAAAGATCGTGATAGTTGTTTACGAAATATGTTTTTATGGTTGCAATCAGGAAGTTGTTTAGTCATTCACGGAGTGAATCGTGAAAAGTTTGATCCGATTTTGGAAGCGGCCAGTCCTTTTGTAGGATTTTCAGTGCAAAAATATTCCAAGGAACGGGTGTCACGATCCAAGGTCAGTTTTGATAAATTTGAATATGAGGCTGACTTCCAACACGAAGGATCGGATGCAAAATTTAAAGAGGAATTTCGATTTAGAAATGGGAAAGTGCGACGGCAGATTCATTCGTTACGAATTCCTACCATGGAAGAAATGGTAGCTGAAGTGGAATCTGCCGGATTTAATTTTAAAAAGTTTATTGATTTGACTTCCATTGGATATGAATATCAGTATCTTTTTTGCTTTATTCGCTAAATATGAACGACTTTATCTTTTACTATTTTTTCATTTAGTTTTTCAAGGTTGGCTCTTTCTTCAGCTCGAGTTTTTTCCATTGCAGTGCAGTTGTGATCTTCCATCCCCTTATGGGAATTACAGAACACATTCTCACACTTGCATTTATTGGTATACTGTTCAGACAAATTCAAACGACTCTTACATCCTGTCATGCCGCATTTGACTTTTGCCATGATATACCTCTTTTTCTATAGTATAGAAAAAGAGGTATAGTTTATCAATTTTATTGAACCAATGCTTTAGCAGCATAATCTTCCACGGGAGCGGGGTTGGATAAAAGAGATTCTGTAGAACCTACAATTACCTGAACTCCATCTATATAGGCTTGTTCCACTTCTAAGATATGTTCTTCTAACAAAGTTCGTGTTTCTTCAATAAAACTGGTTAAAACTTGTTGAGCACCTCGTGTATCCGTAACAAAGATAGGACGTAATGTAATGCGATTCTCTTTTATAAACAAAGAAAAATCAATAATTTTATCAAGAATTTTTGTAATAGCATCAATTAATTTTACAAGACTTGCTGCAATTATTTTATAATAATTTAAAACTTCACTTACAGTACTTGGATCCTCTTTAATTATATCAAATCCTGGTAATACTTTTGTACACAAAGTCTTTTTAAACTGTAAATTATCAAACGTTTGATCAATTCCTTGCGTTTTTAAATCAAGATTTCCAACTTGTGTCAATCTACTGATAAATGCATTATATTTTTCAGCCGTAGCAGGTTCCATCGTATTTCCAAGACGATCTTTATAAAGTTGTTCTAAGAGGGCAAACAGAGGAAGAGAGGATAATTTTGCGGAAGATTCGGCCCATTTATCATGGCAAACATAGGTTTTTAATTCAGGACCTTTTTCTGTCTTAATTACACCACTTGCTAACAAGTAGGCACGGTAGACTGCAAAGCAAGGGCCTTCTTCTAATTTTCCTACTTCGCCTGACTCTAACAAGTTTTGTAATTTAGCATACGTCTCTTTATTTTCTAGTGTAAGAGATGCATATCCTGTTACTTTAGCTCCTGTTCCAGAAATGGGTTCAATCTTAGCACCGTATTTATCAATCTGTTCTTTGGAAAATGCAGATCCATTAAACTGTTCTACATAATATCCAATAACTATTTCTACGAATTCATCAGCAGAAGTATTTGATGTAAGAGTTTTTTCTTCACTCGAAGAACAAGCGGCACGAACTGGTTTTGTATTATTGCAACTTGCATCCGTACGATTAAACATGTAATAATACTGCTGTCTATCTACTCCTAAATGTTCCTCCTTGGTAGTACTTATTTCTTGTAATAATACATCCCCTCCACGCATTTTACGAGTGTATCGTTCCCGACGTTTTCTGTGGGAGCGGGTTCCTCCTTTTTTGGGGAGAGGATCGTTGAAAGAACCAGAAATAGAAAGAACTCCTACTTTTTTTGCCGTATCCGTTTCATTTGTGTATACTAATAAATTATAAAGATCCAATACATATTCTTTTCCTTTATAAATAAGAACATAATACTCACCTTCTTTTCGTTTTACAACTGAATATTTATCATTGTTTTTCAAAATTGTTTTAATTGTAACTTTTAAGGTAAGATCTTTTGGATCTTCGTTCAACTTTGCAAATAACAAATCTTTTGAATCTGGTTTTGCATCATCTTTTCGTTGCCCACCTTCTCCAATTTCTCCAGTGGAAGGACTACTTTTATCAGATTTAAATTTTAGTTTTACAATTCCCTGAAACTCTTTGGATCCTTCTACCAGAGTGGATCCAAGAGTTCCTAATAATCCAGTCAACGCTTTATTCGGTCGAACACTCAATACACAGGTTCCTACTAAAATAAGTAATCGTAGAAAAAAGAGTGTAATCTCTTTACACATTGTTTTTGTCAATACTGTGCTTGACAAATCTTCAATCGAATCGTATCCTTTAAAAATAGATTTTACAATCTGTTTTGTTTCAGGATCCATAAACGATAATTGTTGAAATTCTTTTTTAATAGTAGGTTCCAACAATACTAAGATACCACTGCAAGTACCATTTCCAGTAGCTTCCAAGGCTTGTCTGAAATTAATGGGATTGGTCGCTGTTAACAATTGTTGAAACAATAGATCAATAAACTGAACTACTTTTTTCTTTGATTCACCGACATCAATAATTCCACCAATTTCTCTGGGTGCTTCTGCTTTTTGTGAACTAAATCCTAATCCCATTTATGAGTCCCTACTAAAGAGTATCTTTTTTAATTCCGTATCAGTACACCGTTTCAGACATTTTGAGAGAGTTGCAATACTAATATTTAAAGCACCCGCAATTGCACTCGATGGTTTAGGATAGTCCATCATTTCACAGGCCAATGCAATGGCCGTAGCTGCTAACGAAGGAGGAGTCGTTTCGGGACAGATTCCCAATTCATCTACTTTTATACCAATCGCAATAGCAGCTGTTTGCATACTAGAAAGAAGAGTTCTCGGAATTGTTAATCGTAGTAAAGCTGCCTCAATATAATCACGAAAGGTAGTGGACGTTGTCATAGGCATATCCTTTTCAACAGAATGTTCGTGATTATATTTTTCCAATAATTCGCTGACCGTTTTCAACCCTTTTGTAATCGAAGATGTATTGACAGAGAATTTCTTTGCAATTTCCTTCAAAGGTTGAGCCGATCCATGTCGTTTGATTCCTTCAAAGAAACAAGCTGCAATTAAAGCATCCTTTTGTGATTTACGAAATACACGAAGAGGAGAGATATGAGAATAAATATATTTTGATTCTTCGGTAATGGCAGAACTAATTCCACCATTGGTAGCTTTAATATCAATTTCTCCAAATGTATTCCACCGAGTTCGTTCTCGACTGGGCATCGAGTAAATATGAAATTGTCGAATTCGTCGCATAACAGGAGAATCTCCTGTACGATATACAATACGAGTGGCAATTGAACTTTCAGGCAGCAATGGATTTTGAGGACCTCCTACCCGTGTGGGATCGGGAGAACCTCCTTCCGATCCAAACCATCGATATTCAGCTCCACTATCAATTACATATGCTAAATGTATATTACACCGTTTACAAATCATCGAATCTTTTTCCTGAATAACCATAGAATCACATTCACATTCTGCACATACATACACCCGTTCATCTTCTTCAGGCGTATCTTCATCAAAGAGAAAGAGTTTCTCCTGTTTACTCCCCCCCCCTGCACAGGGAAATGTAAGAGATCCTTTCAATTCCATGTCCCTTTAGTAGTTTAGTGAAAGATCTTTAAGTAAATAAAGAGTATCACTTTTTATCATTTTGTAGACAGCAGAATTTACTGTGTGAATTCTATTATCTAGAATAGAGATGAACATACCTACGACAATCTATGGGCCTGAGGGGGCTTTAGGGCCCAATTTCTCTTTTGCGGACGAGGTACCTACACCGGATCAAATTGGAGTTCATGCAGGAGGAGATTTTGATGCTATCCAAGGAGCTTTAGCAGGAGTGAGTTATTATGTAGATACGATTGGATTTGGAAGTAAATCAGCTGTAAGTAATACCTTAGGAGCACCGAATCAGAATCCGATTGGACTTCGATACTTTATGAAAACGGGAATAAAATGCAGCAATGGGGAAGATATGTATGATTATGTAAATTCTATTCCACAGGGGGATGCATTAGGGCCCAAGATTGGAAATGCGATTCAAAATACATTAGGAGTAGGATTGAAGGGACTCGGGCCCGGTATGGTAGAAGATGCTAAAAATGCATTGAATCCAACTCCTATATTAAAAGCGGTGGTAGGAAATGCATTTCCACGATGCAAAAAGGTTCGATTGCCAGTAGGAAATCAAAATGGACAATTAAAATCTGATTCGGGGGAGATCTGGGTGAATCCAGCAGGAACAGAGTACGACGGATCTCAGCCCATGCAAACGCGATGGATCCTAGAATCCTATATAGATCAAGCGACGTACAAAGCGGATGGAAATGGAGGAGTGAAAGAAAGTTTCACCAGTGGTCAACACCACTCGTGGAACCCTCTTCTAGCAGGAGGATTGGTAGCCGGACTTGCATTAGTAATTGCCTACACTATCGCAAAACGTTAATGGGCAAGAGATTTGTAGGCGGCGAGAGCCGTTGCACTACCCGCCAACTGGGCTACTATATAGCCAACCAGATCCTTATTGGACAAGGATCCCTTGGCCCACAGCATCACACTGATGGCTGGATTGACGTGGCAACCGCTGATATTGCCAATCAGGAGAATCACGGTGAGAAGAGCTCCTGCAATCAGGAGAGGATTGGTGGTAGCAATCACAACACTTAAAAATAGGAATGTACCTAAGAATTCTACTAAATAGCTGAGCATTTCTATTCTACTCTATTATTTTTTCAAATCCATTAATCGGGCAATGTCACGAAGACGAGATTCCGGAAGCAACCGCGAACAAATAGACATTGATTCTAATTCTTGTAAGAATAGCTTATAGGCATACGGGACCCGAATTTGAGCAAAGCTCGTAGTGGTGGGACAGGAAATGCATTGATACAAGCCCAACTTAGGGTTTACTTGTGCCAAGAGTCCACAGGACTTGCAAACAAAGGCTTGGAAATTATCCGAAACCTCTAACATGCGTTCCTTCAAGAATTCAGAGGCGCCGTGCGCAATCATGACATCGCGTTCCATTTCGCCAAATCGGAGGCCGCCTTCACGGGCCCGACCTTCGGCCGGTTGACGCGTCAGCATCACCGTGGGTCCACTGGCACGACTGTGCATTTTATCGTCCGCCATATGCTTCAATCGTTGATAGAAGATAGGACCCATAAAGATACTAGTGGTCATCTGTTTTCCAGTCGTACCGCAATAAAGAATTTCGTTTCCATGCGGTTCTAATTTATAACCATCGCGAAGAATGGCAGATAATGATTCGACAGTTACACCGTTAAACGGTGTCCCATCGCCCAATCCACCCATCTCACAGGCGACTCGGCCCATGAGGGTTTCCATCAGGTGTGCGATCGTCATTCTTGAGGGGATTGCGCATGGATTAATAATAATATCAGGCACAATTCCATTGGCCGTTTGTGGCATGTCCTCCGGTGGGATAATCATGCCAATCGTTCCTTTTTGCTTTTCTACCTCACTCCCTTGGTTATTTCTTACCAAGATCATTGCTATCTTATATTCACAAACTTCAAATATTCTATTTTTGAAGAAAGCTATGTATAAGAAACCTTCTCAGGTTGGAATGGCATATACCTTAAGAAGAATCTAGGAAAGATTCTCCCCACCCCCATCTATGCTCTGCACCTTCTTCTCTGGGAGAAGCTTGGCTCAGGATTGTCTCTACCACATCGGTTATAACGATACCATTGAGTTTTCCCCAATGCCACCATCTTATTTCTAAGATAGTTTCGTACGATATGTTTGACGAGAGTTTCCCTGAATTTGAGGGTATCGCCCAAATAGTTGGACTAGCATCCATTTTACAGGACACTGTACGGCTAAAAGTTAACCGTGTCTAGAACAATTTCCAGTCCACACACATCGTCCATTGCGGCGAATCAAGAATACTTCTGAAGGAATACTAATACAATAAACATGTCCATTAAATGGAATTAGACGTTCAATTTGTCCTTTTTGTGACGTAGAATGTCCGTGATTTACAGTATTTCTTACACGAGTTCGACGAATTCCAATATTCCACATATCTGCATTAGCTTTGATCACTCTACCATCTTTCATTGTAGATGTATATCCAGCTTCGCGCGAGATTGTAGAGTACGCCGTCCAACCAGCATGTTGAACCAATCGATGCATTGCATCTTTTAGTTTTACTGAGGATGTATAATAATGAAGAGCAGTATCGGATTCATGTCCATCGCCCAGACACATACTCATTACAAGTAGTTTAGCTTGTGCTGCACTTAGATTATAAACCCAATCTGGCAAATCTTTATGAATTGCACCAACACTCAAATCCTTCAAATAGTTTGTAAGAGATTTATTATTAATATATAATTTTTTTGTAGTTTCAACATAATTATAATCAAATATTAGATTATCACATGCAGTAGATAAAGCCGTTTTAACACGTAATTTATTTGCTGCAAATTCTGTTCTATAAATAGAATTATCAGGATAATCTGCAACCCATCCTTCGGCCACCCAAATTCCAAAGAGGGTTAACCAATCATTCATTTTTTCAATTGGTATTTTAAATTCATCTGTTTCAAATGAATAATCTGGTTGATCAATTTCAGCAGCTGATAAATAGGTCATTCGTTTTCCCATAATATCTTTTGCTTCTTTTAACATAAATGATTTTGAGTCACGTGGTTGTACAAACATACGATGATTTAAAGTGGTTTTCAAACTAATACCTTGGGTTTCAACTTCATATATATTTTCATTACATTCTAATTTAATAAGATCAGTAGGATTCATATATTCCATTTTCATTGTTTTACGATTCAATTGTGCAACTTCATCGTCAAGAGATACATCTTTAATAGAGATCCATCCACGATTTCGTGTCATAACTTCATGATCATCTGTCAAACAAAGCTTATCCCCAATTGTGGGAATACGTTCACTTCGTACACGAATCTTGACGAAGCTAAATCCTTCGCCATTGCGACCTTTATAAATTCGATCGACCCATCCAGATTCGTTATTGCGGATGAGTTTGCTGGAATCGCGATATCGCTTTCCACCTGCAGCTTCTACTGCTGCAGCAGCTGCAGCAGCTGACATATTGTTCAGAGCACTATGACTCATTCCAGCAGCGGATGCTCCCTCTACCGCACGAAGGCGGATGGGAACTACTTTGCCAATGAGAACATCATCTGAATCAACAAATGTATTTTCAGGAACTAATCCATCGAATACTAATTTATTATAATTTGCCATTTTCATACTGCGCGTAAGAATCGGATCTGGTTTACAAAATCGTTCTTCTTCGCCTGAAGCTTGATTCTTCTTCTCCTCATCCTTGTAGGTTCGGTAGAAGTAGGATCGAAACAAACCTCGTTCAATAGAGGCACGATTAATCATAATTGAATCTTCTTGATTGTAACCACCGTATTGAGCTATAGCAACAATAATATTCTTTCCACTTGGCATGTCAATTGCACGAAAGTGCTTTGCCATGTAAGAACTGATCAACGGTCGGTCATTCGACCAAAGAACGTTTGACATGGTATCCATGCGTTCTGAATAATTCAGTGCATAAAGTCCCATCGCTTGTTTTCCCATTGAACAATTACAACTTACAATTCCATGTGAAGTAATAAATGTGTGGTTATCATCGCTTACGGTAATATCTGATATTTTTACCTTTTCGGTATAAGAAATAATTGATTCAATCGGTTCATATATAATTTGACCACGAATTCTAAATTTAGCAGACCATTCATCAAAATCAATTGAATGTTTGGATGCAGATATTGCTCGTCCAGCCTTATGACTTCGTTCGATATCAGAAAGCGTAGCCATTGAAAGTTTATATTTTTTAGATAGAGTCGCACGACTAAATCCACTATCAATATCAGATCGAATTAATTCGATTTGCTTGATTCGTAGATCACGTTGGCGAATATGTTCCTTTAAGAAACTCACAACAATTGCAGATTCAGTCATTTTCCTGGAATCATATGCATATCCAATTGTATCAAATAATTTAATTAAATTTTCAAATGTATCAGCTGGTTTATAACCAATCTGAACACGCATTGTTTCCAAATCTTTTACACTATTTTTTACAAATGATACATCAATCTCTAATCGTTTCAATAATTGAATCATAGAATTCATATATATACTTAATGCTTCAACATGATCTGGATGAGTTTGCTGTGTTGTATTTGCACAAATAACATTCCAACCACCTTTTTCAGGGCGTGTCCAATTAAATCGAATCTTGCAACCATCTCCTCCCTGAAATCCAGAAAGGTATTCTCTTACTACATGATCGGAACTACGTTTAATCCAATCTGGGACATCTGGCCTACTTACATCTGTAAGTTTTCCACGACTTATTCCAAGAGCAATCATAAGCGAAGCATATGCTCCATTATGTGATATCTTGTAAGTTGTATGAGTAGCCCCATGAATTACACTTGTACGGATTCTTGGTATAATAGAAGGTAATCCAAGGCGTGTAATATCAGTTTCAAATTGAAGTGCGTCCTCTAACAATCCAAAATCGGCTGCAATTTGAGGAGTACATCCTCCAATATTGGCAGAGCCATCTGTTTCAATAAATCCGCACATCTTTGCAAGAATTGCGACCTTACTATCAGTAGAATAAAGTGGCAATAGACCAGCAGAAGATAAAATAGTTGAATGATGTTTAATTAATTTATCACTTATATCAAATGCTTTTAATCTAGATTCAAAACTTGTTTTTGTCAAGATTTCAAATGAATCAGATTCAGTAGAAAGTGAAATTGGTCCAGGATAATATCCAAGCATGGATGTTTTTGCAAGTTCAGTCACACTCAAATCCCCAGTATAAGTAGGAAATCTATGATCATTTGTTGCAATAATTGAACGACCTGTAGCAGTCGTAATCTTAAATAGAGGTTTTTCTGTTTCTCTAACATAATGATAAATTACAGAACTTTGTTTAGTAAACCCTGAAATTTTATCTACAATTAATACACTATCTCCAACTTTAATATCGCGAATCTCTTTTTCAGATCCATTCGCCATACGAACCTTTTCTCTTTCCCAAAGACACTGATAAGCATTTCTAGGTGACTGATTATGATGTAGGAGCGGGACATTACTTGCCATTGTGCCTAGAATAGCACAAGGATGAATTTCTACATGAGTATGATCCATTTCTACTTCACGATAGGTTCGAGCAATGTAGAAATTTTCAGATTCACTGGGATCAATATATTCCAACAGACTATGTCCATCAGGAGAGACCCAGTGCATTAAATCATTCCAATCTTTTGCTGTATCCCAGGGAAAGGGAAGTCCCTTGGAAAGAATTTCACGAAGGGCTGGAGCATAATAAACAGGCCGAATCAATCGACCTCCTTCGGTATTAATCCATACTTCGTGATTATCAGGGAAATAAGTAATCTCTGTAAATGGATGAATTCGTCCAGATCGTTTTGCAATCCGAAGCGATTGAACCGCTCTAACAGGATTTGTTTTTAGAATACCAATCCAAGCACCATTAATAAAGACACGAAGATGATTCATACGATCCTCTATGGAAGACTCTCCCAAATGGTAAAGATCTAGTTCATCGTAGAGAATTTTTAGAATAGGAGGAGTTGAAATGGGAAGCGTAGCCGTAGCTGTACTTGCCAAATTCTTTACCACTCCTACACTATGTCCTTCTGGTGTTTCACAGGGATCAATAAATCCATTTTGGCTAGTATGTAACTTACGCGGCGCAATTAGTTTTTCCGTCTGTTTAACGGGTGTGCTGACACGTCTCATATGAGAAATACCAGCCAACTGCGCCATTCGATTCAATACTTGACTAATACCCGTCTTGGTTCCCATTCTACCCACTGGAAAGTTACCAGTCGCCAATGCAGATTTCATACCCACATCTACAATTGTACTCTTCAGAATTTTATACACATTGGATGTGTTAATAATATTTTCAAATTTACCAGTTGATTTCCAGGATCCATTGTGAATTTCTTTCATAATGGTGGATTTCATATCTTTAATTAACTTGGTTCCAAAATAGAATCGAAATAAATTTCCCAGCAAATTTCCTGGAAGTTCCAGTTTCTTATTAGGGTATGCATCTCGATCATCATATGGAATTTTATTATGGTAGACATCCAAGACTTTCTTTGTCATGGCTGCCAGAAAACAGGCCTTTTCGTACATCATACTGGCCCCTCCCACATGGGGAAGAAACTCTTCTGCTAAAATTTCAGAAACGGCCTTTTCGCGTGTAGATCGCACCGAACCAAGGCTCGAGGCGGTCAACGTTTCTCGAATTCCTCCTCCACTCCCCAAATGGCGAGAGAGAAGTTCATGAGAAGATTCTTTCGAAAGAATCTCTCCTGCATCCAAAATACATTCCATCAAAATCATATCATAATCCGTATCTATATTTCCAATAATCATTTCAACAATATCCTTATCAGAAACAACACCTAATGCACGAAACATAATAAAGAGAGGTACTTCCGCTTTGATACGAGGAAGAGTTACTCGAATGTGCTCTGGACCAGTAGGATTTTTGGCATTATAAAGAATCTTGACCGCTACGGAACGAGGGGTTCCTTCGTTGTCAGGTCCAATCGATTTGCATTCAATGACTTCCGCTTCTTTCGTTTTTCCACGGGTGTTTCGAAAGACAAACATGCGATTTTCTGCCATTCGCTCTTGAGTTAGAATGACGCGCTCTCCCCCCTGAATAATGAAATATCCAAAAGGGTCGTATGCACATTCTCCTAGTTCGCGTGGCGTCTTTTCAGGTGATTCACTCAAGAGACAAAACTTGGATCCTACCATCACAGGAATTTTTCCTATCATGACACGAGGCATCGTTCGCTGACTTGCTTGTTTTTCACCCGTTGCAGGATCCAACATCGTGGTTGTTACGTTCAAATCCACATACACCGGCGCCGAATACGTAAAATTACGAAGTCGAGCGTCATTGGGATACATGGGCGTAATTGATCCATTGTTTTCAAAGATTGTAGGCTTTCGAATACTAACATTTTCAAACTTAATAACTACTTTTACTTTTCGAGGCGGCCCCCCTGAAGGACTTACTCCACCAGGAGCTGCTACCGCAGGAGCAGTTCCTGAAGGAGGTGCAGCTGTATCATCTACTGAAATACGAACTGCAGTACCTGCCGTTCCTGCCGCTGCACGTGTAGTTCCAGTTAAGGTCAGATCAGGTGATCCTTCTACCTCAATCGGACAACATCGTAAAATAGTATCCGGTATATCAAATTCAGCAAATCTATCATAACTTGATATCTGGTGATCTACAATATATTTTCCATCGCGTTGCGCAAATAATATATCAAAGATCTTCCGATACGCAAGTTCCATGGTTTTGTTTTTAGTATCGGTTATAAACGGATCCCTCTCTCAATTTTGTACGATAGCTTTAGAAGAGATGGAATCAGATATTAAAGAGGTAAGAGTGACGGGAGATGCCGCTGCTTTTCTAGAACCTTCTAAGAAGCGAACTAGAAAATCAAAAAAGAATGTGGTAGAAGTTGAATCTCTAGATTCTGCACCTGCTAAACCCGTAGCTCCCGTAGCTCCCGTAGCTCCTGTAGCTCCCGTAGCTCCTGTAGCTCCCGTAGCTCCTGTAGCTCCCGTAGCTTCCGTAGCTCCCGTAGCTTCCGTAGCACCTGTAGCACCCAAAGTAACGCTTCTTCCAAAAATTACAAAAGTATCAGAAAAGAAAAAACCTTCCATCACTCTTACACGAAAGAAACGAACGTTCAAGGCAAAGAAGATCAATCTTACCATTGCAGAAGCCGATCCTAAAACAAGAAGGGCGAGAAAACAGATTGCTAAAAAGGTAGCCACGATGGGATTGGAAGAATTACGAAACGAATTAGAAGAGAAAGGACTTCTTAAAAAGGGAAAGAAAGTAATTCCAGAAGAAATGTTACGCTCTATGATGAAGGATGCTTATACTCTTTCGGAAGGGAAATAGAGACCCTAAACAAGAATGTTCAGTCCGACCTTGTTGATAGCCTGTATTCTCTATCTAGGAGGGGTAGGAGTGGTCTTGTACATTCGACCTACCCGTATGTTTCGTCCCGGTGGAGTGTGGCGTGAATTTGGTCTGTCTGACTCCGACCATTCTACTCTCTTTCCTTTTTGGATGTTTGCTCTTGTATGGGCTCTTCTCAGTTATGCGATTGCTACCTGTATCCTGTTAGCAATTCCTCCTCCTCCCACTGAAGGAATTGAAATCTTTTCAGAACCTATGATCGAACCTGTCTCTTCCATCCTTCCTCCTGCTCCTGCTCCTTCTGCTACTCAAGCCGGTTATTACATTTTAAATCCCGATCGTATTAATGCAACCGGTGCAAATTATATTTATTATGGTTCCGAACCTCCTACCCCTCCAGAACTTAATTCCTTCATTCGTAGACGTCGTTAGCATACAGATGACAAGGTTCCTCCTAATACAATTCCAAACATAGAGGCAAACAAGCTATAATATCCATATCCAAGTCCCTCTTTTATTCCTGGTTGATTTATTAACCAAAGAGGGAGCATATTCATAGGAATACTAATTAATCCTGTAAAATGTACAAACAAGAGTGTTACAGTTTGAAGTCCAGCTGCTATTCCAGCATTTGCAAAAATTTGTTTTACATTTTTTACCTTCTTACAGGAATCATTTTGTAAAGCCGTAAATGATGCAGCACATAATACAAATGTCAACGCAATTGTAATAAAAAATGCTATTAGTAAACTATTTAGTGGAAGTCCTTGTATTCCAAATACAGTATTTGCAACCATAAAACATAAAACAGGTGCACATCCAATAAAAAATCCACACGCTATCATGAGCCCAACTAACAATCCCGTGTTCATTCTTCTATGTTTGGTTATTTTCTTTTAGTAAGAATAGAATGGCTGTAAAAAACTTTGAAAGTTGGATCTTGGCCTATAAAGATCGGAAACAACCTACTCTTCGAATGCGACCTACCGACGGTGCTTTATTAGTAGTAGATCCTAAAGAGTCATCTAAAGTTTTTCGTGAATTTCCTGTACGACGGGGAGATGATTTATTGAGTCTCTTACAAACTACAATTCCTCCTGAACTTAACGCTATTCAAACAGCACGAACTGAAAAAATAGAAATTGCAAAAGAAGAAGTTCAACAAATTGAAAAAGAATTACTTACAAAAATAGAAGAACGTCGCGCTATAAAAGATATAGTTCCTCGGATTGCATTAACACGAAAAATAGGTGAATTGCAACAGAATCTAGCAAAGGCATCTTGTAGACTGCAAGATGCAATCGTACCTTCACGATATGCAATGCAAGTAGAGGTTTTGCAAAATGTTCTAGATCCTGATACAAAAAAACTAACCTATAAAATAATAAGTGTGGTTCAATCGTTTCCCTATACATTTGAAGAACGATCCATCCCTATTGCAACGAAAAAGGTTTAATCTTATCTTCTGATTTGTTACAATCTACTTCTTTTGCATCATAGCTAAAACAGGTGCCATTACGATCTTTATATACCAAAGTTCCCGCATTTTCTAAATTAGGAATCTTTTGTATAACCATCGGAGCTGGTTTTAAAATATACACGACGAAAATACCTACCGCTAGGCCGCATAAAAAGGGAAAAAATTCAAGTTTTCCAAAAAACTTCCATACCATTCTCTCTACTACAGTAGAGGCAATATGTTTGATTGGGTGGGCATCATGGAAATACAAGGTATGCCTACACTCATTAGTGTATTATTAGGATTTGGATTAGCAGCTTTATTTCGACCTTTATGCAAGGGCCCCGAATGCTTAATTTTACGCGGTCCTCCTGTGAGTGAAATCAAAGGATCTGCCTTTCAATTTGGAAGCAAGTGTGTAGAGTTTATTCCAAAACCGCAAAAATGTCCTACAGGAGAAAAAGCCAAAGAAATTGTTCAGACTCTTTCTTTTGCGGATTTATCGTAATTGTTAAATCAGGGTACTTCGTAAAATGGACGGTGGAACCCCTCTTTCCAGTCTAGAATCTGGTTCCGTTTCTAACAAAGCGGATGATGCGTTGATGAAACAAATCCTAGCTGAAATGGATCAGGCCGGTGCATCCGTTCAGGGACCTGTCAGTCCTCCCAGGGGGGGCGTTCCTACCTATTCTCCCCACGACGATACCTCCTCAGGGCCCATTCGACCGGGAATGATGCCGCAGATGCCTCAGTACGCTCCTCGGAATGTCTATGCCGACGAACCCGAAGAAATGCCCACCAAACGATATGTCGCCCCTCGTAAAAACTTTGCAAGTGCTATTCTGGATTGGCTCCGTGATCCTCTCTTTATCGGTCTGATGGTCTTTTTCATCTCTCTTCCGGCTCTTCATACCTATGCATCGTCCGTCGCACCCATTTTCTATTCTGTGGGAGGTTCTCTCAGTTGGTTAGGTCTTACTGCAAAAGCATTGCTTGTCGCCGGTGCCTTTATTCTCTTTCGAAGTATCACTTATATAATAGGAGTATGACAACACCCTTTTCAAATATAGGTGCTAAAATTATAAATAAAAATGGATGTGATACATTGGAATGTACCATGGAACCTGGTGCATCTTTAATTACAAATCAAGATTCAATGTGTTATATGGAGGGAGGAATTATAACAAAGGCTACAACTGGATCAAGTGGCATAGGAGGAATGTTTCGACGAGCTATTACGGATTCCAGCTTTTTTCAAAATGCGGTTACAAATGCAGCTTCTATTAAACAAAAAATTGTACTTTCTCCTTTACTGCAAGGATCGATTGTACAAATTGTAATTCAACCAGGAGAGACATGGAGATTTGCGGATAAAACATTTTTAGCCTGTAGTCCTAATTTACAAGTGAGTGGTAATTTGAATATTTTTCGAAATTTTCGAATGAGTCTTGTAAATGGAAACTTTACATATGTTACAATTACAGCTCCTACCGAAGTAGGTGTAGCATGGGTAACTGGATATGGAGGAGTTGAAAAACATGAACTAGTCGTCGGACTAAATTCAATTCCTTTATTAATCAACAATGGATGCTTTTTAGGAATGTTGGATAAAACAAATGCTATAGATTATTGGAAAGATTATACTACTCTAACAACTCCAGGAGGTATCTTCAGTTCTTTTATGACAGATATTGGGTTTGTAATGAAAGTGGGAGAGAAAAATCCATTACAACCTCTCCGAGGTGGTAAAGTTGTTTGTACGGTTTACACTCAAACATTAAATCCTCATGCTTTTGAAAAATATATTGAAGGAATTGCAAAACGTGAAAGTGGAGGTACTTCTGTAAAAGGAGAAGTTGCAGAAGGAGTTGCGACCGGTCTCTTTTCTTTCTTTAGTGGTGGAAGACGAAGAACCCGGCGTATAAATCGCAGGAAGAGATAGAAGGATGAACCTGAAAGAAATGGCAACCCCCCTCCGCGGTGCTTCCTTGGTTGGAGTTCTTGCAGCTATCTATCTTTTTTACAAACATCAGACACTTTATATTGGACTGGGGATTGGAGTCGCGTTAATGGTCTATGCTATTTCCAAACGCAACTTGATTGCTTCGATTTTAGCAGGAACTGTTGTGGCGTTAGTGGTGGCTGAACAGCGGCGTATGGAAGGATTTGATTCTTCTGAATCTGCGATTGAAAAAGCGTTGGCGGCGGTCAAGAAAGAAACTCCTGAGGCCGTTCCTGCACCCAAGAAGGCTGTCCCTCCTCCTCCCGATAATGGATCCCGTGCTGAATTCTTTGAACTGGGTAAAAAATACAAACTCCCCTCCGAAGAAGATGATAAGGGATTTCATCTTGATGCAGGTACTACTTTTATGAATGCGTATAAGAGTCTCAAACCTGATCAGATTGCTGCTATGACCAAGGATACACAGGAATTGATGGATACTCAGAAGCAGTTGATGGCCACTCTTAATACACTCAAACCTTTGATGCAAGACGGTAAGAATATGATGAATACATTTCAGTCCTATTTTGGTGGTGTTCCCACTTCTACTTAATTATACTGTACATTTAGGAAATGAAATGGGCCTGGTTTGTAGGAGTGTTTCTTCTTGCAATTAGTTTATTAGGAGTGCTGAGTCTTCTACAAGGTTCTATTGCAGAGGGATTTGATGCAACTCAAAATCTTAAACTAGATCTTGCAAAAATGGTAAAATCTGTTTCTAGCATTGGAAAAAAAATATTAGATCCAGAGATGTGGAACTATCGAATTCAAATTATGAATTTATCACCGGTAGAACTAGCTCGAAAACAAATTTTATTAAATAATTAATCTTTTACAATAATTTATATTTCTTACAGAGGTATAAATTATAGTTTAATGGTAGAATGAGAGGAAAACGATTGGGACGGATGATAGGGGGTGCGTTACATTCTTCAGATGGAGTGTATCTTGCTCCCTCTACTCTTCTTTTATTACTAGTGTTAGCAGTTGTAGTCGTGGTAGGAGTTGTCTTATATTTCAAACAACAATCCGTTATTATTGTGAAAGATTCTTCCGCGACTCCAACCGTTCTAGACTTCCCTGATCCACGCTTTAGTCCCCTGTCTCCCGAACGATCTTTCTTTACAGGGCCTGATCTTCGAGGCTATCCTTCCCGCCCTGTAGTAGCCGGACTGGGAGCCACCCCTCTTAACGCTCTTACACAAGGAATTGGTGTTCCCGAACAGTATCAACAAATTGGTGTTTTAGCTGCTCCGGGTGGTACCGATACCAGTGCGACTCCCACTCGAACTCTCTTACCCCTCTTTGGCCGTCGTGCTGCTTCCAACCGCGATCGTTGGAATTACTACACCCGTTCCGATGGAATGAATCCTTTGCAAGTTCCAATTCGAAATCGAAACCGACCTTGTGACGATGAGAACGGATGCAATGAAATTTTTGATGGAGATTCTGTTAGCGCTCCTTTGCTAGGTCAGGCCTATACAGCCACCATCTATCGTACGTCTACGCCTCGCTATCTTCCTGGTATTCTGTAGAGATATTATGTCGTGTGCATCAATTGATTGCGGGTTTGCTTGTAATCAAACCCCTCTTCAAATTACTGGTAAATCAGATATATCTGATTTATCCGGTGTACAAATCCAATTACCAACGGGGAATGGAAATGCAACCGCACGATTGTGGGCTACTATTCCAGGAAGCGGTGTTCTGAGTGCTCCTAGTATTGGAAGTGGTGTTTTGATCCAGGAAGCAATTCAAGATACCTTTACCTTTTATGGAATTTCTTACACTAAACTGGAAGTTCGTCTATTCTATGGACAACACGTTCTATTTCCCATCGCGGATGTAAGTGAGCAATGCAATGTTCAATACCTTATACATAATAATAATTATACAGCAGCTCCTTTAGAAGTTTATTGCTTTTTTCAAGATAATATGAATAATACTTTATGTTTGGTATTACCAATTGGTGTTGCAGATGGTACTACAAATGCTGCTCAATATATTAGTGCATTACATTCTACCACAGGATCTCCTCAGCCTCCCCCCCTCTCCACTCTGTTTCAAGATTTATCAGGAGCAAATTCTTCCGCATTTAATGCCAAAAATATGATATTACATTATACTGGTCAAGATATTCGTACATACAGTTCTCTAACTACATGTGATCCAACCTCTTTACACAGCCCCGTACAATATTTGTTTATTATGAATGATGTCAATGGTACTAAAAAAATTAGTAGTACTATTTCATTACAAGTTTATAATGCATTAGTACAAAAACTTGTTGGTTCACAATTGATTAATTATTTACAATTAAATACTGTAATTAAAGGTATTACTTCGGGTGATACTTATAAATTAAGATTTCTTCCATTAAATTCGTTATATATTACAAATGCGATTGGAGGGGGGAATTCAATTAATGTAAATTCATTAAAATGTTATCCTATCAATCCAAAAAAAGATATTAAAAATAAACAAATTTATTTGGATGAAAATGGTCGTCCTACCAATATTCAATGTCCATCGGATGCTTTTACTTTTTTCCAAAATAATGGTGGTAATTACTGTTGCAATGGTACAATTAGTTTATTAACGGGTGTTTGCAGCAATGCATCAAATCCAAATCTATTTTGTGGATTGGACAATAATCCTACCGATCCTGTAACAGGAGCCTCCATTTCTACTTGCGATGCTTTGAAACAACAATTGAATGCAACAACTCTTCCTACTAATTTTGCTACATCTGCTGCAGGAATTGAAACTATCATCGCAATTATAATTGCACTTATATTTGGAGCTGCATTTATATTTTTTGCAAGTAGAAGTTCCTTTGCACAAACTCTTTCTGATGCTGCTGCTGCCGCAACGGGTAGAACCATTGCAACAAATGCTGCCACGAATATTATTCCAAATGTTATTCCAAATGTTGTAGCAGGATCTACTAGTTCTTTGTGGACTCCTCCTGGTGGTTCATGGTGGAATCTTGTACCAATCGCATTGATAATAGGATTTGTTTTATCATCTGTCCTGGCTCTAACATTTATTATATTGTATGCAACTAAAAAATAGAATTTACTTATCTAGAATAGAGATGCAAGATAGATATAGATATTCAATTGGACTTGGACTTTTTCTTTTATTTATTCTGGCTCTACGTCCCAAAGAATTATTTGATGGCTCTCCCCCGCCTCCTCCCTCTACGGTTCAACCGCAAGTCACTCCCTTACCCACCTGGGCTATTGTTCTTATAGTTCTATTCTTTGCAATTTGTTTACTGGTACCCCTTGTTTTACTATTTGTATCCCCCCGTACATTTTTTACATTCATGTTTCTCAATTGGTTATTCTATAAGATATAAGATAGAGGTATGAAGAAAGTATATACATGGATTGGATTGAGTCTCCTTTGCGTTTGTTTACTTTTTTTGATGCACTGGTTGTCTTCCTCTGAAGGATTTCTTTCCAATAGTCAATGTCCTGCTGGATTTACATTCTTTTCTGATTTGAAAGGAGCTAGTTTCTGTTGCAAAGGAAACGTAAAAAATAAACAATGCACCGCTACCGGTACGAATACTTTTTGTGGATTGGCCCCGAACTTACTCGATCCTCGTACCAATATGCCTCTTCCTACCTGTTCTACAATGATGGATGAAATTGCTGCAAGTACATCTGGAAAGTATTGTACTAAAGAAATGCCTAATTATGTAGCACCTGGTCTACAAAGTCCAAATTCTTCTCTAATGGGAGGATGCTCGGTTGCACCGGCCGCAGGAGATGGATCCATCTTCCCATCAGAACCTGGTAAATACCGTTTAGCAAATCCTTACTGTTTAATTTCAGGCGCAACCAATATGCGGTCTCGAATAGATGATGATTTTAGGTTAGACCAACCAAGTTGTGAAACTTTAAAACTAATTGAAACTGTAAAATGCCCCCCTACCTTTTCATCCATGCGTGGTTCAGGAGGATTGATATATTGTGTAAGTTCACAGGCCTATGATCCTACTACTAAATCGAAAGATCCTAGAGATTGTGTACCAGATGAAGTACTTGCTCTTTTTAAAGATGTTAATAACAACCTAATTGGAATGGAAAATGCTAAAAAAATATGTAGCTCCTGTTCCTATTATACAAAACGATATGTTGAAAAGGATACTACTGCTACATGTGAACGTTGATTTACCATCCAAAATACGACAGTTGTCGACGACTAAAGAGATCATACGTTCCTTTTGCAAATGATAGACGTCCTGCTTCCACTTCATCAATTATAAAATCTACAAAATCACTATAGTCAGAACCAAATCGATATCCTCCCACCTTTGCTTGTACTTTTCCTTGCCAATCGTAGAAAGAACATATCTCATTCGTACTATTAAAATAGTAATAATTAGCTATATACGACCAATAGTATTGATCGTTTGTCATCCATTCATCATAATCGTAAAGGCGCATATAATAGCCAAATCCGTGCAATTTTAATTCAGTTGGAATTTGATTCCAAAGTTGCAAAGCAGTGGCATGTTCAGGCGGAGGTGGCGAAAGAGGTGTTAATTCTTGATCTACCACTGGAATCGGAATCTGAAGTGGAATAAACTGCCCATTTATGTAGTTCATTCTACCATGTATATATATGCATATATAATATGAATATATCTATCATTTTTCATCGTGAACATACTTCTATTTATCAATAATTTATTGATAGATGGAATAATTGGTATGCTCTTTATGAGAATCGAACTCATGATCCCTTCTTTACAAGAGAAGTGCTCTACCACTGAGCCAAAAGAGCTAGGGTCACATCTACCCATTCAAGAAAGTGAAAAAATCGTACACATTTTACCTCAAGACTTCTATCTTTTCATCCATCTCTGGACCAAATCGGGCAAATTCATCCGAACCCGTCTCCTCAGAGGGTCGAAAGGAATACGACCTTGTTTCGGGAGTTCCTTCAGGCCTTGCACGATCCGTAGGATAGGAATCGGGAGCGGGGGCCGGATCCAGTTGATCCTTTGCCAAATTAGTCTCATGAAATGAATTCATCCAATCCATCGAACTCACCAGTGCCATATTTCGTGAAAAAAGAATTACCGCCACTGCCACCGTAGCAGCAATTCCAAGTGCAGGACTCTTTGTAAATGTATAAATAACACCCACCACTAAAATAATTTTTGTAATAGGAGAGGATAGTAGAAGAACTAAAGAAGGAGGGAGACGGAGGGAGCCTGAAACTAAGGTGGCGCTCACCGCCAATAATGCAATCACTCCTACAAGTTCACCTTGCTTCATTCTATTCTATTTATAGATGGGATCTTATTCGTCCGCTAAGAAATCCAAAGGAGCGGATGCTTTTTCTTCATCACTCTCCTCTTCTTTCTTTTTCTTCGGCTCTAACCCTTGATCCCATATAGTTACTTGATATCCGCAACTTTTATAAAATTTTCTACGTCTCGCCAATTGTCCATTGCAACAAATATGCGCCACATCCAACACATCTAAGATTAAAGGTGCACATTTACGTTCCTCTGGTTTCTGTCTCAAAATACGTCCAATCGATTGTTCAATGTTTGATTTAGGGGTTGCCAATAGAATTGTATTCAAGGTAGGAATGTTCATCCCTTCCGCTGCCATGGCAAACGTGCCGAGAACGACACGACACAAAGCACTTTTATTCAATTCTGCCTGTTTCATCCCTCCTACATAATGTCCAATACTGGTAATTCCATGGGTTAATAAATTAGTTTTAAAATCATCTAGATGCTCTCGTCGATCACTTAAAATCAACGTTTGACGATATTCCTCCTTTACAATCGGAGCTACCCATTCAGACAAAAGTTTAGTACGTTCTTTATCTTCTGCAATCACATTCAATAATCGAGCCCGAACGACTTCTCCTTTCCAATTTAATGGAGTTTCTCCATGCACATCATCGGTGGTTGTATATCGGAAGACACGGACCGCCACGCTCACATCGGCTTCACGCCGTTTTACTTGGTAGAGAATGGGACCCAGATACCATTCAAAGACACGTCGTAATCCATCCGCACGATCAGGCGTAGCCGACAACCCTAACCGATGCTTAGTACCGACTTGTTGGAGGGCCTTCGAGAAATGCTCCGCTCCCAAATGGTGACATTCGTCAAAGATCGTAAAACCAAATCCACGAAAAGTAGAAGCTACATACGTTCTGGAACAAAGAGTCTGAATCATGGCAATCGAGCAATCATACTCGGAACCAATTTCACATTTCTCTCCTTGAATCTTTCCAATTCGAATCCCTGGTACACTGCTTTCCAATTCTTCTTTCCATTGCGCCATTAAGAATTCCTTGTGGACAATCACTAGAAATCGTTTACCAAGTTCTACAGCAAAGGCAATCGCACATTTGGTTTTACCATAGCCACAAGGGACTGAAATAATTCCATTGTACTCTCCTTTCTTGACCGCTTCCTGAATAGGTAACTGCTCTGGACGAAGAGTGCAAACAAATTTTAATTCGCTACGAAGAGAATCTCCTTCAGGCCTTGTATCCGATGCAGGGGCTCCGTATTTGGTAATGCCCCACAGAGGGGGGACATACCAACGAGTAGCTGATTCCATGTAAAGGGTGAAAGGAGAAGCTCCTGCTGCATATTGAGGAGCTACTACCGGTAACACTGTTAACTCCTTTTGCAATTCTTTGAATTGTACAGCAGATAAAGCTGATTTTAGGACACTATATCCTTTTACAGTAAGGATAGTCGTCATTCTACTTAAAAAGGGGAAGGAAGACTTAGATGGGCGTCATTTTTATTAATCGTTTAACGGCGATACTTTCGTGTGTTTCTGCGGTGCCGTTTTCGTAATTCTTCATTATTTAGTTTAGAAGATGGTGGTGTTTGTGGTGGTGTATAATTATTCAATGAATAGGGATCTACACCTCCTAAATTATTTTCAGTTATATTAGTTAGATTAGTTAATTTATCTAAATCTTGGAAATAAGTTCTACCTTCATATGTAACAAGTAGTGGATCTGGTAGTGGACTAGAAAACAATTTTTTTAAATCAGAACCAAATTCACTTGCAATTTCCGGATAAATACTTTTTTCAGATGTTTTAAAAATAATGGCTGGTAAAAGAGTTAAACTCATTAATTCAGTTCGTTCTCCCACTTTACGTTTAAACATTAAATCATCTAATGTAGTTGGTATTTCATCGTACATTCTTGATTTAACTTCTTTTTCCCTACAAACTGCAAGAAGTTTTAAAAGACTTTCAAATCCATATGCATATACAATTGAAGCATGTTTTGAACCATTTTTATTCGTCCAAGGGGCTACAATTTTTTTAATAAGTAAATCATCTGTTAACACTTTTATTAATTCATCTATATCTTCATTTACATCATTTGCGTTAAAAGTTCTAAATTGTTTAATAGAAGAAACATTTCTAATTCCTGCAAAATGAGGATCGAACCCAAATATTTCTTCTATAAATTCACGAATTGCAGTATGCTTAGATGTTTTATCAGTTGCATCTCTTCCTCCCCCAATTCCTGACATAATTAATTTAGGTTCCCATTTTCCATCCTTATTTTTTCTTTTTTTAAGTGAAACTCCTGATAAAATATGTGTACCATTTGTAAATAATATACTTGCATTGTCCCAAATCTCAGGGATCTTTACTGCTGCACCCGCTGCGAACATCTCTACTAATGCTGACGATAGAACTTACGTGACTTTCGTCCCCCTCCTACACGAGCAACAACGGGGTTGTACAGTTGGTATGCATTGGCCACACCTTGAGGAAGAGACCAGGTGGAGGGAGATTGGGAAAATCCGGCGGAAGGATTGGCATAGACGGGGAGTTCGGAACCGGATCGAGAGGAGCAGGAGGCACCGGTGTAGGTGCTGCCCCCTCCGCCGCGATGTTTCCTACGAGTTCCACCCACCATCCCTGCTCGAAGAGAGGGGGCACATTCGTTGGGACCAATCAGCGCTCCTACATTGGGTCCCCCCCCTCCCACACTCACTCCAGGATCAGTTTCATATCCTCCCTTTCCTGAAATACCATACATTAAGTTGCTCATAGACCCGACGGGAGCGTAAGAGAGACCACCTCCTTTCTGCACTCCGCAACCGCAGCCACCTCCTCGCATCTTCCTGCGAAGACGTTCCAGACGCCGACGCCTCGCACCCCCCGCCATAGGGGTCTGCGCCAACGCCGGGTTGGGTTGATTTACCAACATGCCATTCCTTGCATAGGCCAGGCCCTGTTCGGGCTGCCATTGGATGGTTTCACGAGGGGCCATAAATCCGGCAGGAGGGAAGAAGCTGGTGGGATTGGTGGAAAACCCACCGCCTCGTAACGCGCATCGTTTGCGTGTTACATTGCGTCGCTCTCGGTTCATCATTCCTACTGATACATCTGAAAAAAATGATATAATTAATTTAATTTCGTACACTTGTAAAATGACGATGGAGGTTCTTATGTTGATTGCACTGATTGGACTTTGTGTGTGGGGGGTTCTAGTAATTACTGCAAGACCCCTCCCTCCTCCTCCTCATTGCCATCATAAAATGGATGTACGCACTCTAACATGTTTGTATTGTGGTGTATATGCACCGTATGGATATGAAGAGAATGGAAATATTCTTACTGAAGAGTGGCCAACAGAGGAATTCTTTGATTAAACTTTAATAAAATTGAAACTGCATTTTTTATAAAAGAATAAGATACTTTTGGAAAAACATGTCGCACACTCCCCCCCGTAAGAGCGGCAAACATTTTCTTCGTCGTCGGAGGCATTTCCGTCAACCGACACGACCTTTCCGGTCAAATCCTATCCAGCGCATGAACGTGTGCACAAGAGTGTGCCCTTCCGCTCCCTCTCGCAGGAGAAGGCCCAAGAGATCTCTTGTGGCCAACCCATGCAACCTCATGAGCGCTTTTGATCGAGTCGCAGATCTTGGAGGAAGTAGCCTTCAAGAATTGCGACGCTCCGCATTTGCTGCAAAAAATGCCCATATGTCAATGTGGAGCATTGCATCTTTGGTAGCAGCGCTTCCTTTTTGATTAAAATTGATGCTTCTTTCTATACTATAGAAAACATACAACACAATGGATTCAGTCTTTCCTCCACCGCATCCCAAGGAGCCACCTCCTGAGTATTATACGGGGGGACCCACGGTGAACCCTCCTGCGTATTATACGGAGGGACCCACGGTGAACCCTCCATTTGAAGAGTGGACCCCCCCTCGAGCCGATCGGCCTGAGGCCAAGTTCTCTCCCATAGAGACCCCTCTCCCCAAACCTCGGGCTGAGAACCCTCCTTGGGCTCCAGGCCGTCGGCTTTCTCCTGAGAAGGCGGACAATGATGCGGCCGTTCTTGCTGCGGCTGGACTCGTCCCCGTCATCCTCCAAGACCCTCCTTCTGTCGTGCGAAAACTGCACCTGGAACAAGGACCTTGCATGAAAGCTACGGCGGCGGCCGCGCCGCCTACAGCGGCTGCTGCTGCTGCTGCCGACACGTCCATGGAGGTTGAATAATTTGAAAAAGAAAGTAACTTCTTTTTAAAGTACTTCCACAATTTCCCATTTCTTAAATCGTTCATGCCAGTGGCAACGAACTGAAAAGGTATCTGAAGTTTTTACACGCAAGGCTCGACTGACCCCCAAAGATTGAACACAAGCAATTCCTTCTGATTCAATAGACCCTTCTTTTGAAACGGAATAGACATCAGGACCTCGTGAAGGTTCACGAGTGGCTACCCAGCTCACCTCTTTGGGTGGTTTTTCGGACTCTACCATCAAGATCAATCGTTTTTGCCTCGCTTGGTTAGGAATTAATTCAAGTATCCTACCTTCTAATGGTGGAACAATAGCACTTAACGACGTGTAAGAGGCGATGGAAATCTTTTTCCCTTGCAACTCTGTATCCACTCTCCACTCTTTCAAAAAATCATTCAAATAATTCCAACGAGTTTTAAATACCTCTGTACTCCATACATCCTTCCCTTTCCAAACTAATACATCCTCTAACACCAATGAATCCTCAACTTCATAGGCTAGAAAGACTGTAATTCCATCTTCATAAAAAGAATCTTCTAACCGAAGTCGAATGGGTGTGATGGATCCCATGGAATGAAAGTGAGCCGGTTCAGAAGGGGTGGTGATCACGAAGAGTCCTGAAAGGATCCCACGTGGTCGAGTTCCAGCGTAAAAGGTTCGAGTGCTGACAAAGGAAGCATCCGTCGGTTGCCATTGGCGATGAGGTCGCCACGGAAGTTGAAAAGATTCCATTTAGAAAACTCTAGGTGAATTGGTTTAAGCGGCTGTCTTTTTAGACAAATGATAAACAAACGTATCCTCTCCTGTCTGAACAAATCCATATTTTATATACCAAGAACGAACAGAAGGTTCCTTCACAGCTGTTAAATAAATTGTAGAACAATTGTTTAACACCGTGTTGAGAAGGAGACTTCCTATTCCTTGATTTTGAAACGATGGATGAATAAAAATATATTCAAGAGTTTTGCCCTGAACAAGAGTGGCCCCCACTAATACATCCTCTACCCAATATCCCGCACTGGCAGTAGGATGTCGATATTTCCACGACTTTACAAAGTTTGCATCTTCGTGGCACAAAAATGTATTATGAAATAATTGTTTTACTACATGATACTCCAGAGATGTTAGAGGTTTGAGCATTCTCTACTTTAGAGAGCAGAATACGCCGTTCCTTCTACGGATCCATCAAATGCAAAAATACCCTTCATAAATTCACCCGCATTTTGAGCCGTTTCACTACTGTAACCAATTGCAGAATTACCTCCAGGACTGCTCACATGACTTCCCATACCAGAGGCGGCAATGTAGCCATCAGTAGCAGGAGCTCTCATTTCAAAGGCTCCTTCGGGGTGACGCATAGTATCTCCAAATTCAGCTGGTTCATAGGCGGGACCAGCATGGGGATCTTTCGGCCCTGGTGGACTGTAGCGATAGGCAGGAGCGGTAGCTTGGACAGGATCCGTGGAGCGGAGATCTTCTTCTGTTTGTCCAGGGACGGAAGGATAGCCTCCAGCAGAATCTCGGGAGCCACTCGGTGGCTCATACTCCGGCCCCTCCAAAGGAGACTCCAGTCCTCCTTCTTCATCCATCCGCAACAAAGGGGCGGAGGTAGTGTAAGAGTCGATCATTGTTTCTGAAGTAGGTTGACTATAAATAGTACGACCAATATGATACGCAAAGAAAAGAGCAATTCCTGTAAGGACGAGGACCACCAACCAAGCTACAGAAATCCGGGGGATGGCCATACAAGTTACTAATCACAGATGCGTTTTTTACGAAAGAGTTAAAAACTCATAAATAAGAAATGGAAGATACAATTACAAAACACACGATTGAAATAGATACAACTTCCCTTACAAGTCTGACAGAAACTCTATCGACTGTGACGGAATTGAATTTGCTGAACGTGTCCCCTTCTGTACAAACCGAACTCCTGAAGGCGGCTTTGAAGCAGAGTTGTTCGTATGTAGATCCCGCCGATGTCGTTCTATCGGTAGAACCCGTGGAACCGGTAGAACCCGTGGAACCGGTAGAACCCGTGGAACCGGTAGAACCCGTGGAACCCGTGGAACCGGTAGAGATTGTTGCACCGGTAGAACCAGTAGAAGTGGTGAAACAGGAAGAGCAGGTGAAGCCTGTAGTTCCGGCACCAGTTCCCTCTCACAAACCGTGGTTATGCTACTGTCAATAGGGCAACCGAGTGATGCAGCAAGAGCTAATTTTTCTTTATAATTTTCAGAAGACATTCGAATTTGTAGAAAAGATTCTTCTATAGATTGGTAGTCTCCATGATCTAGAATAATCTCTTCCCACGCATCGTCTACAATTGCAGGAGGTGCAGCTCGTTTTATTGGTGTACAAAGTTCAATATGAGGTAGTTCCTGAAGAACTTTTCGTTGTTCCGCCTTCCATTCTTTTGTACTTAAATAGAAAAATCCTATACACATTTCCCATTTATATACCCTTCTAACATGTCTATTTTCCAGTTCGAGGGGGGTGGATGATTTCCAAGTAATACTAATTTCTTTCATGTTATACTATACTATAAATGGTAGTTTAAGCACCTAAAAAATTGGTCCATTCTTTCGTAAATAGAGGGGTATTAAAAAATGTCCACTCCTTGCATTGTATTGCAACAGAAAGGGACAATTCGTCAGACGACGATTGAAAGTATAGAGGATGGTGAAATTGCAAAAGTATTGCGACGGGCGCAACTACCAGAAAAAATTGGAGAATGGAAATCTGAAGAGATGAATTATGCAATTTATGGATATACAAAGGGAAGAACTGGAAGTGAAACAAAACACGTTCTACCACCTCCTTATGATGAAACTGAATTATTTGGAGATATTTTAATTGTTATTACTACGGACGATGGAGCACTTCATGCATGTACTTCCAAGATGTGGGCAACTTTTCTAGAAAAGCAAAAAGAAGAGGAGGAAGAAGAAGAGGAAGAGGAAGAGGAAGATTCTGAATCTGAAAAAGAGGAAGAGGAGGAGGAAGTGGTTGAAGAAAAGGAAGAGGAGGTGGAAGTTCCAGTGGAAGAGGAGGAAGAGGAGGAGGAAGCTCCACGACGTCGTCCTCCACCACGCAGTAAAAAACCGAACCGACGCCTTCCAGCCTTCTTTGCCTTATCAGAATTGGAAACGGATACTAGTGCAGAGGTAGAACACCCTCTTCGAGATGGTATTCGTAGTGCAATTGCTGTTAAATTATCTATACTAACTTCTTCAGATCAATCGAATTTGGAAAAGGGAATCTTTCGATCTACATTGGAAACATGCCGAATGCAGCATTGTTGGCGACGATGGGAGAATCCTGAATTTCAGGCTCATTATCAAGTCATTGCTCGTCGAACTATTACAAACCTTGATCCATCTAGTTATGTAAAAAATACAGATCTTCTTGCCGCTGTTCTTTCCAAAAGTATTAGTATTCATGAAGTCCCCTTTCTTCCTATGACTGAACTCTTTCCAGCCAAATGGAAGGCTATGGTGGAACAGCAAATAAAACAAGAAATTCGTACACTAGAGGGAGACAAAGATATGGCTTCCAACATGTTCAAGTGCAAGGCCTGTGGCAAATCGCAGACAACTTATTATGAATTGCAGACTCGTTCTGCAGATGAACCGATGACAATTTTCATCCGTTGCATCCCTTGTGGGAAACAATGGCGACAGTAGAAATCCATCCCTACGGGATGGATTTCTACTATTGAGCCCATGAAATCCTCCAAAGGAGGATTTCATGGGCGAGGCAGTAAAGGAATAGAAGGAATGCATCGTCTTCCTTTGCTATCGAGCCCATGAAATCCTCCAATGGAGGATTTCATGGACGAGGCAATGATGAAGCTTCCCTACTTTTTAAATACCGCGAATGACAATGGTAGGAGGAGTGGATTCACTTCTCTCCTCTGCAGATTCTTCCTCCACTGTAGGAGGGTTTGTAAGTTCCAATACTTTTGCAGTTGTCACTTCTTTTACTCTTGCGTCCAGATCTTCCATCACTAATGTTTTTAGCAATCCTTTCTTTCGTTGGATCATATGAACAGCTTCTTCCGCAACTCTAACAAATCTTGAATTACGATCTATATGCACAATTGTATGTTCCAACCCATTTACGATAGCAGGTTTCTTAAGATCTGTTTTCTTTTCAAAAGTAGTTTGAAATTGTTTTAGAACACAGGCCAAGACGGGAGGAGATTGTTCAATTAATCGATTCATTTCATTTTGCATCATTTTCAGAAAGGGCATAGCATCAATCCGTTCGTTCGGGTGTAGTTTCATTTGAAATTCTATGTTTCGTTGAAAATTACCCCAATTCACAGCAGCCGTATTATGCATTTCACAGGATTGTGCATATTGAAAAAAGGTATCTAATGTTCCTATGACTCCAACAATAATGCTAATAGATCCAATCACCATTTGAGCTGTAGTTTTGGATTCACTATTATCTCCAAATAGAGATCCCAGACCAAAACTAGCAGTTCCTGTAAGAGTGCTTAAAATAATAGCAGGGATTTTCATTCGAAGATTATTGACCGATTGTAGTTGTCGTGATCGTTCGTGCATCCATTGGTAACAGGCACCGTGATCGGCCCATTCTGCAGCTAATGTTTCTAATTCAATTGTCCATCCATTGTGAAATTTTTTACCAGCTTTTCCTTCATTCTTAGAACTAATTACACCATTTTGATTTATGGTAATACCTGGTGTATCCGCTTTTGGTTGTGCAGCTACAATTGGTTCGCTCATTCCTACTTAGTCTTAGAAATTTTTACATCCTTCCAATGTTTAATGAGAGAGCGAACCCGTGAAAGATTGTCAGGAAGCGGTACCCAATCACTTTCATCTGACATCGTACGAACTCTATTTGTGGGAGAAGCTTCACTTTCTGACCAGCGTATTGGTATAGGAACTACCAGAGTGATCGACATAATATCATTTGTAAATCGAAGAGGCTTTCTCATTTTGTGTATAAGATCTATTGTGTATGGTAAAGTATCAATTTTTTAATAGAATTGAATTCATAGGATGATTTCAATTCTAACTTATAATATTCATGGTCTTCCTTGGTCCGTTGATAATACACTTCCGATTGCACGTTGGAGTGGTGGAGAGGGTACCAATCTTCTCTGTTTTCAAGAAGTGTTTACCGAATCTCGCCAAACAACATTAAAACGAATCTTAGAAGAACATGATTATACAGTTTATTTTCCAAATGATGCTATTGAAAGTGTTGTACCCAGTGGATTGTGCATCGCTCTTCAAAATAAATCTCTGTGGAAAATGATAACTCTGCGTTTTACACCTTTTTTTAATTATAGTTACTGGGATACTTTTGCAAACAAAGGATTCTTTTCAATCTGTTTACAACATAAAGATGGTTTACAAATTCGTATTCTGAATACACATATGCAAAGTGATTGGGAACTACCGTATTATTCGGGAACCTATTATACAAATCGTATAAGAACTTTACAATTGGAAGAGATGGTGAAAGAATATGGGACTTCCAAGACTCTAACATTGATTGTAGGTGATTTAAATCAGGCAGGATTGATGCATCCACGGGTTAAAAATATATGTTGCAAAGAAGGGGATGCTATTACTACTTTTCCTTCTACGGGCCATAATGTAGATCATGTAGCGTGTATTATTGGAACCGGATTAACACCAGTTTTAAAAAACATTCATATTGGGAATGAAGTTTCTTGGAGCGATCACAGCCCACTGGTGGTGGGCTTAGATCCTAGGCACTGATTCTGCTGCAACAATTCCAGCGGCAGCCATGGCCGCCGCTTGAGCTTCAATCTTCGCCATCGTGGCGGGGAGTTCGTCCTCTACTTTTTTCAAGTAGTTAATGTGGGCGACAATTTGTTCGGGAGACCACGTTACCCATGGACTAACCGCTTTAGAAGCAGCCACGGCTGCTTCCAGACGGAGGGTAGCCTCCTCTTCAGCAGCTTCAGCGCCGGGTTTGTGTGCGATACACGCTTGGTGCGCCGCACTGAGCGCTTCAGCGGCATCCTTGACGTCCTGTTGGGCGGTTTTCACGGGTGCTGCTGCGGTCGCCATTTTGTTTTTATTACATGTTTCTTATATTTACAAAAATAGTATCAATTTTATTAATTTAAAAACTTATTACATGTTTTTTATATTTAAAAAAACAGGGTTCAATAACATTTTAAATGAGAATAAAAGTGCCCAAAGGAGCAAAACTGCTTTTAAAAAGAAAACACAGCTGCAATAATAGCAGCAGTACGTGCTTCCAATCGTTCTTGATAGGCTGCCTTCCGCTCTTCTTTACGATGTTTTTTTCCAATTGATCGAGCTGCCTGAGTATATACAGACTCAGGAGAATCAGAATCCGAATCAGAGTCCTCAAGATCAGAGGCCTCGGATTCCAACTCAATTTCCCAATTGCAGACCGTAGGAACGGTAAGAGAGATTTCAGCAGGGTAGCCCAAATGGCGAAGGGTCGCTACCATTCGCTCAAGGGTTTCACGAAAATCGCGTTCAATTATGCGTTTTTCACGAATTTCTTTATTATAGGCTCTCACGTCTGCTCTCGCAAATCGTGGAAGGCGTGGCATTGGGGTATTAAATATTTGTAAATTATACTAAACTATATCAATTTTTTTAAACTTAAGTAGAATGCTTTATGAGATAGCTGCAAGTATTTTATTAATTAGTATTGTTTCATATTTAATTTTGAAACAAGTTAAACCTCTAACAGGTCAGTTGGATGCCTTGGCTAGACGCAACCAATTTTGCACTGTATTGGAAACAATTCCCTATACTATTTCTGGAAAAGAAGTAGTATTCGAAATTATGGATGAATCGTGTGAGAGTGGGATGCCTCATACAACCAATCCAACTACGATTCGCTTTCCTCACTCTCTTTGGAAACAGAGAGATTCAGAACGATTCAAACAAGTTTTACGACATGAGATGATTCATTTATTGCAACGACAATCTCCGACGGCCTGGAGGGTGCACTACAAACGATGGGGCTATACCATTCAAAAAGATCCACCTGCAGGGATTCCTATTGGCATAGTGGAACGAGTTCGATACAACCCCGACATTGCCGATGCTCCCTGGGCTATTTTTGAAGATCGCTATGTCACCGTGGCCTGTTATAAATCTATTACCAATCCTCAATTGCGAGAAACAGAAATTGTGATATGGGATTTGGAAGTGGGGAAGCAGATTGAAAAAATGCCAGAGTCGTGGCCCTGGGGAGGATTTCACCAAGCGGAGCATCCTCATGAATTATCGGCTGAAATGGGGGCTGATTTGAAAAATACACCGTATGTCCCAGAGGGGTTTAGGGATTTTTTAAAAGTCAATGTTTGAAAACGCCTTGAATGCTTCTGCAAAGGGGGTTCCCGTCTTCAGCGCATTGCAGCTGGAGAGAAAAGCGGCCCATTCTTCTGCAGGACGGCCAATCTCACTATCCACGATTTCGAGAAGGTTTACGCGACCGTAGATCGGGTCATAGTGGTTCGGAAGCGCACCGAGTTCATCGACCGAAAACACCGTCGTGGTGTTTTCGGGAATCACCATGGTGTTTTCGGGAATCGCCGTGGTGTCTTCGGGAACGTCGTCCGCGTATTCGTTAAAGTACCGACAGTTTGGGTAGTAATATACTGTCACTTCAATCGCACGAAGTTCTTTGTTACATGAAATACAGACCGTGGCGGTGTGCGCATTGCATCCAACCTGTCTTTCTCCCTCTGTGCAGTGACAGGTTATGCATTTTATTCGAGAAGACTCAAAGTATGTACGCCATACCATGAAGATACGGTTGTCCTCAGCAGCAGCAGCTGCTGCAGGGGCGGAAGGAGACGCGGTTGCGAGAGGAAGCGCGGTTGCGCTCGTAGGCGCGGTTGCGCTCGTAGGCGCGGTTGCGGGAGGAGACGCGGTTGCGCTCGTAGGCGC